GGTGATTTTCCAAACTCGGTTGTTTATTTCTACACCTTCAACCCATTCACAGATACCGCCAAATACACCTTCAAGTCCTAAGCCGCAAACATACTTTGAACTTTCGTTTTTAGTATCCACACCTCCGGTAGCGTTGCTGCTTCCCGTTGTTGCAACTGGGCTACTTCCTGCTCCACCGGGTCCTAATACGCCTTGTAGGTTACGTGTTTTGTACTTAGCATACAACATCATAGCAATCACACAATGTTGTTGAAAATCTATCACCTGGAAACCGGTACCACGTGCTTTTGCGTAACTTCTGAAATCAGATAATGATACGTTCGTCGTAGGAGTAACATCACTCCAGCTATATAGTCTATTTGAAGACACATATCCTTTATATGCTCCAACAAGAGATTGCGGGACATGAATGTAAGTACCGTCGATATCATGATCAGCAAAATGATAAAGAAATCTATTATCATCCACCTTATACCACTTATACCAAAATTCTAAGAAAACGACCATCACATCACCTTCTTCTCCGGTAAGAACAGCCGGACTGCCATCAAAATATAAGTTACTGTCGTTATCATCTAATCTACATACAAAAACTTCTCCTCCTCCCATAGCGCTCTTGCAAAGAACTCTATAGAAGCCACTGGTAATCAACCTATATAAAAAATCGAAGTCTTCGCTTATTGTTATATTAGCAGGATCTGATACAGATTTATCAAAAACTATAAAATTATCAGTAGGGAGACCGCCCCCCCCCTATTTTGTTAAAAAATCTTCTTCTCATGATTGTCTTATTTTGGGATAAAGATAACTTTTAATTTATAAACATGAATAATATGATTTTCGTATAATAGATCTATCTTTGTCAGGATATTAATTAACTACAAAATTATTTATATTATGGCAGAATCGAAAATAGGTTTTGTAACCTTCAATCCGGGATCAGGTGACGGTGATCAGGCAGTCACCGTATCAAGTGAAAAATACGAAGGTCGTGTACAGCGCACGCAACAAGTAGAATTTGGTGCCGAATCAGGCGGTGTTAAGAAAACTGCTACCATCAACCAAGCTGCGGCAACTGAGTTTGTAAAAATAGATCCTACTGCATCCGTAGGGGAAGGAGGTGGTACTGTAACGATCAAAGGTACAAGTAACTCAACTAAATTAACGTTCTCCTTAACTCCGGACAAGACTCATCCTCTGACGTTGGAAATACCTGTCAGTTATCAGGCGGCAGGCAAGGCTACCAGCAACGGCGCTGTTATTGCCGACGACCCTGGTGCAACAGGGGGCTTTGATTTCAGTATCGTATTCTCCGGTATTGCAGCGAACACTAAGATAAACGATCTGGTAAATACTCTTAAGGTTACGGCCGCTGGTGGTCAGACAGCTAATACGGTTATTACCCAGACAGCAGGTGATCCGTTCTTGGAAATAGACAAGGAGGTAATCAACTTGGATGCAAACGGTACTCCTCAGACTATCAATGTTAATGCTAACATCAAGTGGACTATCACACAAGCTGTTTCTAAGTTGGTAAGGACAGTAATGAAGTGATGTGATTATTCACGTCTGTATTGCTTATAAAAAACAAAAAGGGACGTCTATTTGGCGTCCCTTTTTTCTATGCATTGTATATAGTATTTATCTTTTTGCCTACTGACAAAAATCTTTTTGAAAATCATCTGTTTCCTGATATGGACTCTTTTCCCGTCATCTAATTCTCTCCAAATTTCATTAAAAATCGAATCTATTAACTCCATAACCTTCTTATCGGAAACGAGATTCTTTCTACCGGGGCTAACCCATCCATCATCAGTCATCTTACCGGCTATCCTATTAGCTATTCTACTTAATTCACGTGGGGTGCTCATTTCAATCTGTTTTTAAATATTCTACCTTTTTCACACTGAAGTATGCAGTCTCTCATGGGATGATCTTGTTCGTGATCGTCACACATCGGAAATTCTTTTCCATAGGGGAAAGCAATGTGCGGGCACTGCGCCCTGAACGCATCCCAGGCCGACTTCCTCACAGCCTCAGCTCCGGCACGCACGCCTTTCTCTCTTTCCTTGGCCGGGTCAGCATACACGTTTGAAATAGCTCTTTTCTTCCAAGTAAGCATATTGTAGTAAAACTTATCCACCAGTTTCCTACCCACTACATCAAACTTCTGTCTATGAATTAAAGGTGCGACCTTAACGACGTTCTTCCTATTTTTACTGACATCGACATAAATCAGCCCGGCATAAGACGGAACTTCACTTACGTCAATCATATTAGGCGGACAGGCGTAGTAGAAATAGTTTGGAGGATAGCTTATGACACCACCTACCTTAATAATGCCGTCTTTAAGAACCTTATGTTTTTTATCCTTTTTGAAGTCGTTAAAGAAATCTTGTTTAGACATCTTGACCTCTACTTCATAAGCGTACAATGATCTTGTTATGGCCAGGAAGTCAGATTCCCAATCATATATATGGAGATTGTTAATAACATACATCGGATTACTTAACAGATCCCTATTAAGGATCTTAAGCATTTGTTGCTCTGGGTAGTTCATTTTTTATTTTTATAATTTAATGTTTGAGAATGACAATTAGGGCATAATATTTGCAAATTTTCTATCCTGTTGTCACTTTTTATACCATTTATATGGTGAAGCTGTAATGATATATCCTTTTCCATCCATTTTGAAATACCACATATGTCACATTTTCGCTCCTTTAATCCCTCTTTTATTAATCTTCTTCTAAGACAATCAGTATTTAAATAATTTGAATTTTCAACAAGTATCTCATTAAGCGGTCTATTTATCCTAAATATTGACAATTCTTTAGATTTATAAAAATGAGAGGTATCTATTTTAAAAATAATAAATTTATGATATAACGTTTTTATATTTCCAGAATTAGGATACAATCCAAGAGCTCTACATACATCTGAATATGTATGAACATTCCTTACTATACCTTCAAGCAATTCTTTTGTATATAAAATTCTTCTCATGTTATATTAATTTAGAGGCCGATGGCGGGATCGAACCGCCATAAAAGGTTTTGCGGACCTCCGGCTAAACCATTCACCCAATCGGCCATATTGTAGCCCAACCGGGAGTCGAACCCGGAACTAAAGTTTAGGAAACTTTTGTTATATCCGTTTAACTACCAGGCTATTTGATGTTTGCTATGTTCACACACCACAAACACTGAGATAATTAACATTTCCACAAAAACTTAATCGTTATCCAAGGAGGATTCGAACCTCCGCTAACAGAACCAAAATCTGTTGTGCTACCACTACACCATTGGACAGTGGTCCCGGAGGGATTTGAACCCACGATCTTGCGGTTATGAGCCGCCTGCTTTCACCACTAAGCTACAGGACCTTAAAAATATGCAGGAGCCTTCACAGACGCCTGCATATAACAGCTAAATATTAACCAATAATTATCCTAAAAACTCTCTCAACGCAAAGTTAAGTCCTAACCTAAAATATGGCAAGCATTAAAATATAAAAAGAATTAAAATACCTACTTCTTTTTCTTCTTCTTTTTAGTGTCTTTTACTTTTTCAGCTTCGTTTTCTGGCTCCACTATATCACCGGCCTCTTCCTGAACTACATCCGTCTCAGGAATAACATCAGACTTAAATTCATTATTTTCATCAGTCTTCTCCGGCTCAGCCACATCTTTATCTGTCTCCCCATCTTTATCCAATTCCGGTTCAGCGACATCATTTTTGTCTTTACCTATTATACCTATCTGATATCCTCTTAATTCTACTTGCATCGATTTCAGTTTCGATTCTAACTCCTGTATTGTTTTAGCTCCAATCGAAACCTCATTTTCCAAATCTCCGATTCTGATCCTGGCCTCAATCAATTCATTTGATTTCTTTTTTAAGTCAGATGAGATATAGTTTTTCTTCTCTTCCAAGTTTTTGATTTTGTAATTAGCCTCATCAAGATCAGACTTAGCTTTGTCAAGATCAGCATTGATAGCGTCAAATTCTTCTGTTTTCTTCTTGACGCTTTTTATCAGTTTTTTCTGATTTTCCTTCAAGGAGTCAATTTTTTCCTTAGACGTAGAAAGATCTTTGCCAATAGATAAAATCTCTTTATCCTTTGAAGCGATATCTGACTTAAGTTCGGAAAGCCTTTCCTTGTAAAAATCAGCCTTATCCTGTATTTCCTCAATTTCTTTTGCAAGATTTTCGGATTTAATAGCTTTCTCCTTGTACATTGAAAGCTTACTGTCTGTGATGAATGTAAAACCTAACATGCTCATTTTCAAAATATTTAAATATTACTTAACTCCGGAACTACCAAGACCTTTTTCTCCACGTTCATTTCCATCTTCTACCTCAATATCTGTCACTTCTTCCAATACCATTTTGTACTGAGGAATGATTTCCATCTGAGCTATTCGATCGTTTTTATGGATTACGGTCGGTTTTTTATTGACTTTAGTAAGATTGACCATATACTCTCCTTTGTAAGTAAATTCGCATTTACCGGGCGCGTTAGTAACTACCACTCCCTCGTCAAAAGAGAATCCTGATCTTCCTTCTACATTCACACACCACCCTTCTGGTATATTCAACTTGAATCCTGTTCCGATTCTAACAGAATAACCTTGATATAATGTGATTGATTCAAAATCGGAAGGAACATCTATTTCCACTCCCATGTCATTCATCATCTTCACCACTCTATATGCACGAATATCACAACATGCATCACCATCATGTTTGTATTCAGGTGCAACGACATCAGGATACAGCTTCTTAACACCTACCTGAACAGTCTTCTGGTACCCTGGAGTCAAATACGATTCAGGTATTTTATTAACGACCTTATCTTCTTTTTTATGTTTGTTGTTCTTTTCAGAAACAGTATCCTTCTTGTTATCTTCTTTTTCAGAAAGAAGTCTTTCAATGTCTTCTAACTTATCCATATCTATATTTTTATAGTACAATAAACAATACCTCCTTTTTTTATGTCCTTAGTTGATTCATAGCACTCACGAAAAGTACTTATGTCTGCATCATTAGGATCATCGACCCACTCATCTCCTTGCTTATATTTTTCTCTGGTTTCTGAGTAGATCATACATAATTTATCCCCATGCTTCGCCATAATCCTTTCTTCTGTCACTTTCCTACGAAGTTTAATAAGGGGAAATCTTGTAACTATTTCTACCATCATTCTACACAATCTTTAAAAGCCCAAGAGATGTTATTCTCCTGGGCTGATGTTTATATTAAAATGGAAGGTCATCTTCTTCCATAGGAGGGAAGTTCGGCATCTGTGCTTGCGGCTGTGGCTGTGGCTGCGTCTGATGCTGAGGCTTGGTGCTCCTTGTGGTAGGTGCCGGGGCCGGGGCAGCAGGCTGAGCCGGTGCCTGATACTGTGCTGGCTGTTGAGCAGGTTGTTGGTAATTCTGATACGGAATAGCACTCGGAACAGACTGAGGTTGTTGAACCTGTTGAGGCGCGGCCGGCTGCTGGGTATAAGTCTGAGGAGCTGCCGGCTCTTGCTGAGCATTTCCTCCTATCCCTAATTTAGCCATTATACCGGCTCTGATGTCTTTAATAGAAGCATTGAACCTGTTTGAATATTCAGTAATCTTTTGATAAGTAAAGTTGTTTTGAGCTGAATAATCGAGGCTTTTCTTGCCATCAAATCCTGTAACTTCAACAGGATCAGGCCAACCATTTACGCCTTTTTTATAATAACGTTCAACAAGCTGATCTTTTTCTCCGTCTACTCCAGCATACGCAATAATAAGTTCTGAAGAACCAAATTCATTATCTTTCTTCTTCTTAAAGACATTGAAATAAATTTCACGACTGAAATCGATGTTTTCGTAGTATTTTACAAAGCTCTTAACAAAGCCCTTGATATTTCCTTTTTGATTTACGAGAGGTATGGAAATACAATAGTTTTCATTAAGCTCGTAATCTTTCAACACGATAAGGAAATTAGTAGCAGTATTTCCATTAGAGAAAGTACTTGTCTTTAACCCGATGTAGTTGATGTACCCAACTATTCCATTATAATACTCTTTCCAGTATCCTGCCGGCTGACCGCTATTAGGATTTATGTGCTGAACAAAACCTTCTTTCGGTTCGTTACTTTTTTCATACAAGTTACCATCCGAATTAATATACAGATAATAAGTTGTACCAAAACTTCTGTTTTCTCTAAAAGCCATATTATTGTTTTTTTTATAGATTATACAATGTTTGATTTAAGACGTATGTTGATTCGTATTTAGGATTGAACATTTTTATCATCTTATACTGATCAGACCAATCCATAATAACATCTCCTTTTATAAGAGATTTTACGGATGAAAGTATATTTTCCTTACCGATAGAAAAGCTAAAACACGGACCTTCAAGCGCATTTAAAGGCATTGATTCCATTATCCTTTTTCTATTTCCAAAATCCTCAGACATTACCGTTATACCGTTTTCTTCATCTACCTTGACATTAACAACATTATTCACTAAAGTCATAGAATTAAGAACAGATATAAACAAATCCCTATCGAACTTGACACTCGACGATTTTTCGAATTTATTACATACGTATTCGTAGTTAGGATACTGTTGTTCTACGTTCATATCCGATATAATCACATTATCAAAGCATAAGAACGTCCTAACGCCATCTGTGGAAATACTGATCTCCGTATCTTTATCAGACAGAAAGCAATACAAGATAGAAGCCGCGACCTCACTTAGCATAATTGACCTTTCTTCTAATGCATTAGCACATTCTTTCCTATTTATAAACAGACGGAACATATCAGTAGAAACAATGTCAATATAGTCCTTCTTCACATTAAGAAGAATCGAGCATATAGCCGGTCTAAATTCATCCGATCCAACAAACGCAAAAGATCTTTTCATAGACTGAATGAAAGACGAACTCATAACACGAATGCCATCACCTACAGGATAAAAGAAATCAGGGAAAGCCTTATCCTCAATCCAAGTAGAAGAAAAAGATCCTCTATCGTATTTAAAAACGATACTGTAATCGTTTTTAATCTCTATCTCTATATCCTGGTTATGATTTTTAAAAAATGAAATAAGAGTCCCGGCATCTACTAAAATAGTAAACTTCTGGTCACAAGAAATATCAGTATTCACATCGAAAATATCATCCGTATATGTTATACGTTCGTTCATGGCTTGTATCCGGATATGATCAAAATATAAAGTAATTTTTATATTCGATGTGACACAATCCTTTAAGACCTTATCAAACATCTTTGAAATATTTGAAAGCTTCTCATTCATTAGTATGCCAGGAACTCTTACTTTCATTTTTAAAACTTACGATTATGATTATATAACACTGCAAATGTATTATTTTAAAATCTAACTTTAAATTAATTGGATTTAAAATGATTTAAAATAGATTAAATACTTCTTCTTGTCGCTTCTGCTATCAGCATTGCATCAACTATACCGTCATGAGCGGTCTTACATCTTTCGTTTTTAACAAACGTATCGTTTGGCCACAGCCTTTTAGCGCAAGCCAATGACGTTTTCTTAGTATTTACCTTACTGGCTTCCATGACCTTATCAGAATGTGTCCAAACCAATTTCTGCCATGTTTTAGGGGCTATGAAATTAACGGAGCAACTTATGTCCGGAAATGCCATGCAGAGAGACAGGAACAGCCCATGCAGTTCGCCTTTGTTCTCCATGAGGGAGGCTGTAGAGGACGTGCTGACCCCGTACAGGGCGTGGACGTCCTCTATGACAAACACTACCCTATCAGGATTGTTTTCTACGATCGTATCCCGGCAAAAAACATATTCTTTAGTCAAGTCTACCGGTCCTGAAATTGCTATTCTTGGAGTGGAGATTCTCGATATTAGTTTGCTGTCCTGATCGATGCAGGCTATGGCTCCATCTTTTCCTGGATCTGCTGCTATATATAACACCATAACGCACTAATTTAAATTCATGTCAATTTTGCCAATGCTGTCATCATCTTCAAAACCTCCATTGTCCGTAAGTTCGTAATCAATAGCCACAGCACCGTTACCAAGAATGTAAAAGCCTTTAAACATCTTTCCTATTTCAATAGGATACACTACATTTACGTCCCTTCCAATATCCTCAAACGGCATAGCGATATCTTCTGTTTTAGCTTCCTTTTGTTTTGCTAATACACCAACGGGTATATTTTTACCTTTTATAGATGCGTGTGTAACCATATACAGAATATTGTTATTGACAAACGCCCTATCACTACTTACCTTATCCAAGCTGACATATATAATATGTTTTATAAAACTATTGATATCTCCACATATGTTAATAGCTTCTACTTCTTTAGGAATAACGACTTCCACTTCTTCTGGTTTTATATTTTTCTTTTTCATTGAATTAATCTTTTTGTGTTTTGTTTCACTTCTTCAATAAGATCCTGATCTTTCATCATCTCTTGCTTAAGTTCCTCATTCTCCTTAATTCTTTTCACCCTATCGGCAAGAATCTTTTTGTATTTCTTATCCGAGATCTTTATAAACCAAGGACAGTTCCTTGATGGAATCCTTTTACATGGGTAATCAGTGAGACCGTTCGGTCCAAACTGCTCACATCTGTTACATTTTTCTTCTCCTGTCATTACATTATATTTTAGGAAAACATTCTTCAAGTTCTCTATAAGAACATTCTACGACAACAGAATCTCCTTTAGGGAGAAATACCAAGATAGAATCGATAGAAAAAACGCTATCTACTTTTCTTACAAGTTGGCCATGTTTGTAAGAAGACATGACCAACCTAATTCCATACGCATCTGAATAAGATCCTTTCCTACATGGAAGTATATTTTCAACAACATAATCAAAACCTCCGACATTAACTTCATCGCCGGCATTGATTTCCATGATAGGAACCATCTTAACCCTTCTATCTATGCTTATTTTCATTTCGCAACCTCAAATTTTATTTGATCCTTCGGTTCATAATTCCATACCTCAAAATCATCAGCCACAAAATCATAAAATCCTTTCCCTTCCATACGAGACGAGATAGTAACCTGTGGAACCGGGCCGAATAGGGATCGACGAAGGAGCTCGTTTGCCTGCTCTTCGTGCCGGTCATATACGTGCATATCTTGAATGAAGTGCGTAAAAATAGCCGGCCTTAACCCGGCGTCGTGAGCGAACATCATCATAAGTGCAGCGTACTGTGCTACATTCCATAGGCCGGCAACAATAGCATCCTGGCTGCGCTGGTAAAGAGTCATATATAACTCATCTCCTTTAACAGATAAATTGACCTGAAACGCACATTCTTGAAGAGGTTTTAGTCCATTGGTTTCAGGATCGAACATAGATGCTACTATTCTTCTTGATGAACGATCATTCTTTAGTGACCAAAGAATGAAGTCTGTTTGGTTAAGAAAACCGTAAAGACCATCATGGATGTCTATCATACCCTCTGGAGCTTTACCGGTACCCATATAAACATGTCTGTTCACCATATCTCCATAACATCCTTCGATCTTTCCATTATTATCAGCCCACTGATCCCATATATGAAGACCAAGATCTTTAATATCTACCGATCTTTTTTGAAAAATCCATAAAATTTCCTTTATGGCATTTTTTAGATTAGTGGGTCTAAGTGAACCAAGAGGAAATTCCCGACGAAGATCGTACTGGTTGCATACTTGCAGGATACGCTTCACCTTGACGCCTGTCCCATCACAGTAGACCGGTCGCTTTACCTCTTCCCATGGCTGGCTCATTATAAGAGCCAAATTGTCTTGAAATATTTTATCTACTCTTGACATGTTTATATTTTTTTAACCAACTACCATCCAGTCATCAGCCAACATATCTGATTGCGAAGCTAACCATCCATTTACAATATTATCGTTAGCATCTTTCATGCACAGATAAGAACAGAATTTAATCATGTTGGTTTCATCTATGTCATAATAATCGTTTACGTATTTTTTAAACGAATCCGGTAATGACTTTACTCTATTAACTATCGTATCAGTAGACAACCAATCTTCCGGGCGCTGAAAGACAAACATTCCCTTACCGTTCCATCCTGAACGTGCAATTAACTTACCTTCTTTTACTGCCTCTAAAGCTTCTCCAAATTTCATAACTGTATTTTTTTATAAATTAAACTCTTCAAAATCTATTTCAGATCCGGTTGACAAATTGATCATTGACTTCTCAAGTTCTTCCATTGGAATAGGATCAACAATTCCATCGTTTGAAAGTGTTTTCTTGTAGAAGTCGTTTACCACCGGATCGCTTGTTTTTATTGTCTTAGGAATAGGTTGACGAAGATACATTCCTTCAAGCGATTTTACTCTTGAAAGAGCTGTATATAACTGACCTGTTTCGAAAGAGTTGGATACGTCCATCATCGCCGCATCTAAAGTTAGGCCCTGGCATTTATGGATAGTTATGGAGTAACCGATTTTTATCGGATACTGAGTAATAGATCCAATTACCTCAGACTCCACTTTATACCCGTTTCTGACGTATTTTACTTTATCGAACGAACACGGTGTAATAATAACCTTAGTATGTTCTTCATCTTTAGGACGATCAAGAACGACTTCGATCTCTCCATTCTTAATAGAAGACACAACTCCAAGAGAACCATTGACATACTCTCCTCCGTTTCTAGTGATCATAACCCTGGAACCTTCTTTTATAAGAAGCGTCTTTTCAACAGGAGCTTCTTTAGGATAATCACCTTTTATAATAGCTTCGAATTTTCTTAATGATCCAGGAACAGAATTTATTCTCATTTCATTAATAGCTGTAGCCTTAGCGTTGGTTGTAACGATCTCAACATACCCGGCACTATTTTCAGGCTGAATACATCTGCTATTTAACGTACTAAACACATCATCGTCCATCTGACCATCACGAACCTTATTAAGGATGCTGATAAATTTCTCATCTTTCTGACGATATATTTTTTCAAAAGACACCATTTCCATACCAGAAGCCATAAGAGACTTCGAACTAAAGAAATAAGATGTATCGTATATGTCTCTAAAAAAATCTTCTTTGATTACAGGTGGTAACTGAAATAAGTCTCCTACCATAATAAGTTTCACGCCGCCAAACGGATCCTTGTCGCCTCTTGCACGACGAAGAATGTCCGCAACATTATCAAGAAGATCAGGACGAACCATAGAAATCTCGTCTATGATAAGATATTTTATATTCTGTAAAATATTTTCGGATTCTCCTCTGAACTTGTTTTCACAATTGTCCATAAACTTGCCATTCCTTATCTCTGGAATGTAAGGTTGCATACCGATTCTGAAAAAAGAATGAATGGTTTGGCCGCCTGCATTAACAGCAGCAATACCGGTAGGAGCGACAACAACCGCATTTTTTAATGCCGGTATAACACGTTTAAGGAAGTACGTTTTTCCTGTACCTCCTTTTCCCGTAATAAACAGCGGTTTAGGTGACTTACAAATAGACTTAATAGCCTTTCCCTGGGCGACATTACCTTCGGACATAACTGAACGAAGAACGCATTCCATTAGTTTTTTGTTGTAACTTATAGCCATATTTTTCTGATTTTTTCTACAAAACAAAAGTATGAAAATAAGATAAAACATAAAACATAAAATGAATTAATTGGAATTAAAAAGAAATAATAAATTAGATAAGTGGCTTTGTGGAAGACAGTAATGTAGTTTCGTATTGATACAGTTATGGCATAGTAGTGGCTAACGGGTTTTTCCGTCAACATCCTACGAGATTATCGTTTTTCGGCTCTGTCGGCGACCACTAAGAACAGACCCTCTCTCAAGTACCAAACATTACAATGATGAATACAGAGATGAAGGATAAAGATAGGTATCATTATAGAATGATAGCTCTTCTAATGGTATATCCTTGAATACGGATTCACCATCTAATTCTTTATCATTATCTACTGTTGTACCAGTTGTACCAATATTAGGTAATGATTGGATAGATATATCCATATTCTCTATCTTTTCCTTAAACTGTTCTGCCTTAACATACGTATAGATATCTTCGCTTACCGATCCAACCGCTTTAGCCATCTCGCCGGCGAACTCAGCATACATATCCCGTACCTCATTAAAACCTGCCTTTTTGTCAGGAGCGGTATTGTTATAGGTTTTCATTCTCCTACTTACCCTACCGCAGACCCCGGCAACGGACGTCCCCACCTCAGCACAGCAGGCTTCCGCATCAGCCATGCCTGCCTTTACTGTGGCTACCTTCTCCTTACTCCATCCACTAACCTTGTCGTATGATTGTTTAAGACAGTTTAAGAACATGTCCATTCTTCGCTTCTTATCTTCTGCTATGATAGCGCGATAGTACTTTCTTACAATCTGGTTTTGTGTACTTCGCTCATATCCGTCCCAGAAGTCTTTGTGCGCTTCTTTAGCCATAACAGAAGCCAATGATCTTGCTTCTTCTTCTTTTGTCTTTTTACGATCTATGCCAAGGATCTCCCCATCTTCGGAAACAACTTCTTCTGCGTTTAGGAAACGTAGGATATGAGTATTGTCTTTTAAGAAGAAATTGAAATCGTCTTTCTTACTCACTTTTTCTTTTTCTCCTTTCTCTATATCCTTCTCTCCAAAATACCATCTGTTTGTTGCTCCTTTTTTATACAAGGTCCAGGTATTTGCTATTTGCCAGAAAACTGCCCCGTGCCTATATACCGGAATCAGCTTACCTATTGGGTAGTTATGTTCGTTTGCTTCAATGTAAGCACGAGGATTATCTACGTATGTTATAAATTGTACGTTTTCGAACCTTTTTACGAGCTTGTCTTGTATCGCCATACCGACAATCTCTTTCGCTTTTGTTAGTCCTACATTCAAGTACAAGGCAATTGTTTTGTTACTTATCGTCGAATCAATTAATCCATAATACGAGTGGCTTCCGTCTACGACCTCCGCCTGAGAGTTTGTCTCTCCACTGTTCAGTACAGACTCATTGTTCCTGACTAAATTAACAAACATCGCCTCTCTTATCCTGTCAAGGACCTTTTCATGGTTTGTTATTTCATTTTTCCTTATCTTAATTAAAATCCTATTCTTTGGAAGACTCACTTTTCCACATCCGAGAGTAAGTTGTACGCCATTAACACGATACCTTCTTGCAACGAACGTACTATCCGTCATACGGAACAGTTCGTCAAACATCGGATGTCCTGTCATGTTCTTGAATTTCGAATACCCGATCCCAAGCTTATGAAGAAGATCTTTCTGGTTTTTGAATCTTATTCTCGAATCCCGGCGGGAGATTTTTATCATACAGTATAAAGCGTACAGTTCCATGAACAGCGAATCTGATGACCACTGTTCCAAAAGTCTGAGACTTATGTTAATATTTCTACCTAATTGTAGCTTCATAAACTGTAATAAAAAAAAATCGGATGGATTTTTGGGGATATCCATCCGATTCAGGTCTTTTTTTTTCGTCCGGAAAACACCAAAATCCCGTTACAAATTTGAATAAATCCAAGTAGAAAAACAACAAGACACTTAATATTTTATATTCTTGTCGTTTTATTTGAATTTACTTCAAATATGTAACGTGCTACAAATGTAGAAAAAAAATTCAAGAATCAAACAACAAGAACTTATTTTTTTTAATGTTACAGTGCAAATATCGGGACAAATTCTGAATCCATTGTCACAAAATACGTTAATTTTAAATTTATAAATCTTTAATCCTTATCTTTGTATCAAAACGATAATCTCATGAAAGAAAGTGATAATAAAGATGTTAGTAATAGAGCTTATAGGCTTTTAGTACCTTATTCCAATACGGTAGATATGGCGAAGAAGATACTTCTGTTTTATAACGGATACTTAATGGCTTCCGGCAATGAGAAGAATGTCATAGATGCGAGGCATTTAAATCTTCTTGCCTATTATTTTGTGTTTGGATATTCGTATGAGACGAAGAAGAAGTTTTCTCATTGTTTCAGTACCGATCTTCAATATGTATCGGTTTTGGATACGGAGATGAAGAAGCGTGGTATTTTGATTGACCGTGAAGGGAATTACAGGACCAGGTGTTTGTGCCCGGATATAGAGAACATGCGCCGTCTTTTTGTATTGGAGGGTTCCAGAGATCAATGTGCGTTGGTTTCTTTATTTTACAGAAAGAAAACTTTTGAAGCCGATGGCGAAGAATAATTTCCCTATATCATTTGAGTCACATATTATAGATGATGTGATGGATAAGACCGGGGGCGTTTACGACCGAAACCAAATACGTGACGTTTTCAGAGCCAGTATTTCTTATGCCAATAACTTATGTACGTACACAGATAACGTGTCTGTATCGTTCCCGTATGTGGGTGATATGGTTTGTAACCTTCATGAGATGGAGAGGCGAAAAAACAACCTTGAGCGTCTTAAATCCAAGGTAGAAAAATTATCTAAGTATCAGGAAAAAGAACTTCAGTGCCTTGATATTAAGATAAGGATGATAAAGGATGCTTATGATTCAGGTGAGATAAAAGGTGGGGATATGTTGATAAAACACAACAAATTATCTATCTTTAAATCTCGTAAGGGTCATAGTTTTAGTGAAATACAAAATATTCAAGAACAGGAATTTAACAGATAAGTTATGAAAAAGATTTTGCAAGCGGAAGTTATATACGATGCTTTTATGGATACGATATTAAAAAAACTTCCAAGAAAAAAAGAAGATTATCCTGATTGGTACAAGGAACGTCTTGAAAAGTGTGAAGGATGTAAATTCAATACCAAGAACGTCCCTAACTCTATGCTTCCTCTTTCTTTGTACGTAAGCAAGAAAATAGGTAAAAATCGTTGTTCGGTATGTACGTGCTTCATCAAGCAGAAGGCCTGGAGTAAGACAGAGGAGTGTGCGCTTGGGGAGGGGCTTCCGCGTCCTTCGTGGATGGACCGGCAGTATTCTACTGATTTTTATGATGAGAAATCAAGGTGGAACAGATTAGAGCTTATTACAATGGATTCTGATGAGTTTAATGTTATTTCTACAGATGACAAGCAGTATAATATTGACCTGTCTAAAGACGGTAAATCATTTGAAATAATTTTCGAACCAGTAGAGAAAGGAAACAGTATAAGGTTTTCATTCGTTCTTGAGTCGAAGCATGATATGAAGATAACAGCATCAGAGACATCTTGTGGCTGTACGTCTTCTAATTTGAATATCATTGATTCCCGTCACTTTAAGTTCAATATAGAGATACATACAGCAGGATTTGGAATAGGAAGATTCGTAAAACATATGACTGTTCACTATCAAAAAGATGGGTCTCAAAAAGAGGAAAAGATTCCGTTTAATTTTGAAGGTATTATAATCCAAAAAAGTTAAGTGTTATGGGAGGATGTGGTAAAGCAAGGCATTTACAATGCGAAGATAAAAGGAAATCCTTATTTTCTATGTTGCAGGCATCTTGTGATGATCTCCCCGATTATTCGGCCGGAGACATTCTCTATGCTGTACTTAGGTCTTTTGCAAAGAAAAGAGGATTATCTGTTTCTTTTTTAAGGACGTTGACAGACAGCGAGCTTTTTGAAGTGGCTGATTATAATTTATCAATGGAGTTGATGGACGTTATTATTTACGATAAAAAGGTTCTTGATAATGAAGAAGATTGATTTTGATTCAGATATAAAGCATCTTATTTCTTATTACAACCATCTACTGTCTGAGCAGGATAAGGTGGGAGAGGATATGGAAGAGCTAACTAAGGATATTATTAGGAAGAAGGAAGAGGAAAATGATATAGAGTTGGAAGACTTTATTGATTTGGAAGAAAAGTCGTTTATGACCAACTTGTATCAACAAGAGATAATGAAAGTATCTTCTTCTGTCAAGACCGTCTACAGGTTATCTATTAACGCCGGTCATGATCTTAATATAGATAATGACAGCAAGAAGGTTCTTGACATTATAGTAAACGACGGAGAATCGGATTTTATTATGTACGTTGATAATAATACTGATTCTGTTGCGTTCAAGGATGAATTTGTTGAGGAAGGAATAAAAAACATGTGTAAGTATCGTGTTGATCCATCTTCTCTTGAAGAAAGGTTTAATATGCTTAAGTCTCAGTATGAGGCTTTTTTAAAAATAGTTAACAATGAAAGCAAGAAAGCCGACTAACGATGATGTTTCTTACGTAGATCGGAAACTTCTTGTGCTAAGGGATCAGATAGATAAGGCTGAACGTTATCTATCTGAAAATCCTTGGGATAAAATAGAAGATTCCGATAAGAGGGAGAAAGAATTTAGGTTTCAAAAGAGCTTGTCTGATAGCTTAATGCAATGGACTGAATCTTATATTAAGATGTGTGGAATAATGGATGTCTATAATCAGCTTGAGGCTGCCAAAAACAAGAAAAGCCTAAAAGGAGGACAAACAGTATCAGGTATTCAGTCTTTTGTTAAGAATGAAGCTAAGAACAAGCTCGATAAATAGTTTTGTCATGAATATTAACAGTAAAGAACTTTATATAAATATGGGTAACGATATTCCGTTATGGAATGACCTTTATTCTTATGAAGAGCAAGACAATGATGTCAAGCAATTCTGGGAGAATGAGGCTATGAAACTCCTTAACGGTGTTACCATAAATGGGGTATTTATCCATCCTTGGCTATACTGGCATATCAATTTCTGGAAGATGATGATTGACGTAGGAGATGATCGTATTCCTGGAAATTCGCAGCTTCGTGATAATGAATGGATGTTTGCCGAATTTCTAAAGCAGGCTGAAGAAGAGAATAAAGGAATATTCATGTTCGGGTGCCGTCGTTTTGGAAAAGCCCTTCTTGATTCTGAGATACTTTATCTTGAGGACCGGGAAAAGATGATAGGAAATATCGTTGTAGGGGATAAGATATATGACGATAAAGGGAATTTGGTAGAGGTCGTAGGTGTTTATCCCCAAGGAAAAGTAACTACCTACAGAGTCGTATTCGAAGACGGTCGTAACGTTATTTGCTGCGGTAATCATCAATGGCGCGTCAATCATGGCGGAAAATTGCATGTTAGGAGTCTTAGAACCATAGCTGGATTAGATTATAAGAGTATGTCTATTCCGGTAGGTGGGGCCCTGAACTACCCTACGGCAAAGCTGCCGGTTCCGCCGTCGGCCTACGCCTCGATGCTGGCGGCTTATCTCGGTGGCTATGGAGGGGATATGTTTTTTGATAAATACATTTGTAAGAAATTTCTAAGATCGTCCATAGATCAAAAGAAAGATTTTATAGAAAACTTCATTCGTTCTTTCAGAAACGTAGTAACCGGAGAAGAAGAGCTTACGTTGTCTCATATTGACATGGATGTCATAAATTTTGTACAACGTATGTTTTGGGCTTCAGGTTGGTATGCTAAATTGGAGGGGAATAAACTTATACTATCAAGGAATCGTAAGGAATTAAAAATAAGATCCATATCGATATACGGAAAGGAGCATGCCACTTGTATAACCGTTGATAATGACTCTCATTTATTTTTGACCACCAATTACATCGTTACTCACAATACGGCCATAATGAGCTCTCTTCTGGCTCGTAATGCTACAATGACATACAATTTGACACATAATGTTATTGGAGCAAGTAAAGAAGACCTTGCCAATATGGGAGAGTATCTTGAGTTTGGACTTGATAATCTTCCTCATTATCTTACTATAAACAGGACCGGTAACGACTGGACTAAAGAAGTTATTTTAGGTACAAGAAACATCAACAACCAACGTGATGTTCATGCCAGAATAAGAATCACCAACGTTGATGATGGAAAGACGCGAGGCTCATTGAAGACCGCAGGCGGAACTCCATATACGTCTATATATGATGAGGTAGGTAAATTTCCGGTGCTTGGAGCATGGCTTGCCGGTAGGCCGGCGCATATGATGCATGGTAGAATGAGGGGGGTTTGTCTCATGGCGGGTACCGGAGGCAACGTAGAAAAGTCTCAAGATGCACAGAAAATCATGAACTCTCCGGACGAATATGGATTTATTATAATGAATTATGATATTCTAAATAAGAGAGTTATTAAACCAACATGGCGTATATGTAAATCTGGATGCTTTGTTCCGGCCCAGATGTCTCATGCGTATGAAAAGAAAGAAACGACTCTTGATAAGTATCTTGGAGTAGAGAATGCTCCCGGTCTTAAGAAGATAAAAATAAAAGTTTCAGATTTTGATAAAAATACTGGAATAATAAAATCACGTCTTGACGAACTTGTCAAAAAGGATAGAGCTTTATACGTCCAGGAACGAATGGCATTCCCTTTGTCTATAGATGATTGTTTCCTTAATACGAACGTAAATAGGTTCCCTGTAGAAGATGCGTTGAAGCACAAAAGTCGTCTTCTTGAAGAAGGTAGGCCTGGTAAAACAGTAGATATTTATCAAACAGACGGCATGAAGATGGGGTATCATTTTAGTGATAAGCAGCTTGCTGATTATCCGTTTCAAGGTGGAAATATAGATACTCCTGTTGTTATATACGAAGATCCACCAGAAGAAGGAGGTGTTTTTGATTTCACGTATGTGAGTGGGCAAGATCCATATAAATCAGACAAGGCTGATACTGATTCTGTTGGTACGTTTTATGTACTTAAAAGATATGTAAAAATCAATGATCCATTTGCTTATTGCATAGTAGCATCATACGCATCACGTCCTCCATCTTCTGATGATTTTTGTCGTAATTGTGAAATACTTCAAGAAGCGTATGGAGCCAAGTGTCTTATGGAGAATGCCGACCGAATGTATGAACTGTATCTTACGAGACGAAATAAGCAGCTTATGTTGTTGGAAGACGGTGAGCGTCTTGCTGGTAAGATTATCCGTGCCGGCGCCCGTCAGAACAACAAGCTCGGTTTGGCTCCTACGGTTCCCAATCAGCGAATGCTTTTCAATACCGTTATTCAATATTGCTGGGAGGATGTTGTTGTTGGGTATGATGATGATGGTAATGAAATAACACAGAAAGGTATTTACCGTATTCCTGATATAGAGCTTCTTGATGAAATCATAGCTTTTGGCCCTGGGGTCAATACTGACCGTATCATAGCCTTCGGCCACGCTCTTCTTCTGGCTAAGTATTATGATGATATGGGTTACATGCCTGAAAGTACGACTCAGAAGGAGAATCAAAAGAAGAGAGAGCGCAAGAAGATAGAACAGGCCAAAGGATTTACGGTAAGAAGACATAACCCATACAAAATGATGTGACGAGAACAAATTCCTTATCTTTGTGAAAAATAGGATAATAGGATGGAATATTTCAATAGAGATCAGGCTTTTCCGGCCAGAGGAGTATTTTCAGGATTGCCGGTGCAGGCGATACCGACAAAGAGGAAAACCAAGGAGTGGTTTAAAGCTACTATGGATTCTCTTGAATTGATTGGTTTGAAGCAGCTTGATGAGAACCAGAAGTTCAAGGATTTTTATAGGATGATGGAAGGTAAGTTATCCTTTATGGAGCTGAAAGATGTAATTCCTTATCTTAAGGATGTTCAGTCTATAAGGGATAATGTGAATATTCCATCATTCTTACGTCATTATGATATAATAGGTACGATCGTAAATGCTTTTGTAGGATGGTTGGGCAACCTTTCTGACAAGTATAATGTAGTTGGATTGGATGAATCTGAAGTGAATCAGTATTCTGCCACGAAGGAGAATCTTCTTCATAATTACATTAAGGAGGAATTGGACAGAAGGGTTAGGCAAGAGTTGTTAAATAGGGGATTGGATCCAGATTATAATAATTTTGCCAACGAAGAAGAAAAGCAGGCTTATGCTCAACAGATACAAGAAGTGAAAGCATCTATGACCCCTCCTGAGATAGAGAATTTCATGAATACAAAATGGAAGACTGCCGAGGTCATATGGGGTTCTCATACGCTTGAGGCGGACAGGGGGCGTTTTTACATGGATGAGATAGACACCGAGAATTTCATTGACTATCTTCTTACCGGTCGTTGCTTTAGAAATTATCATGTAGGATACGACTATTATAAGCCGGAGAGGTGGTCTCCGTTGAATACGTTTTACTCTAAGACATTAGATAGCAAGTATCCGCAGTACGGTGATTATATTGGTCGTGTTCATTATTATACTGCCAATGATATTATAGTAAGGTGGGGGCATCTTCTTACGGCGAAAGATAAGCAGAAGCTTATAGGGGGTGCTGATAATTTCAATGGTACTTATCATAATGGTGATAATGGAAGCTATGTAAGTTTATCCAAATCGGCGAGTGTAGGGATGTTATATCAGAATAAGGTAATACCTTGGAAAGGATATAATGATTATGCCTCTATAAAAGCTTATGAGGATTATTACGGTATTCCAGCCGGTACATATACCGGATACGATAGTAATGGCAACGAATATCACAGAACCAGATTCATGCCAAATTTAGAGCATGGTAATTACTATAACCGTGCCCAGAGTTTAAGCGACGAACATGTTCGTAGTGATTTGTATCAGGTAACTGAATCATATTGGGTATCCCCGGCTCAGGTGTATGTAATTACCTACCAAACTGAGACCGGATTAGTAACTACCGAAATGGTAACCGACGAGCTTCTTCAAGACTTTTTACAGGAAAATGGTATTAAGAAAATTACCAGGACCATGAGTAAGGGAATGGAGAACCCGGAGATTAATACCTATTTCGTAGATTACGTTCCACAGGTAAGGTATGGGGTTAAGATCAGCGGCGGTGCTCTCGCTCAGGACAACCTGTATCTGGATGGAGAACCTATCGATCACCAGATAAAAGGGGATAGCAACATCTATGACTTTGTTCTACCCGTTGCCGGATATATCGGTACTTCTATGGCTAACAGGATTCAGCCATATCAAATATTTTATAATTTCTCCATAAATCAGATAAACAATATTCTTGAAAAGGAGATCGGTAAATTCTTCTTAGGGGATATTAATCTGGTTCCAAGTGAATATAAGGATTTGGGTGAAGATGTGGCTGATATATGGGCAAACCTTCTTGATGTGGCTAAGTCTGTTGGTGCTCTGACATTAGATACCTCATCTCAAAATACGAAAGGCGGTGTTCCTTTCAACCAGTTTGCCGTCTATGATTTGTCGCAGACAGAGCAGCTTAAAACAAGAATGGAGCTTGCTGAATGGTCGAGGATGAAGTGTTTTGAAATGGTTGGTATCACGCCTCAAGTAATTAACGGTCCCAACAGGTATGAGACCGCCACCGGGGTCCAGCAGGGCGTTACGGCATCTATGTTACAAACACAGAGATACTTTGATAACTTCGGTTACTTCAAGAAACGCGCTCTCGATCTTCATCTGGCTGTTGCTCAACAATGCCAGGAAGAAGGAAAGGATATTTCTGTAATGTACACAAAAAGTGACCTTACCAGAGCGTTTTTATCTATAGGAACCGACGGTCTTAGCCTAAGGCATCTTGGTGTTCAGGCATTATCTAATTCCAAGAAAAGGGATGAGCTTGAGAAATTTAAAACTTTCATGTTGCAGCTAAATACAGCCGGAGGCGATATTTACGATCTTGCATCTATCTTCACATCAGATTCTATGGTAGAGCTTATACAGAATGCAAGGAATACTCGTGCATACAACGAGCGTAAGATGCAGCAGCAACAACAGAATCAGATGCAGCTTAACCAGCAACAGATACAAGCTGAAGCTGCTGAGAAGGATAAGCAACGTCAGCATGAACTTGCTTTGGAAGACAAGAAAGGTCAATACAGGATACTTCAAGAGAAGATCCAGGCGGCAGGCAGGGCAGCAGACGCCAAGAGCGACGCCTCCTCTCTCAACTTCCTGGCTTCTGTTTCGGATCAGACCGTAAGGCAAGCTGATATAGAAAGCAAGGAAAGGATAGAGGATAAGAAGCTCGAAAACGATTCCAAACTTCATGATGATGAAATGAGAATGAAAATGGAAGAGTTAAAATTAAAATCCAAAGAACTTGCCCAACGAGCGAGGGAAGACGCCACCAAAAGGTATGTAGCCGGAATCAATAAGAATTAAGGATTAAATATCCCCAAATTTCATTAGAAAATCTCTAATAAAATTTGGGGATATTTAATTTTTAGTGAAGATTAAACACTTATAAGTTTTTTATCTGAAATATAGGTATTTAAATATTTTTGCAGTATGGGAAAATTAGAAAAAAATGGAATAGTAGAATTGGACGATATTTTTAGTATCGGTCCGGTTGATGATGTTTATAATAGGGAAGAAGATATTCTGCCTATTAATGGTAATGAACCGGCTAAAAAAGATGAGAAGCCTGTAGAAGAAGGTTCTCAAATTAAAGAAGAGCTGGTTGTTGATCCTACTCCTGATCCTAAAGAGAATAAAAAAGGAGGAGAGAATGTAGTTGATGTTAATCAGGATCAGGTAGAGACCCCGGTTGTCAATTACAGAAAAGTATTGGATGCCCTTTCTTCAAGGGGAATCATTCCCGATTTGAAAGATGTGGTGTTTAGCGGTGAAAATGGTGAAGAGATTACTATCAATGATCTTGATTTTAGTAAAGAAGATTCGTTGTGTGACATACTATCTACAGTCCTTGAAAGCCAGAAAGAGGACATTGTTAAGGATAAGATAGATGTTACTTCTGTTTCTGATATTACTAAGAAGCTTATCCAGGCTGATAAGGCCGGCGCTAATATCGTTGATATTCTTAAGCAATATGATACGAATGTCGCTCCGATAGAAAAGCTTGACATTGAAAACAAAGCAGATCAGATAAAGATCGTTCGCCATTATGTTGATCTTCTTGGGTTGCCTAAAGATGAAGCTGATGAGTTTTTCAAAGGCATTATCAATAAAGGAGAAGAGTATGTTGAAGCAAAGGCTATAAAGTACAAGGCTGAGCTTGATAAGAGAATGGATGATATTATCCAGCAACGTACTAAAGAGGCTGCCGAAAAGAAGGCGAAGGATGCAGAAGATTTTAGAAGGTATAAGAAAGACCTTAAGTCTTCTATCCAGGAAAAGTATCAGCTAAATGACACTATGGTATCTAAAGCTCTTGATTTTGCCCTAAAACCTTCTGAATCGAATCCCGGAATTACCAAAGCATTTAATAGGGTAAGGGAGATGATGATGAATCCGGAAGAAGCACCAGATTTGATTATGTTTCTTATGAACCCAGGAGAGTTCATAAAACAGAAGTCGAATCAAGCTGTAGTTGATGAGAAGAAAAAAATTTATAAGCTCATCAGCCATACAAATAAAGACAAGAGGGTGGCTCCGGTAGATGATAAAGGTGATCAAGTTCAAGGTGTGAAGTTCGATGAAATCAGTATAGATTAAAAATTAAAACATTTTTTCGTTCATGGCTAATGTACTTTTAACAAAAAATTTCCCGGCCACCATGAATGGTGACACGGTGATTGGATATACCGACGCTAAAGTCGTTAAGCAAAGTATCGTAGAACACGATCTTAGCTCTTTAGAAGATTGGTACTACGAAGATCCGGATAAGAATCATCTGGGTATGCTTGAGTTGTTTTCTAACATTACAAACTATCCTCTGCCTATGTATATGGGTATGATCAAACAGGATGCTACTATTACCGTAAATGGTATCAATGGTTCATTCCGTTATGATCTTCCGGTATCAGAAACGTATGAGGTGGTTACAGTAGAAGACACGTCTTTGAAATATGCAAAACCTGGTATTGATGAAAGCTTCTTCGAAATTGTGTTGAATGCACAATTTAAACAAGGAGATGTTATTACTTACGATGTGATTAACGGTTGCCAGGCTCTTATCTCTACAGAGCGTCCTCCGAAACAAGAAGGTGAAAACTGGAGATACTGGTGTAAGTTGTGGGGCCGTTCTCGTGCTAAATACTTCCCGAAAGACATGCTTCGTGCCGGTATTAAATACTGGAAGGTAACAAACGTTCTTGGTGAGTTCTCTACTCAGTTCTCTGGCGTAGGAGATGCTTCTAAGGCCGGTTCTATGACTTGTGAATTTACGCTTGGTGGACACCGTGGTGTTGAAGGTGAAACGACTATGTACGCTGGTATTAAGTCTTTGGCTTATGCAGACGAACGTACACAGAATTTCATCGACAAGGCTTACCAGAAAGTTCGTCAGCTTTCTGAAATCAGAGGAGGTGATGCAAGTTATGCTATCATCGGTTCTCGTCTTGGTGACGGAAGCATTGATATGCGTACAGCACGTGTAGCTAATACGGTGTCTTTGTTCTGTTTGGCTGAATTGGCTAAGATGGAAGCATACGAACTTATGTTCATGCGTGGAGGTAGAGTCAAGGGTCATAATGGTGTTTTGATGAAAAACGAAGGTCTGTATCACCAACTGCGTCGTGGTTTCGTTATTTCCTACGCTCGTCCGGGTGGTATCAAGCGTGAACACTTCCTGGCTGCTGCTGACTATATTTTCCGTGGCCGTAGCGATATGCCGATTGAAAATCGTGTAATGAAATTCAAGGTAGGTGCTATGGCTTATAAGAACATCGTTGAAATCTTCCGCGATGAGTTCTTCTCTCAATTAGGTGCCTTGGCTCCGCTTATGGGTACAGAACGTATCATCAATAACCCGGTAACAGGATCAAATGATGCTCTTGAATTAGGAACTGTAAAGATCAAGGGTGTTACTATTCCGGGTATTGGTAAGGTCATTGTAGAACACGAACCTTCTTTGGATTACGTTGATATGGTAGATAGAAGCCAGTTGGTAGACGGTATGACTCCTATCACATCATATTCATGTATTATGGAAGACTTGACCGCTCCTGAATATTCCAATGCATTCGCCGGCATTCCTGCTTCATCTGAAGCTCGTATTGGTAATATCAACAGCAACGTATTCTACGTTAAGCCTGATATCGGTTCTATGTGGTGGGGTTACGAACAAGGTAGATGGTCATCCAGGGTATCGGCTCAAGAAATTGTATCCAGCCATCCTCGTATGTCAGAACAATTCTGGTGCCACTCTGTATCGGCTTGTTGGGTAAAAGACACCAGCCGGTTCGTAACAATTGAATTGTTACCAAGCTCTTTGTAATCATAACTTTTAATATTAACTTGCGGTCGGCTTTAAAACCGGCCGCAAATTTTGTTTTCATAGGATATATAAAAAGATGGGAAAAAAGATTTTTGAAGAAAGCCATGAGTCTAAGAAACTGCTGGCTACCGTAGGAGGAATGAAGATATATTCCGACTCTATTTATGTTATAACAGGTAAGATGGATGAAGAAGCTCCTTCCGGATATCAGGAAAGAGGCATTTCCAAGACTCCTTTCCCTGGAAACAAGACAGTATCTTGTTGTGGATGGGATAAGGATCTTAGGGTGTATGATACCGGTTTCTTTATCAATTCAGCATGTTATAAAGGTTACTCACTTGAAGACAAGAAGAATGAAATGGATATGCGTATTAAGAATATTCGGTATCCGTTTGAAGAAACTGTCAATGAGGACCTGGACCAAAAGAATTTCGATTTCTGGGATTCTTACAGAATTGACTTGTATGATGGTCGTTTGTTCTACACTAATGACGTTCGTGATTTATTTGAGTTGTATATAGCTATTTTGTCCAAGTCTCTTACTCCTAAAGAGGAAGATGGTAATCCGATGTATGTCGAATCTTATTATTGTGTAGAAGACAAGACTACGGCCGTAGATATCAGGAAACAACGTCAGATTGATAAGGCTGATATTTTATATGAGTTCATGAACAAACTGAAAGGATCTGAGGCTGAAAGAAAAAGCATCTACGATCTGCTTTTGTATCTTGACATCATATACAGCGTAGAGCTTGATCAGAGCATGGTTCAATACATATTCACTAATTGGATTGACGCCAAGAATACGAACGTTGATATGTATAAAGAAGCAAGCTCAAGGTTCTTATCTGACGACGAATCTTCTGAGGGAATGCAGGTGATTAAATTCCATCGTATGATCAGGGAAATGATCGAGGGCCTGGCTGTCACCGTCAACACCGACGGACTGTATCTGAATGGCGAGCTCCTGGGCGCCGACGCCATCTCTGCATCTATGGCTCTTGCTTCCAATAAGTCAATGTTAGAAATCAAGTCACGTGTCCTGGAAGCGTATAACGCTTTAAAGAACAAGCATAAAAAAATAGAAGGCACTAAGTCTGACAAGAAGAAAAAGGAAGATGAGAAAGATTTCGATGTTGATCAATACGCTGACAAAAAATAATAATTTATGAGAATCGTTGATTGTTATCTCCGGGCCTTACAGAAGGCTGAAGAAAACATGACCAACGGTGGTATAAAACTTGACAAGGCACGTTTTGTTCAGCTTTTTAATGACGAACAAAACCGCCTTGTTCGTTATATCCTTGATAAGAAAAATGAAGAGGATATACGTTATATCCAAAAGCTGGTTGTGTATTCGAAAGAACTTGATGAGAGAGGAGATAAAGATAATCCGGAAAGCACTTTATTTTCATTGCCTTCTGATTTCTTTTCTTTTTCAAACATATCAGGCGTATTTACCAAAGGTGAATGCACGGTCACTGATTTTACCATGTGGGAGGCTAAGAATGAAAACCCACATGAGCTTCTTGCCGACTTTTTTAACAAACCTGATTTTGATTTCAGGGAAACATTCTATACAATAGGCGAAGATTCGGTAAGGGTGTATAAGTCTGGTTTTGATGTAGACACCGTTTATCTTACATATTACCGCTATCCTAAGGAAGTTGACATCGAAGGATATATTAAATCCGATGGTTCTAATTCAACTGATATAGATCCTGAATTAGATGACAAATTAATCGGTATTATTCTTAACATGATTGAAAAGCAATTTGCTTTGAATGAAAGCGAATACGGACGTTATCAAATAGACTCAAACAACGTCCAATCTCCTTTGTGACAAATAAGAGGCACATCCTAAATTAAGGATTATCAAAAAGCATTAAGAATTAATTAATTCCTAATGCTTTTTGTTGCTTATATGACTATCACTATTTTTGAGACAGATAACAGAATACTAATTTTTAAAATATTATAAGGCTATGGCTATCCATAAACCGTATGACAGACACATTATCTGTCCTCCGCACGCTAAGTTGGCGGACGTAGATTCTTTGTTGCTTAAAGAAGGTCAGATCGCTATCTATGATTTGGATGGTGAGCAGACTAAAGATGGTTTGAAAGCGTTGAAAGACTTGAAAGGATATCGTAAGGACGAACAACGTTTCCAGATCAGAATCGGACGTAATGAGATGGTGAACGACCGTGTATCTGATGATAAATCATTCTCTACACCTACGTTTGCTATTGACGAAATCATAGAAGTGTATGCTTCTGCTCCTAAGAGCAAAGAGATTAAGGTAGACGAAGTTATTTTCGGTTACAACGGAATTGACGACAGTACCGCTATTACAGCAAGAAAAGGCGATCGTATTCCTATCCATATTAAGCTTACAGGACGTTTGTTTGAGCTTCGTGGTTATCCGATGGGTGAGGTAAATATCGATGATTACATCATTTTCGAAAACTGTCCGGGTTGTGAGGATATGTGCTCAGAATGTGATCCTTGCGAAGATGTTGATATTTTGGCTGCTATCTTGAAAACAATCGAACGTATCAAGAATCAGCCGATTGCAGGTGGTGGCAAGGTAGGTGATTTTGTAGAAATCCATCCTATCCATTCTTGCAATGAACTGGAAAAAACTCCGGTGGAAACCGACATGAATTTCTATTGCATGGAAATGTGTGATACCGGTGATGCTTATGCCCTGGCTCAGCTTAAGGCTGCTTATCCAGGTTTGGATATTAAGAGAGTAGGACGTCATCTTTCTACATCCAAATATCAGGTGATGAAAGAAGGCGGTAAGCCTGCTGATTATACTCAAAAGCTGTCTTCTATCATGAAAGGCTGCGAAGAGTGCCCTGACGGATATACTAAGGTAGACGGCGGTTTGATTTATGCCGTAACGTTAGAGGATGATGGTGTTGATCAGTCTACTGTAGTAGAAAGCATTAAGAATGCCGTTAGTAGCACTGCCGAGAAAACAGCAGCCCAAGATGGCGGCGTAGGTATGTACACTGTGGCCGTAAGCAAGAAACTGACGAAGGCTGATATCGATGCATTTGTAGAAACTAATCCGACTGCTACAGTAACGTTCGTTGCTAAAACAGCAGATATGTGTAGCAATCCTGCTGTTACTACCGTTAGCTGGGAAGCATGTGGTTCTTGTAAGATTTCGAAAGAAGCTTATGAAATCACGTTGCCGGACGATGAATGTGGTAACAGTGCTAAAGAAGAATTGCAGGCAGCATTCCCGTATCTGACAATCGAAGATTACGGTACACCTGGTGGATGTCAACACAAATTCAAAACAACGGTCGTTACTAACATGGTTTGCGACGAATGCGATAAAATCTTCAAAGACTTCTTCGTATCTAAAGCTCCCGAATCTTATCGTGGACGCAACTGGAAACGTTTGGGTGCCGTAGCAGAAGATCTGTCCATTATCGCCGATCCGCTTCCTAAGAACTGCAAATGCGGTATCTTGTTCCGTGGTATTGACTACATGATTTCTCCGTCTGACTGTTTGATTGACCGTCTGACATTCCAAGAAGGTTCTGTTCGTATTGCCGTAAATGGAGGTTATCCGGATGAACAGCGCGAGGCTATCAGCACGTACTTCAACCCGATCCATACCGAATACAAACAGCACTGGGCTCCGCGCACTCACCTCGGCGCTGAATTGCTGGATAAAGAACGCGAACAACGTATGTTCTTCGACTTCCGTAAGACTCACCAGGAACTTATGGAACGGATGTTTACCAACGAAGAAACTCGCTTAGACCTGTTGGCTCCGTATGCTGATTATTCAGTAACGCTGAAGCCGGCACGTTACTCTAACGGCTTCGGTAGGGTAATTGATGATCACATCACAGTACACTTCCATGTACCGTATGGCGCTCACGAAGGTATTCAAGACCTTATGGACTTGTTAGCTGCTTCGGCAAATATCAAGCCCTGCAAGATTTGATTTTCCTTTTTTCTATATATCCCAAGGGGGAGGAGGCTGGTCCTCCACCCCCTTTTTTGTAATAAAATAATTTGAAATAGATCGATTTCATATGAATGGCGTGGATTCTTTAGTCGGTGCCTTAGGTAGGGGCATTGACAAAATAACCAACATAGTTGGAAAATGGGGTTCCTCCCAACCGGTAGATGACAGCAAATCCGGTATAAAAATAGGGGACAAAATCTACCAAGTGGTTGTGTCCTTAAATGGCTGTTATTGGTATCTTGACGAAGAAGGCAAGAAGCATCCTGTTTCTGGTATTCCTGCTACAACAGAATGGGAGTGGATTAACATAGCTGAGAAAGTTATCAAAGATTTCAAAACTTGCTACCGTACACCTGGTGGAAAGGTTGAAGTATGGAGTTGGTATCTTCTTAACGATCAGATGGATGTTCTTAAAGAAACCCATAGAATTACCGACAGTACCGATATGGATAATCCGGTAGGTAAGGTTCTTGCTAAAATACCGGACGAGTGGGTTATGATCGACTGTGATCTTCCTGATATGACAGAACGCGACATTACGTTCGTCAACAGATGTTATAAAACTCCGGATGGTAAGGTTGAAATAGAAGGATTAGAAGCCATAGATGATAAGATAAATATCAGGGAATCTATTTATACTGTTATTCAATCAACTGACGATAATTTTCCTTCCGGGCATGTTTTTAGGCTAATTCCAGAAAATTGGGTTAGAATGGTTTGTGACTTTCCTGACATGACAGAGCGAGACGTAACTTACGTTCTTGAATGTTACACTACTAAAAAAGGAAAAGTGCAAGTAGAAGGTTTGGTAGCCATAGATAATATTCTTGGGACCAGGGAAGAGGTTTATACTGTCCTTCAGTCTACCGATCCTGATATTAAGGTAGGGGCCGTGCTGGATTCCATTCCCGAAGATTGGGTGAGGATGGTATGTGATTTTCCTGACATGACGGACCGGGAAATTGTTGAAGTAGACGAATGCTACAAGACGGATGGTGGTAAGGTCAATATAAAAGGTTATCAAGCTATTGATGCCGTTCTTGGTGTAAGGGAACAGTATTATTATATTGTTAAGACAACAGATGATGCTTATCCTCAGTGGACGAGAATAGATAAGATACCTAACGAATGGACGAAAACCGAATGCGACTTCCCTGATCTTACAGAAAGACATATTATGTCCGTAGATGAATGTTATACTACTCCTGGTGGTAAAATACATCTTGGTGGATACAGGTCGGTAGATAGCATAATAGGTGTCCGGGACGAGTATCTTATTGTCTTAGAAACGACCGACCCTGATATACAAAGAGGCGCCACATTCAGCAAGATACAAGAAGGATGGCAACGTATTGTCTGTGATTTCCCTAATGCTACTACATCCGACACTGAAATAGTAGAAAACTGTTATAAGACGGGAAAAGGTAAGGTTCAGATCCGGACATACATGACAATGGACGGATACGGAAATACAAGGGAATTGAGACATATGGTGCTTAAAACAACCGATCCTGATTACAATATCGGATCTAATATTGATCAGATACCGGTAGGTTGGTTAAGTATCGAGTGCGATTTTGCGTCTGCTACACAACGTCATATAAGACAGGTGAAAAACTGCTACGTTTCTGATGCAGGGAGCATTTACGTTGAGGGAGAAATCGTTTACGACAATGACCTTGACGTGGACAAGATGGAGCTGACGGTCATGGAAAGCACTGACCCGGCGATAGCCGTAGGGACGGAGCTGGCGGCTATTCCCTCTGGCTACGTGAGAACAGTTTGTAGATGTAATTGTTGCAACCACTAAATCTTATTATTATGAGCTGTAACGAATATTTTTTAGTAACACTGGAGTCTAAACCGACTCCAGTTCGTCATAAATATACGAATTTAACAGACGAATGGTATGGTCCTGATGGTGTTAAGTACGAAGATCCTGATACGATAGCCAAAATCGAAGAACAAGCTACAGATAAGAATCGTATAGGGGATAACACCTTATATCAGAAACTTATTGAAATACATTCTCAAGGAGAGTCAATAAAATCAGACATCGGAGACATAGGTCAGGTATTAGATTACATAAATGGGGAGGAAGTGTAATGGGAACCATATCAGATAAGTTAATGAGGGTCATAAATACCAAGGAGGATATAAGGCAAGCCCTTATATCCAAAGGGTATCATATACCTACTTCCATACCTTTTAAAGAGTATGCGAAGATGATATTAGATTTACCATGTAATGCTAATTCTTTCCCAGACATAGAAGGCATAGTAGCCAGATATTCAGCATTAGGTCTTACTAATGAACAAATGGCAGAGAACCCTGTATGGAAAGACCTTACAGGTAATAGGCATGATTTACAGATGAAGAATTTCGCTTGGTCTGGGATGAGTGGAGTAGGTGGTTATGTTCAGAATTTTAATGATTTCAGAAACAATACTACTGTAGATAAAGTAAGAATTGATGAGCAAGGTAGCAATTCTATTAAAGTAACTATTTTAACTACAGGAATAAATAACGCTATTTATATAATAAAGAATATTTACCAATTTAATAAATCTTATTTCATAAAAATATCAAGTGAAGGATACAATGAAGGTGATCTATCTTTGTCATTTTATGCTCTTTCTACATCAACGGCTACAACAGTAAAAGTACCGTTAAATCCTAATGGCATCACTGAAATTCCTGCAATAAAAGAAGATGATTTTTTCGCTGTTTATCTTGATGTTGGGGGTAAAGTGGGATCAATTACCATCGAACAACTACCCCTCTACCCCGGCTTTATCCTCGGTGACGGAGTAGATGACTTTGCAGTTACAGAGAAGGAGCTTAACTTCGAGGATACCTATACGGTGTACACAGCGTTTATTCCGTTTCAGGATGATCCGGCAAGGAATATGATTTTGTGCGGGAAAAATGATACTAAAGACTTTGCTATTAACTACAGTGGTACGCATTTGAATTTTAAACCATCGACCGGTGTTAATCTTGCGGTACGTATTGATCAATTTGCTCTATTAGTTTGTAAGAGAAATAAAGATATAACAACTATAATTAATTTATCTACAGGTGAATCAAGATCACTTAAATCGGTCGAATTTATATCTAATCCCGGATTATATTACTTGTGGAGAAATGTGTTTGCCACTTTCCATGCTAGAGCTGCCATTGCTGGTCAAACAATCTGTAACGGATACTACTCTACGGATGAAGACGATGAAAAGGTTCTTGATTGGTATAAGAAGCAATATCCCTGGCTCTTCCCCAACCAGGCATGGACAGTGGTAGGCAAAACCAACGAGGACGAAGATCGTGCTACTATTGCCAACATTACGGGCAATGGTAATAATCTTGTGCTGTCGAATTTTGGGTTTGCAGAAGGGAGTGGCTACAATGAAGAAGGTGAATATGCTGGCTATCTAGTTACTGATGGGGTGGATGATAGAGTACAAGATAGTTCTTTTAAATTAAATAAAGATTGGACACTTGTAGGAGAATGGGTATTATTAAATCAAAAGGCAACAAATGCAGGAATTGTTAAACCATTCAGCTTTGTTATCTATAACAGAACAACAGGATTAAGCCTATTCATAAACTCAGGAACATCTGGAACTACTATAGAGAATGTTAAATCTATAAAAGCCATATGCTCTGATGGACGTATATATCTGGATGATTGGTCTGAAATGTTAATTAATAAAGATCAAAATATAACCAGTAGTACCTCTGTTTTGTCAATCGGTTTTAACGGTACAGCATATACTCAAATAGCTCTCAAGAATTTAGGCATCTACAACGATCAACTCCTCTCCAAAGACGACTGCATCAAAGCATATAACTATTTACAAACCCTAAAATCAAAGTAATATGAAATTCATTATCATACCAAAAGAAGTATATGATTCCGTATCTGAAGAAAAGAGACGTGAATTAGGAATAGACAGCCCAAGAGCGAGCGTAGACGGTTCTAAGGTTATTTTACATATAGATCATTATGACCATCTATTCAAGTCTTTAGATATGCAGGCTGATGACGAACCTCAATACCCGTATCCGGTATATGACAGCTCTTCTTCTGAGTTTGAATCTATTCTTTCATCTAAAGAATGGGTGTCCGATGTTAATAACGAACATCTTTGATCTTGTTATGGTTGGGACAATTGTTATATTTGTGGAAAGTTGAATAATTAAAGCGTGTGGTAGCGTTATCTACCATATAATCATCATGTTTCAGATAATAATCGGATGCGTTTTGGCTAATATTCTTACGATAGCAATCATCGGTTTATCCCTGTATTTAGTGTATCGTAAAAACGAAGACCGTTTAAAGGCTTTGGACTCTAAGATCGATCAGAAGGTTGAGGACGTAAAAAACAAGGTTGGCGCGGTGATGGATATCGTAGACCAGATCAAGAAATTGTTGGACAAAATCAATAAAAAATAAAAAATGGCAGAAGTAGGTTATAACAGTAAATTCGAAGGTCTGGAGGTTGATTCCAGACTTGAGAATGTGGTGCAGGCCGCTCCTGGGACGGGCTCAGAGTCGGGCAAAGGAGGCCTTATCCCGGCTCCCCCTGCCGGGAGTCAAGACGGTAGCAAGACTCTTCTTAGTAATATGACATGGGGAGATCATGTAACAAAACAGTACATAGATGATGCTGTTTCGGCAGCAGGGTGGAAGAAGCAGATTGTTAGCAAACTTCCTACTGTTGAAGAAGCGAAGGATAATGTCATGTATCTTGTAAAAGACGATGTGGCATCTACAGAAACTAAAAACGTGTATAACGAATATATTTTGGTTACTGAAGAAAGTGGTGGTAAGGTGCTTGAATCTCTTGGTATGGTAAGTACCGGAGTAGATTCGAATTATCTTGATCTATCTATGTTTTCAGGTAATTCAGGAACACTTGATGAAGGTTCGTTTGCAAAAGTTTTGGATGCATGCAATAATAATATCACATTAGGTAAGTTAGATGGTGATTATTATTATTTGAATTATTTTTTAGAAGGTAATGATTTTGAAAATAATTTTAAATTAAAAATAGTATTTGCCTCATTTACTAATGCCGACTCAGCGGTAGGCGCATCTGAATATGATATACAAATTCAGGTGGGGACTTTTGTTGTTATTCAAGATAAGACATATGAGATTATGAACAATATGGTTCAGTTGTCTAATACGATATTGTCTTATTTGAATTTTATGGCTATGCCCCCTAAGGTTGTTACAACATTGGAAAATTTACCAAAAGGTGCTCATAATATCATAGCCAACGTCGCTTCTGCTACGAATCTGTATATGACCGTATCTTCTGAGTATGTTGGGAGGGAATGGCAGGTGCGGGTCAACAACACCACCGGCACAGACATCACGCAGCCGCTTCCTACCTATGGCGTGTTCCAGAGCATGTCAGGCGATAGCGTAATAGTACCTAAAAACAGTTTTATAGAATTAAGTCTCTGGTTTATCAATGATAAGTTGGTTATCAGAGTAGGTGAACAAGCTTAATAGAAAGGATAGAGTATGCTTTATGTAAATAAGAATATAAAAGGTTTTTACTGGGAAGGATACGAGTTGGACCCCTCTTCTTACGGAGTAGGGTATTCTTACCAAGATTTCTTAGATGGTAAATGGGTTCAACTCGACTCCGATCAAGAAAAATTCCATCAAAACAATCCTGATGCGAGTGTGAAAGAAGTTATTGCTATGCAGCTTGACCCGGAGCCTCCTGGACCAACTGAAGAGGAGTTGCTTGCCAAGGCTAAGGACAAGAAAGTTTCTGAGGCCAGGGAATATGCTTATTCTGATGCTGTCCGTTCTTATAGTTTGGATGGTAAACAGATATGGTATAACAGCAGCATGAGACAGAAGGTTAAAAACGATATTGACGTAGCAAAAGGAAGCGGGATATACACCGTATCCGTAGCAGATTCAGAATACGAGCTTGATATTGCTAATACGGCAATGAATGAAATGCATGTATATGAATCTGAGTGCAACGATCGTACTGTTGCCATAGAAAAGGAAATAGCTTCTAAAACCGACAGGAGTGAAGTTGAGTCTATGAAAGTAGATGAAGGCTATCCTGAGAAGTTGGTAAGGACAAAGGATCAGATCATAGAAAAAAATAAGATCCTTGAAGCCAATGATCCGGAGAAGGCTACAGCCATGTACATGAGGGCGATGATCAACACGCCGGCTATGTTGGAAAACACTGACCAGAATCTTGCTCTTAAGATAAAGGGATTGTACCCTATCTGGGACAAGGATGGAGTTTACGGCGACAAAGGTCTTCCTATGGGCACGGCTGTTGTAAAAGGGCAGCGTTTCCGTAGCAAAAACAAACCTTCGGATTTGGATTGGACTCTGTTTGAAGTAAGGCAAAATCACAATCTCCAAGCCGACTGGGTCCCTGGTCAGGGAGGTGGAACTGAAAGCCTGTATATGGTTGTTCAAGAAAAGCATTCAGGTACGATAGACGATCCTATTCCTTGGGTATATAATTCTATTTTAGAGAATGGAAAGTATTACATTGACAAAGAAATTAAGTATCTTTGCATAAGAGATTCAGGCATCCCTTTGGCTTACGAGAACCTTTCTGATCTTGTATCAGCCGGATATGTAAGGGTTGTTTAGGTCGTAATTTGTTGTTAATGTTATGGATAACCCCTGTATATTTATTTATGCAGGGGTTTTTTCTTTAATCCCGACTCTACTTATTTTTCATATAGGTAATGTTCTGATTATCTTTGTGAAAAAGGTTAGGTTATGGAAAGAAGTGATATTATAAAAGAATTGAGTCAGTATTTTAGTATTGTTGAATTAGTTGGTCCTAAAGAATACGGTAGAGACAAAGATCTTTGCTGGAGGTATTTAAGAACTGAGTTGCTTCACACGATACTGGTTTTAAGAAAAGACATTTTGAAAACTCCGATGACGGTTAATACCTGGGAGTCGGGCGGAAGGTTTGATGAGCGTGGGTTTAGGAACAATATCTCAGACATAGTAAAATCCAAGACCGTATCAGGGTCTTTGTATATCAGTCCTCATATGCTTGGGGCAGCCATCGATTTTGATGCCAAGGGTATGACGGCAGAAGAGACAAGGAATAAAATAATTCAGTCGCAGGATCTACTTCCTTGTCCCATTAGATTAGAATCAGGTACCAATTGGGTCCATATTGACGTATATGACTCTCTTGGAAGTAGCAAGAAAGTAACTATGTTCTAATATGGCTTACAGATTTGTAGGAAGGATGAATTTAGAAAGTTTCTGGGCTTTTCTCATTTCCGGATTATCAGCATTGTGGATGAATTTCCAGGAGATTCACCACCTTATATATTCTATATTGTTTATATTAGCTATAAATCTTTTGTTAGCTACTATAAAAAGTATCAAACACTGCTATATCCGAAGAAAGAGAAAGAGGCCTTTTAAGATATTGACATGCATAAGCGAAATTGGAGTTTTGAAAATCCTTCTTGAGTTCGCGGCCTGCTCTTTCGGGCTGTTTACCATATCCGGAATGGATCTTATTATGTCTATGGGAGGGCATAAATCCCCAGAGTTTATAGACATGCTTCTTCAGTGGATTACGATATTCGCCTTAATATTATACGGTGGAATGGCATTCAAACGCCTCGGCGCCCTTGCACCTGATTTGATGATAGTAAAAGGTGTTAAGTATTTCTTTAGCAAAGTAAGTTGGTGGCAAAAAGTTCCATTCGGAGAAGAGCTTAAAGAAGGTATTAACAACGGTGATATACAAGAACTTTTAGACGAAGACAAGGAGGGTAAAAGATGTGTTTGCAAAAAATGAGAGTCAGGCATGTGTTGGAAGTTCTTCTACTGTGTTTTATGTCTTTCTTGTTTGGTAAAACATGCAAGAAGAAAGAAATAATACACGATATAGAAATAGATACGGTAATAGATACCATTATCCAACCTATTCCTGTTCCTCAGTATATAGTTGACGTAGGGGAGGTAGAAATACCTTTCCATATGGATGCTATAGTTAAAAAAGATACGATAAAAGACACTGTTTATATCAATATACCAATACAGAGAAAAACGTATCAGACGGATGATTATAGAGCGGTAATAAGTGGGTACCGACCAAATTTAGATACGATGACAATCTACCACAAAAGAGAAATAATATACGAAAAAAGTAGACGGTGGGGATTAGGAATCACCGCCGGATACGGATTGTCTAAAGATGGCTTTTCTCCTTGTTTGAGTATGGGTGTATTTTATAGAATATGGTGAGAAGCCACTGATGTAAGACGGACAAAGCCTGTCTTACGCCTATCCTGAAGTTCTATCCTACAACGGCAACCCCTACCCTGCAACCTACCCGCCTGCCTCGTGCTGCGGCCTGAAGGGACCTGCTCTGCTGCCTGGGCTGTCCTGCCTCACAACACACGACGGCCTCGCCTACCTGCCCTGCCCGCTTATCCACTGGCTACTTCATGGTTTTAAATAAAAGTTCATTCACACCTCACTCGCTTCGCTCGATTCGGCATAAATTCACTAAAGAATTAAATCAATATTTCTACGTTCTCTCATATCGCTCCCTACGGTCACGATATTCGTTCACTTAAAGGATTAAACGATAAGCCAAACAATATATAGGGCAATACGTTCCTTCACCTCACTCCCTTCGGTCGATTCGGTTTCAGTCACTCCATATTATGAGGAATAAAGAATAAGGTCTTAAAAGTTAAAATAATATGAATAACAAATAATTAATTAAAACAAGATGAATAATAATTCAGGGAATGAATAATAAAAGCGGGAACGATAAAATCGGGACTGTTTTTATTCAAGATAACTTGGTCCACCATGATGCTCAGCGTGTTACGATCCGAATATAGAAATACGGATACGTTTTGAGATATGGTATAGGTGCAAACAAAAAAACCTGCCCCCTATTTTCTCAAACGAAGGACAGGATAAAATATTTTTATCAAAATTTGGAGCAAGCAAACTTGTTTGCTATATTTGCCCAAAACGTAAATATAATATGAGCGTAAATATAATTGAAATAAAAGACGGGCGCAAGCTTCACGACAGACTTCTTAAGAAAGAGTCGGTCTCACCTTTAGAGGTTATACGCAATGAGTATAACCGTTTTAGCTATAATGTAGTGCGTAGACCGGAAGGTCAATGTTTAGGAAATTTAAGATATTTTAATCTTAATTATGATAGCAAAACAGGTCATTTCTTTAAAAAAGAGTTCAATTTAAGATATAGCAGTAATTTTGTAATCACCGACTATTGGAAAGATCGAGTGCGTTGTTTTATTGTTTGGAACTACGGATTTGGCCGTTATTTCCCGTATGCTGATTTTGTGGAGGCCATGGTGTACGATTATCTTATATACGGTCGTCGATCGGTTCCATATAGTATAAAGGTTCAGGAGACTGAGAGCAGGTGTGTTAGGTTTTATATAAATTCTGAGATATCTCACCTTAGAAAAGTAGGATACAAGGCTTATCGTGAGGAATTTAAGAAAGAGCATCCTGAATATTTCATAGATGAAAGTTGTCGAGTTTTTCGTTGTCTTGACATGTCATTAAAGAGAGAGGAGAAAATAGCGGCCTGTCATGCTCACAAGCGTGATCTTAGAACTCACATCATTGACTCTTTCATTGATAGGATTATGAAGAATCCCACAACGCTCCATTCTTGGTTTTCTGAATATGTAGATGGAGAAGGGAAAAATCGCACATGTTTTTCTGATAAAGCTGTTGAGTCGTTGAATAAAAGGTTGAAGAAGAATGGTTTGAATACGTTGAAGAACACAACCTTGTATCGACTATTCAGGAGTAGGGTTAAAGAAAGATTTGGTTGCAATATTAGGACCTTCTTTAATAATGTCCTAATGAGTGTATCTACTGAAGAGGTTATCACAAAAGCCATTAAGAAAATAAAAGGCAAGAACATGATGAGCTTGTACATTTTGGCATTGAAAAAGTACCGTAAGATATGCGAAGTGTATTATTCCGACGAAGATATATCCTTCGACGACATATTCCGGGAATACGGAGTAGATCTTCGAATGTGCGGGTAGGGTTCTTGCTCTCCATAACAATATACGTCAGTGTTGTGTTTTATCGCTTCATTTCTATATCTTTGTAGAAAAAGAGAAGGAAATGAATTACATTGATATTTTACCACAGATAAGGAATAATATTTTCTATGTCAGGATAGTAATGACCGACTACGATGTAGAAAATCAGATGGTTATTAGAATAGTAGCCAGAAGAAATGACGGCCTGTACAAGACGGAGGTAGTACAGTATCCAAATGAAGGAACTGATTACGGTGGGGAAATTATTGTTCCTATGTTTGGTATGGCTAAGTCGTTGGTAGCCCAAATAGTAGGAGTCAAGATAAATGGTACCGAGGTGCGTGTTAATAGCACCGAGGTAGAGGGAGCTGATATAACAGCCAGATACGACGATTCCCTTACCAGAATGGGATGGGAAGAGAGTATGAACAACATTCATCTTGATTTTGAGGTTATAAGCACCAACAATCCTAAAACACTTCGCATAGCCGATCAATCGGAATGGGGGATACTGGCAGACAGGCCGGCTATTATAGAGATCTTACCACCTGAAGATGAGAATAAGTATGTTTATTATCTTGGTAAGAATCAGTTGAATGTATTCAACAGTAAGACCCTTGGCATAAATCCGGGTCGTGGAAATGATTTTGAAAACCTAAAAGATGGTATATACGATATTACCATAAAAGGTAGTCCTTCCTCTTATTCATTTAACAGAAAGTATTTAAAAACGGATCTGATCCGTCTTAACATAGATAAGATATGGGCCAGGTCAACTGTGTTATGTGATCATGAGGATGATGACATAATTAATAAAATAAAAGAAATAGAGTTTCTGCTGGCTGCGGCTGAAGCTAATATGAGATTAGGTAATTTTGAAAACGTAAAACAATTATACGAAAAAGCATCTAAATTGATTTACGTTCTCAATAATTGTGAAAATTGTGGTTGCAAAATTTAATTAATTAGATATAAGTGAATTATGGGATGCGGATGTGGAAGAAGCGACATTGCTTCTGTTAATAAAAGTCGGGCTATAAAGCCTCAGTCGAATACGACACCTAAAGCTGATTCTAATGCGGCTTGTATTCAGAAATACGATGAACTTGCTGTGTTGGACAAGAAAATCATAGACCTTCATCGCAAATTTAGGTTTGTAGGGGGTGTAAGTAAAAGATATGCTGATATTCAAAAGCTGGTAAGAGGCTGGATTGTTAATTTGAAGAACGAGTGCCCGGATCCTGATGATCTTGCTACTTATTCTGAATACATAAATAAAGAATACGCCAGGTATTTTACCTCGAAGTGATATGGCAGCTACCGGAAGTACACAGCAAATTCTTTTCCCTTCATCTTACTTATGTGAGTGTGCTGATCGTTTTATAGCATGTAAGGCTGATCAGTATCTACAATATCATAAGTATAAGGTAGGTATTAAGCCTGATATGGATATGGTTCTTAAAATAGATCGTATGAGAAGAATCGTATGTGAGGGGGAATGCGGGTTGTGCCCGGACGAGATTCAGAAATTTAAAGAAGAACTTAATAAGATCTTGTCATGAAAAAAATGTATTACAACAAAGAATACAGAAAAGCTTTCAAGAAATCGGACTGTCCGGAAGATCTTGGTTCTGAAGAAACGTTTATCGTTCATGAGGCTGAATTTTGTTCGGATATAAGCCAGGATGATGCAGATAGGAAAGCGGAAGAGTTTGCGGAGAAAGAAGGTCCGTTGTATGCTAATAAAGTAGGTGGCTGTTGCGAGGTATATTATAACACAAGACAGGAAGGGGATTTCTTTAAAAATGATTGTCCTGATGGTCAAAAACAAGAACAACCTACACATCATGTGATAGAGGCCGGGCGTGTATGGTCTAAGTTCAGTACCGAAATAGCCAACTACGAAGCTGCTAAGATTCTTGAGCAAGAAGGGCAGGCTGCCGCTAACGAATCTGGAGTATGTAAAACCGTTTATTACAACGAAGATCAACATGGTTGGTTTAGTAAACGTTGTAAGGAAGGATGGAAGGCTCCTGAGAAATACAGGAGGATATACGCCGGTACCGTAACGTCTTTCATTAGCGTTGATGATGCCAATGAAAAGGCTAAGAAGATACTGGAAGAAGAGGGCATGAAATGGGTTAATGAAAATACCAAATGCGAGCCCGTTGTTGATGAATGTCAATTTGATTTTTGAAAATGAGCAACGTAAAATTTAATCCGACAGAAGGTGAGAATGACAAACTGGTGTCGGTGTTTTCTGAAATAAATGAAGGTTTTGATACGACTTTGAATTACACTATTTCCGATGAAGGGAATAAGGCTAAGAAGAACATCGTCGTTAATCAAGTTGGTAAAAGGGAAAAGTTTTTATCGAAGAAAGGGGAGGAATCTGAACCTTTTGTTTTGTCTGATGGTAATACTTTCAACGTTCTTAAAGAAGGTGCTTCAGGATCAGCATCCGCTTGGACTGAGGATCAGCTTCCTCCAGAAGCCACGGAATCAGTTGGCGACAAAAGCCTTCTCCCTTCTTGGGATTTTTACCTTATAGACATGACTCAAAATACCGGAGACAAAGTGCGTCCGGTTGGAAAGCTTCGTAAGAACAATCTCCTTAGATTTGAAAATGGAGATTTTGCTCCTACGGTAGGCATAACCGAGGAAATGAGAGCCGAATGTGATGTGGAGTTGTATTTGGATAGCGGTCACAAGAATAAGTATTGTGATGCTGGAGCATTTGACGCTAAGGCTTTTTACGAAGAGTATGGTATTGGTCAAAAACTTTATAATGTATCAGGATCAGAGGTAAGGATTTTAAGACCTTGGGAGACTACTTCAAAGAATTATAGCATATTCTTAGGATGTAGCAAGAGTCTGTATGTAGTTGATAAGGTAGTTGGCAAAAGCGGGAAAATATGGTCTGGTGTGTACGACGCAGACACGGTTCCTATGCTGGACGGACTTGACCTGCGCCAGACGTGCCCTGTGCTGCCTCCCACAGCCTTATCTCCTGGACCGGTATGTACAGTAGACTCCAAGGCAAGGTCTTTCTTTTTCTTGTATGAAGGAGAAACAAATTGTAAATCCGGAGCCGGAGTTGGTAACGCCTGCACAATGTTTCTAAATGGAAGAACTTATCCGAGAAGCAATGATGTAAGTCAGATCAATATAGCTAAGTATTCAAGGGCTAATAACGTAGATCCAGAATCTTCTTATCCTTTTTCAGAAGGTGGATTTTTGACTTTGAATGCGTATATCATATACCTTGAAATGTTGTACGGTACTAAATACTTAGTTAATCCAGACACTTTCGGTTCCGGAATATCAAGTAATAACGGAATAGGTAATGATGTCAATTATCGCAAATACGGAGGAGTGAAATACCGTAAAAAGGGAGAAGAGTCGTGGCTGTATGGAGTATGGGCTACAGATGTTTCTATTATCCATTATGAACCTACTAAAAAAACTTATTTTTCTAATCTCATAAATTCAGAGTATCCTAAAGAACAGTGCATGGAAAGTCAGATGGCTGCTTCTTTTGCATTTGAGACAGGAGTAGAGGAAGGATTAGAGTTTGATTTTTATGGAGGAAAATATTGGTATAAGAGCGTTCAGGGAACCAAAAGTATGGCTGAAGGTCATATGAATGTTATTGTGTTTAAGGAAATGACTGGTACCATATCAGCCTTAGACGAAAATGACGAACCAGCAGAATTTGATTTGGAAGTTATTTTAAGGATGTCTTTATTCGATGGTATGAATTTGTCTGGAGACATCTTTAGGTATTGTGGAGGGGGATACGAACAGGTAGGAACTTGTTTAAATGATCCTAATGTCACTCGAATAGGTAATACTATTGATATCTATATAGAGCCAGATCAAAAGAAATGGACATATGAGAAAAGGTCTATTATAAATAATGGTGAGGTTTTTAATTTTGAATCTAAATATAAAAAGATAGCAACTACCCAAAATTTAGGAGATAGTTATGCTTTACACCGTATCCCTTATGCCGGATGGAAGGATAAAAAAGGGGGAAGTATCGGAACAGGAGAATGTTTTTATACATATGACAATTGCTACTGGGCTTCAGTTATCGGTACGAAGTCCAGAGTGGTTGCTCGTTTCGGCGGTTATGCGTACAATGGCTTTTGCTCGCCTCGTCATCTGCATGCGCATTACGCCGTTTCTGATTCGTATCGCTCCTATTGCGGCCTTGCCCAACTGTTGTTAGACGTCAGTCAATCGCAGGTTTGATGGGCGCAACCTATTGATGGCGCGGCCATCATAAGCGCAGCGCTAAGGCGCAGCCTTGTGTAGTGTATAGGGCTTACTTGTGATATATCATATTTTCAATATTCTGATTATAAGCCACAAAACAAGATTTAAAAATATTTTAAACATTTTGTTTTGTGGCTTTAAAATATTATATACACATTTGCATCGTAGAAATACGAGAGACAATTAACACTATTATTAACAATAAAAGATAACACTGATAAATCCGTTAGTCTGCTAACAAGTCTTACATTGCGGATACGTTTTTAAAGGCAGCACTAACCGTTTGGAATACATTGATTGACTTCTTATTGTGATGGTGTGGATAAAAAACACTATCTTGCACCAAAAAAAGAAAGTCATGAATTGTAACACTTGTAAAGATGACAGACCTGATATTCTGAGATCTAATATTTGTATCGGGTCTGATCCATGTAATGACTGTACGGACAATTGCGAGATTCTTCCAAAAGAATGCGATTGCCCGTATGGTCATTTAAGCGATCATTGCATTCATTATACAGGATGCAAGACATTCATATCCAAATTAACTCCAGGTATGCCTTATAATGAGGTTATGCATAATATAGAACTGGTTTTTGAAAACATAGATAAGTTTTTGGATAGGATGGTTGAAGAGAATACGCTTTTAAAACAAAGGGTTGAACAACTTGAAAAACAGTTACAAAATGGAAAAGAGTGCACAAATTGGTGAGGGCTTAAGTGGCAAACACGTATATGTTCCACATGTGGACGAAACGCCGGTGCCATGCCCGGACGGATACACCTGCACGAACTGCGTGTACTGCGCGGACGGCATCAACGCTGGCTACTTCAGTCTGGCTCAGAAATCTGATCTTACGGCTTTAATCAATGCAATGATATGCCGTATGGAATATCAGGATAGGGAAATAGAATTTTTAAAACAAAAAATAAATATTTTGAGTAACAATGGCAATAACAGGTAACGGTTGTTTTGGCAGTCATGGTGGGTGCGAACGCCCGCATCATTGCAATATTCCTTCTTCTAACATATTCTATGATGGAGAAACTATAGAAGAAGCTGGTTTGTATCATGGTATGCCTTTAGACGGAGCTTTGGCTAATTTAGCTAAATACGTTTCAAGGGCTATTAACGTAAGTGGATCTGTCAATACGGAAGTGTTTGACGGTACTTCTCATGTGGTTCTAAAGAAAGATCCGGCAGAGATTTTGCTCGTATCTTATTGCGGGGGTGTCGTGCCTTCTGATATGTATAAAGTCCAAGGTCGTACTGTTAGGTTCTGCCGGGATATGTGTCAACAAGACGAATTTGCTGAAGTGAGGGTTGTTTACCGAGAAGAGGCAAATAGTTCTTATGGGTTCCATTGTTAATTTAGGAGGATGAGAAATGGCAGAAAAATGCAAAGGATTTATATGTGGGGGTAATCTCGTTGATGGCTCTGTGCCTTCTGATAAGTTGGATAAAGAAACTATTGTCGAGCTTATTAAAGAGATTCTGAAAGAGGAAATGCACGAATCTTGGCTTAAGGAAATAATAGAAACCATACTTAAGGAATCTATTGATTCAGATTGGCTTCGTGAGTTCTTTAAAGAGGTTCTTAAAAAATATGCTAAAGAGGAATGGTTTAAGGACATTATCTGTGGCTTAGGATGTGTAGGAGTACAAGAGATATTTGATGTTATTCCTACTGACATAACATTTGAAGCCACAGGCGGTACGGCTACGGTACAGGTTGTGGTAGATGATGGCGTTGAATGGGAACTGACACTTTAATAAAGGAGGGTTATTATGAGCAAAGAAAGAATATATAAGATGGATGATGGTTCTTGGCTTACCTCAGATAAGAAGGAGGGTGTCGGTCGTGATAAAATGAATTTCGATGCTCCATCTTGGAAAGGAAGGGAAGATAGGATCACTATCCGAATTGTGAAGAAATCCGATACCGAAAGCATGAAAGCCATTACTTTCAGGCAAAAAGGTATTAAGATCACAGAAGTGTCGGTTAGTAGGCTGGAGTTCCCTATATCTGGTGGAGATAAGCAGATCCTTATTACCACCAACGCTGCTTCTATTAATTCCCTTATTACAGGGGAAAGAGAGATAAAGAGCGTCATAAAGGCATTTACTACCGCTTCCGGTTTAAATATTGACGTCAATGATATTAGGCTTGATTATGGTTTCCCCGGTGATCCGGGTCTTGAAGACACGTTCCAGGTTTCGATGATTGTTTCCATGCCTGGTAATGAGAATGGGAATGAAGTTAATGAGAATATAACTATAAATGGTGTACTGATTCCTATCTATCAACCCGGGAATGTTGTTCCTTACATTAAATTGGATAAGGAATTTGAGCAAATTGAGGGTGATGAAACAAGCACGCAGTTAAGTATAGAAAGTAATATAAAAGATTATGTTATTGAAATAGTTGAATGCGAGTCTGTGGATAAGGAGGAAATTTACCTGGACAAGGATGTTGTTGATCTTGATTCTGATGGGTCTCCTGAGGTAATCAACGTAAATACAACTCCCGAAAATTTAAGATGGAGGATTAGGAATGAAAGTAGATAATTGTTGGGCGAACATAGATAAGAAAGAAGGCAGTCTTAACAGTAAGGTTAATATTTACTTTGATGAAAATGATACTGGTGTCAACAGAAGTGTCAAGATAAGGGTGTCTTCCAGGAACGGTAGCGTATCTGAAGAATATACGTTAGTTCATAAAAAAAAGGAACAGGTAGTTTATAGAAATAAAAGACAGTCAGCTCTTTTCACAAAAGAAGGATGTAATCCTGAAACAGAGAAAGGGGAAGAGCTCGAGTATATTGTTGAGGCCGGAAAATACACGTCTATCATATCTCAGTCTGATGCTGATGACAAGGCTATGAAAGACATTGAGCAAAATGGTCAGAACTGGGTTAATGAGCATGGTCGTTGTATAACCATATTGTGGTATAATGTTAAGAAATCAAAGTCGTTTAGAAAGAACGATTGCGATCCTGATACTGAAGAAGGAAGTTTGGTTACGATGACTATCGAAGCCGGGCAGTTCTCTTCTACTATAAGCCAAGAGGATGCTGATCGAAAGGCTGAAGCTGAGTTGGATGCCAATGGTCAAGACTATGCTAATTCTCACGGCACTTGCAATACCGTCAAATGGTACAACGACAGGAAATCCAAAATGTTCCAAAAAACAGATTGTGAGGTGACTGAAGTTGGATCTATGGTAGAGTACGTTGTAGAAGCCGGCCGCTTCTCTTCTTCTGTTTCTAAGGAGGATGCTAATCAGAAGGCTTTGGATGCCTTGGAAGCTGAAGGTCCAGGTTATGCTAATGAGCATGGCACCTGTGAAACAAATTTATGGTATAACGTAGAGAAGTCGAAAGTATTTTATAAGAATGACTGCGAAGATGGGTTTATCGGAGCTCCTTACACTTACACAGTAGAAGCCGGTAAATACACATCAGACGTAAGTCAAGAAGATGCTGATAAGAAAGCTCTTGATGATATAGAGAAAAACGGTCAAGAACAAGCTAACCTTAATGGTGAATGCATTGAGGATCCTAATTATTTTATAGGAAAGGCTTCGGCTCGTGTTCAGAAAAATGATTGCGATGCCGAATCTCAGACCGGAAGCTTCGTTGATTTGACTGAAAAGGATCTTGCCGGATACCCAGATGCTTTTGTGTCAAGGGAAAGCCAGGAGGCTGCTAATACGCTGGCCGAAGCTGCTATGGAAGAACAGAAGCAAGGTCTTGCAAATAAGAAAGGTACCTGCATCGATAAAAATCAGTTTGTTGGTGTATATAGCAAGGTGTTCACAAAAGACAATTGTGAAGGAGAAGGCATAGGCTCTCAGGTAACAGTAGACCAAGACGATGTAACCGGTGGTCCTTTTACTTCATACGAAAGCCAGGAGGCGGCTAACGCGCTCGCTCAGGCTGCTGTCGAGCAACAGGGCCAGGCCATAGCTAACCGGGACGGCCATTGCACGTGGACTGGTAAATACAGTGAGGAATTTACCAAAAATGATTGTACTGAAGGTCAGGTAGGATCTAAGATTACGGTAACCGAACAAGATGTTGTTGGTGCTCCTTTCACATCTACCGTAAGCCAAGATGATGCTAATAACAAGGCCAAGGCTGCTGTCAAAGAGCAAGGTCAGGCTATTGCCAATAATAAAGGGAATTGCGAAGATATGACGGTCTATACCGGTCATTACAGCAAGAGATTCGTTCCCGAATGCGAGGCTTGTCATAAAGGTGTAGAGATGGAGGTTACGGCTGAGATGGTAAATGGAAGCCCTGTTACATCAACAGAAAGTCAAGAGGCGGCAGATACAGAAGCTCGTAGGATCGTAGAAGAAGGCGGTCAGGCTTATGCTAATAAAAACGGCAACTGTACGCCATTAAGCACCGATCCTGTATGGGAAGACGTAGAACCGGAAGAACTTAGATGTAGCGAAGGTAAGTCTCAGAAAAAGCAACGTGATACCAACGAATGTTCTGAAACCCATAATCAGGAACGTTGGGTGGACGGCGGAAATAAGGTTTGTAGCTGGACCGGTCATTATTCAGAAACGTTCCAGAAGAACGACTGTGAGATACCGGATTCAGGAACAGAAGTAGAGGTAAGTGAAGCTGATGTTGAAGGTAATCCTTTTACTTCTTTCGTAAGTCAAGAAGATGCCGATAATAAGGCTAAGGAAGCTGTTAAGGCTCAAGGACAGAATATTGCCAACCAGAAAGGTAAATGTAGGTTCGTAGGCGTATATAGCAAGGAATTTACGAAAGACAATTGCGGATCATGTCAGCATGGCGTTCCGATGAGCGTAACACAAGACATGGTGGGTGGACCGTTCTATTCTAATGAAAGTCAGGAAGAGGCAAATAGATTAGCTCAGGAAGCCGTAGAAGCCCAAGGTCAGGCAGTAGCTAACAAAAACGGAACGTGTGAAACAGATAACACCGACCCTGTATGGGTAGATTCCGAGCCGCTCGAAACCAAATGTGAAGGTGGTAAATCTTATAAAAAACAGGTTAATACCAACGAATGCTATGGTGGAGAAAATGAACGATGGGTAGAAGGTGGAGATAAAGTATGTACCTGGACCGGAACATATAGCAAGCAATTTACAAAACAGTGTGCTGACGGCGGTGTCGGATCTAAGGTTACCATAGACCAAGATGATGTAACTGGCGGTCCTTTTACTTCATACGAAAGCCAGGAGGCGGCTAACGCGCTCGCTCAGGCTGCTGTCGAGCAACAGGGCCAGGATCTTGCTGACGCGCAGGGAACTTGTACCTGGACCGGTAAGGCAAGTAAGGTCTTCACCAGAAACAATTGCGGAACCTGTCAGCATGGTTCTTCTGTTACCGTAACCCAAGATCAAGTAGGTGGTCCATTTACGTCCAATATCAGTCAAGCTGATGCTAATAAGAAGGCTCAAGATGCTGTAAATTCCCAAGGTCAGGCAGTAGCTAACAAAAACGGTGATTGCGTAGCTGATAGCACAACTCCTTCTTGGTCTGACACCGGAAGTACCCGTTGCGACGGTTGTACATCTCAGAAGCAACAACGTGACACCAACCCATGCTCTTCTTCTTATAACGATACAAGATGGGTTAATGGAGGTGGAGAATCTTGTACAGCCTGGTCTTACTACGAAACAGGAGATTGTGTGGGCCATACTCAGTATGATGCTTATCGTGATAGCTGCTCTGGTAGCATAGATCGTCAATATTCTGTAAGTTGTAGGAATTGCTGTAATTGCGGATCTTACGGTTCTTGGAAAGAAAATGGATGTAAGGGTGATCAAGTGAAATACGTTCGTTATGATGATTGTGGTCATGCCGAATACAAATACGAATATGAAGTTGGAAAATGCGGATATGCTCCATATGAGTTTCAGTTCCATGATGGAAGAACAAACAAGTCGAGATCTGTCTCTGGAGAATCCCAGGATATTGAAGAAGTTATCATAAGTACTAAGAGTAATTCGTATATAGGTTTTTCTGTTAAATCGAAACCTGATTGGTGTTCTGTCGATTACAGAGATCAGACATCTGAAAGTATGAAGGCTGTGGTGACGTTATCTGCCAATACAACATCTTCTTCCAGATCTGGTGACATTGTTTTTGTTCAAAATGAATCTGGAAAGACAATTACTCTTAGTATTTCGCAGGCAAGACAAATGCTTTATAAGTTCACATTCGATGATAATACTACTTCAGATAAATCTTTATCTGTTCAAGCTGCATCTAATGATGCTCAATATACAATCAAAAGTACATTGAATGGTTCTTATCATGGTTTTGCCACTACATCTAAACCTTCTTGGATTACGACTGAGTATAAAAATCAGGCTTCTGATAGTATGGTTTGTGTTCTTAAGATAACTGCCAACACAAGTACATCTTCTTCTCGTACTGGATCCGTTGTGCTTACTCAAAATGACAGTGGTAAAACATTGAAAATAAATGTTACACAAGCTGCGGCTGAGGTCAAGCTTGTACCCGCTCATATCACATTGAAAAACGGTTCTTGGGCTACTTATAAGAAGAATAATGTTTCTTATAACCCTGGTGCCGGCAAGTGTATTGCTGGATTCGAGTGGACTGGAGATGAAAATGGAGATATACGAATTTATACTTGCGACATCAAGGTTGTAGATTCTAGTTACCGTGAGATACCTGGAGCTACTATAAGCATTGGAACTATAGCCCAGAGAAAACAACCTGGAAGCCTTTGTTCGTATTTCGGAGCTGTAGCGGGAGGTATATTGGCAGGATATGTTCATGTTGGAGATGAGAATAAGGAGACTACATGGTATATACGAACTATAAACGTATCCTATAATGGCAAATTGTATAAGAGTGCTACTGTAAGGCAATTTGAAAAAACAGGTATTTCCAAGAATGGTGGTATATTTAATGTCTATAATGAGTCACCTGCTTCTTACAACTTTATCGTAGATGGAGCTGAGTGCGGTGATGATAGAGGAACTTTAAAATACTCTTATTCTCAGATGAATCTTAATCCAGCATAATTAACAAGGGAGGGGATTTAGTTCTCTCCCTTGAATGTTTTTTGGATTATATTATTTTGTTTTAAGTATTGTCTATTAGAATAAAAATGATTAATATTGCATATCATTCAATTTTAAAATTTTAGTATCATGGCTTGTAAAAAGAAAGCTCGTCAGGGTGGTGAAGTCGATAAGAAAGACAAACCTAAAATGCGCCAAGGCGGTAGTGTTGGAGGCAAGATGAAAAGAAAGAAGACGAGCACTAAAAAGTGATTGAAAACCAGGGGAAGGTACTGATCGCCTTCCCCATTTTAATAACATAACAACAATTTATTATGAGCAACAAGTTTATTAGTAAAGGGCAAAGGAATGTCTGTGTGACGTTTGTGAAGTACTATCCTGTATTGATGCAGGTTATTATGTTAGCCAGCATTTTTGATGAGTTTTATCCTTTTAGTATCACTAATTGGCTGTATCCGATATTAGGTCATTCTCTATCATGGGACCTATTTCTCTTGGCTTTTCAAGAATGTTCAGGTTTTGTATATGGCATAGGTTATTGATCTATAGCATGATTTTTAATATCTGTGTAGAATGGGTTACGGTTAATATAGAGATGCCTATTGAGCACAATATCGTAGTGTGGTCTGTTATGGCTGTTACTCTGTTGATAATCATTGCCTCTATTGTTTTAAGATTTAAAACAGGATGTTTTGAAAATGAAGGAAATTCTGACAGAGACGCTGCGTAAAAGTGGTGCGGCGGTATGCGATAAGATAAAGGAGATGTTTTTAAGCGGGGAATGTGATCATCTTACAGCCAACGTTCTTGAGACATGGACGCAGCTTGCTAATCCGGCTAAGTATTATACCGGGGAAGAGGCTGTTTCTTATCTTAATGTAACTTCTAAAAGATTTTATGAATATCTGAAGGCGAAGTTAGTTCCTGATCCGGTTAAGATAAAGGGATTCCCTAAACCTTTATATACGAAAGTTATGTTGGATGATGCTATAAAAACCATATCCGGCATGAGTGAAAGAGAGATTTATATGAGGATCTTGAATGCCAAATCAAGAGAATCCAGAGCAAAAGAAAGGAGGGGAGCATGATTACAAATGGTGAATTTGTATCAAGAGTCGTAAATGGCATTCATGCCCTTGATAAAGACTCCCATGTTAGCCGGAGATGGATATTGAATATCGGTAGAACTAAAGCCGAATCTTATACATCCCAGAGGTGGGATGATGGGACGTTGCTCGGCGATCACCGGCTCCTAACTTACGTTACTTGCCTGGAGATGATTGAAGTTGACAAGATAGTTTGCTGCGATGCTGAATTTGCGTTATGCAATACTTTGATGCGGTCAAAGCATAAACTTCCAGGGCTTCTTTATTCTGCTCTTAGACCGGCTATTACTAAGGTGACTAACGTAGATAACACTATATTTTTTAAGTTCGCTGAAATAAAGTCGTATCGTAATGAACAAAAAAGACCGTATGCTAAATACGTTAAAGAACGGCGTCCTTTTTATTATGTAGAAAACGACTATGTTTATATACCGGATTTTCATATAGAGCTTATTAACGTAGAGTTCTTTACAACAAGAAGAAAGAAGGCGCTGGAATTAATGGCCTGCGATCCTACACCTAAAGGGTGCGAGTCTGAATGGGAATACGAATTTATCTGTCCTATCAAGCTAATTGAGTATGTGGTAGCAGAGACGATAAAGGAAGTAGCGTTCAGGCTACAGATTCCTGTCGATGAAAATCCGAATCTTGATTCCAATCAGAAAAGTCAAATTGTTCAATAACAAAATATTATTTATCTTTATTTGGGTCTTAGTTGTGAAACCAAGACCCATTTTTATATAAACTTAGTGACATGAAAAGAACATCAATACAATCACCGTATTTTGCAGCCTACTACCATCGTCTTATGAAGAGAAAGAATGGTTTTAAGAAAGGCATGATAAGAGACAGGGGAGAGGTTTTAAGGCTGTTGTCTATTATATGGAAAACCGTATCAGAACATTATGTGGAAGCTGATGCCGGTGTTTACGTAGATAACGTAGGATACTTATGCCATGTGCTTATACCGGGCCAGCGCTTTGCCGTCAGGCGGGACCTGGACATCGTGAGCAGGCTCGGCACCAACGGCTACCTCTATAACCACCTGGCTATGGATTTCGCAGACTCCAAAAGATATTATCATTTTGTAATACAAGATAGCTTGAAAAAGAAGTTAAGGGTTAAAATGAATAAAGGACGAAGATATCGATTTATGTACAATGAAATACTTGCTAAAAGAAGAGTGTTTAAAGATTTCCAGATTAAGAGAGTTTTCGAAGACAAGGAATTAGGTCATAGAAATAAGTAGAAAAAAAGTAGCGATCATCCTTTGTGTATATAGAATAATCGCTACTTTTGCATATCCGTCTACTTTCTCAAGCGGGCGGATATATGGAGACAAAGGTAAACAATTTTCAAAACAATGCGAAGAACAGTAGCATTATTTTGACGCAAAAATCCAGCGAAACGGAAACTAACGGAAGTGTAACAATCTTTAGAAATTCAGAGTTTGGAAACATTAGGACTATAGTGGACCCTAATGGTGACGTGTGGTTTGTAGCTGTAGATGTAGCTCGATCGCTCGGTTATGCTACGCCTAAAAATCCAGTAATGAAGAGGATACCATTCTTTTGCAACTATCTGATTTTCAGAGAGGCTCGTTTTGGGCTCCCTTGTAAATCAATGAGTTAGATAGCATACGGGTAATCAATGAATCCGGGTTGTATTCTCTTGTTTTGTCTTCCAAATTAGAATCTGCAAAGAAGTTTAAACGATGGGTAACATCAGAGGTTCTTCCCTCTATAAGAAAAACCGGTTCCTATTCTATAACACCGAAAGACTATCCGTCTGCATTAAGAGCATTAGCTGACGAGATTGATGCCAAAAATAGAGCCATAGCCGAGAGAGCACAAGCAGAGGCGGAGAGACAGCAGGCGATTAAGACCATAGAAGAGCAGCGTCCTGATGTGGAGTTTGCAGAGTCATTTAAGAAGGTTGATCATGAAAACATGTGGCTGATTAGAGATATTGCGAAGAAACTTGAGCAGAATGGTATTATCATCGCCGAAAAGAATCTTCGTTTGTTTCTTGAGGAAGTCAAGTTTATGTTCAGGAATGGACAGGGTAAATGGGAGCTGTACAGTGATATTGTTAAGAACAAGTTTAGTGTTTATCGATCTTATTTTGTTGACAAATATTCCGGGGAAAGAGTTAATCAGCAAACCATCTACATGACTGGTGCCGGATATGAAGTCACACTTAAGGGGATAAAGGAAAAGTGTAGGAGCCTTTTCTTGAAGTATGGCAAATTTGAAGATCCTAACTTTTAAAAATACAAAATAGGTCATTAGACAAATTATTTATATCTTTGTGGAGGTCAGGTTTGTTTCCGGTCCTCCATTTTTTTTAAAAAGTAATGACAGTCGAAGATTATATCATAGAGTTAAAATCGTCTTTAAGATCATTTGACAAGCGTGATCTGATAGATGAAGTATCCATCTACAAATGGGTCGAAATCGCCCTGAAGAAGTTTGGAGGCGATATTACTATGCGTAAAGAAGCGGTAGTGGACGTCAAGCGAGGACAGGCTCGTATGCCTGGTGATTACTTTGATCTTATTCTGGCTTTTAAATGCGATTTTAAAGGATATGAGGTGCCGGAAGGTGATAAGGTGATACCAGAGCTTCAAAATACAATAGCGTGGAAAGAACGTACCGAAAGAAGTTATAGATGGTGTTCTTGTGATGAATGTTGTAAAGAAGAATGCGAGAAGGTGATAGTTGAAAAATTTTATATCAACACCCACGATCGCGATCATGAAGTTCGTTGCTATTATGACCGGCCTGTAATGTTAGGTCTTGCTAAGCCTATGCTTCGTGATTCTTGTTTAAGTAAATGCCGGAATAAGGTAGTAAAGGATAGTCCGTATGAGATAAATATCGTAAACGGATTCTTGTATGCTAATTTCGATGGTCCTATTTACATGCAGTACCGGTCTCTTCCTTTTGACGGAGAATCTAACATAATCATACCAGACACGCCGCAGGGTCTGGTCCTGGATTATGTCGATAATTTTGTGAAGATGAGATTCTTTGAGGAACTGATGTATAATGCCGAAGCACAAGGAGCTGCCGATTTATTTAAGTTGTATGCACAACAAGATTTGGTTAAGTTGAAAAATGCGAAGACCGAACTTAAGATGATGGGAATGACATTGAAAGGTATGTACGAGCCTCTTAGACGGCGTCGTGCTGAGTTTGAGATATATACTAAGGCGTATCCTGTAATTGACAATATACTTAAATTGGTATGATTGAGGTAGCCTTATTTATATATTTATCTGGCGTTATCGCATCTATGGTTGTTTGGTCAATCAGGCAATTTAAAGGATATGCGAGTTTGGTAGAAACAATGTACTGCCCGATAGTATTTTTGTTGAGTTGGGTATATGTATTTGAAATTTTAAAGATTAAATAATATGTTGGAAGTTCAAGCAAGCGAAATAGTAACCGCCGACAAAATGAGAGGCGTGGGGCCGGCGAACATCCTTCTCACAGCCGGACCGAATCCGGTAGCTGAAGATCGTAGAGGTGTAGCTAAGGTAACGGCTGGTGGAGAGAGTAAGAACGTTACAATCACACAAGCTGCCGGAGAGCAGGTTGTTGTAATTCCTGAGTTCGATTATCTTGTTCTTAGGTACGGATGGGAATCGGAAGATGGTTCCGATTTTGATACTGCAACCGGTTTTACCAACACAGGCATATCAAATGTGGATAATAAGTACGTTGGATGGAGTAAGCAGTGGGCTACCACCCAACAACAGGTAGGTGATTACCTTATTTACGGTGGTGATAACATGCAGTCCGGTCTTGAAGGTGCGCTTATTAAGATGAAGACCTTGCTATCAGCTCCGGGCATGGACGAGTCGGAGCCTAATATCAATGCCGACATCTATGGTAATTGGTATGGGAATAGAGGGCGAGGAAATGTCGTTGTGTCTTTTACAGCCTACCTTGGAGGAGAGATGGTTAAACAAGGATTTAATTTCATTAACGAAGGTGGCGAAGAAGTTTATTCCGATAGCATTACTACCAACGTTTCGGCTCATGGTGAAACCAATTACCAAAATATAAAAGGTCTGTACACTAAGATGGGGACGATGGTCTACAATAAAGAAAAACGAGATTGTGTGATCGTAATAGGGTAATGGCATGGAAGATCTGTGGAGTAAATACGATAAGATAAAAGAAGTCTTCTATAGGGATTTCGTTTATGATTCCAGCTACACAGAGCAGGCCTCGTGCATCCCACTGTCGTCGGTGAAGAACGGGGTAGGCTGGGTCGGCGACGGAACCATTAACCTGGCTCAGTATCTCCAGTTCCTATACACGGAAATGGTTCTTGGTAACAAGACAGAAGATGATGTTCGTAATGCCATACTGGTGCTTACTCGTCTTGCCGATACTACTTATGATCTATTTTTTAATAGCAATAAAGGTATTTATTTCAAATTCGAAAAAGGATTTTTCTTAAGAGATGACATACATGGTGAAGACGCAAACAAATTTGGTCTTTCCAAAATAAGTTCAGGGTACACTAATGGTATAGAGTTAAAAGACGAAGACCCTTGCTTTTCTCCATTCACTTCACAAGATCAGATTTGGAATCTGGCTCCGATATTAGCTTTCTTATCAGAAAAAGGATTTGAAGAAGCCAGGCAAGCAGGATACGATATTTTTGAGTACGTTATTAGAAACAGACACAAGATATACAATCCTTATTACAGTGCCTTGCTTCATCATTGGACATTCCTTCCTGATATGGACACTGATAAGGTTAAGCCGTGGGATAGGGTTAGCAACCGTAACAAGAATCTTAAATACAAAGTTAAGGTTAAGAGAGGAGCTAACAATTGGTATTTCTCTGGAGGGTTCAGATGGGCTTTTAAGAAGTTTGGGGGCGAGTGTAGTACATTCTGGCATTGCCTATGGTATAAACCATTTATATTCTTAGCAGATAGAGTATATCATCCATACATATGTAAATGGTTTGGTATTAAGGTTAAGAATAATTCTTATTATTGTCTTGGATCCACAAATGAAAAATCATGGTACGGTCCTGGATTTAATAAGAGGCTGGTTAAGTTCTTTAATAAGTCTTTGGAAGGATCGGAGTTATTTATGCCTCATCTTGTCTTCTTGCAAGAAGCCGAATGCGTTGAAGGAGATAAACTCAGGGCCTATTTAGATAAATGGGAATGGGATGGTGTTAATTCACCTATTGAGTTTTTGATATTGTGTAACTGGTACAAAATTAAATTCGGAAAATGAAAATCTATTACAATTCTAAGATAGCTAAGTTGTTTACGTTCATTGACGGCTATAAAACAATTATGCTGTTTGGAGCCGTATTTACCGAACGTGATGCCATATCATTAAAGGCAGAATATCATGAAGGGACGCATTGTAATCAATATCAGGCGTTGTTTGCTACGGGCTTTATAATCATCTCAATCATAGCATTAGTATCTGGTCTTAACGGCCATGCAGGATGGTGGATGTTGTGGCTGCTTACTATCCCGGTATTTTTGTACTATGTATGGTATCTGGTTGAATACCTAATAAGATTGTGTATATACCGGAATCACAAGAAAGCATATCACAATATCGTATTTGAAAGAGAGGCCTTCGATCTTGAAAATGACTGGAACAAACCTGGTATATTTAGAAGAGAGTCTGAAGGGTTTAGTTTCTTGAAATATTACAGAAAGGAGTATTATTATGAGTAGGAGAAGATATTTTGAAGAACGAAGATCTGGTAATGGAGCTATTTATCATTGTATAAAAACAGAAATAGAACCTGGAGATAAAATCAGATTATTTAATTTAATGAATAAAATCAAATCCGATACAATTAGCCAGGATAAGATAAATAGTGTACTGAATCAGCTTAGAGAAGGAACAGCCTTTAATATTCATACTCAGAGTCCAGTTTCTTTTTTGCAACAGAGAGGGGTAGTATGTATCGCAATGATTCTTTCTTTGTATTTGTTTGATTATTTATATTAAATATAATTATATGATTTACAATAAGTTATTATATATAGTGGGGGGGGTAATTCCTGATATATTATGAGGCGTCGTTTTTCTTTTGATAAAAATAGGGAGCTTGAAGACTTTCTTATAAGGTTTTATCCAGCCGGGGATTACACATGGATAGTTCCTGATGGCTGTTTTCTCGTAGACGTTTTTTTAGTTGGAGGCGGAGGTGGCGGTAGCTCTGCCGGCGGTGGAGGTGGTTATACCAAGACCTTCAAATCTGATAGCAAAGGTTGGAAAGACGGAGAGGCTATTGCTGTAAAACCAGGTCAATCTATTTCTATAACAGTAGGAAAAGGAGGAGAAATGGTTTTTCAAGCTGAACAAAATAACCCTGGTAAAGAGGGGGGTTACTCTCAATTTATGAACTCGTCTTATAGAGCAAATGGAGGAAAGGGAGCTGATAAATGGAAGGGAGGAGATGGTGGTAGTGCCGGCGGTTCATCATATACACAAGATGGTGCTTCGGATGGTGGAGACACTAATGGAGAAGAGTATGGAGTAATCAAAGGTCAAGGTCATACCACCAGAGATTTTGGAGAATCCGGCGGTAAAAGAAATGCCGGTGGTGGGAGTGGAGAAACTTACACCGGAGTAGTATTCCAAGGAGGAATATCTGATTACAGTGAAGGATCTGGCACAGGAGGAGCAACAAAAGGATCTGGTAAAGGAGGTGGAGGTTATGGCGGCGGCGGCGGCGGCGTCAGATACTCTATGGTTTATGCTGGAGCTGGTGGTGATGGCACTGTTTTGATTAGGGGTAAAAGATATGTGACAAGGTGATTATCTGCCATTTTACGCTCACTTTGAAAGCCCATGATTAAATCTCTTTTGCTATCTTTGTGACAAACAGTTATAAAATGGCAGCAGAAGATAACAGAAACATAGCGGTTCCTCAAACAGGTATGAACCGAGATCTGCATCCGTCGAGTCTTACGGATCAGCATTATACGTTTGCCTTGAATGCCAACATCGAATCCGAGGATGGTAATGTTGGGATGAGATCTAATGAGCACAGTAATCTTAAATGCATTGATTTCGATGGGTTTAAGATTACTGGTTATAAGAATGATCTTACTTCAGGCAATATCTATTTTTTTATAACAAATCCTGAAACAGGCGTATCTAAAATAACTTATTTCAAGCCTGAATCCGATACAAGTATCTTATCCGACTCCGATCTAGAATCTATGGTAGAAGGATCGGAGTCGTTGTGTTCTGGCATGAAAACTTTGCTGGAAGACAACGAGCAAGATCCGTGCCTCAATTTCTCTATCTATCATCCTATAAAAACCATAGAAATAAAGACAGAGAAGTGTGGTAAGTGTATTTACTGGACTGACGATTATAATCCCCCCAGGTATGTTATTGTAGACAAGGCTCTGACTCCTGATGATGAAGGTGATATATGGTATCATTATCATGGGTATAAGATCTGTGATAAAGAATACGATAGGAAAAAGTTCATGCAGGAGAATGGTTGTTTTCTGGCGTGTGAGAAGCTTAGGGTGTTTCCGCTACTGGATCAGCCATGTGTAGAGCCGGTACAGATAGAGTACGGGGGCAGCCTACGCGCGGGCGTGTATCAGTTTGCTGTGGCTCTGTGTGATGAATTTGGCAACGAGAAAACTAACTATACTTCATTGACTAATCCTGTGCATGTATTCGATGAACAATATATTAGAATTAATGATGGGAAATGGGGAGAAAGAACTAATCTTGGTATAAGACTTAAGGTGTCTAATTTGGATAGGCAAGTTAGTCATTACAAGGTGGCTGTTATTCAAAACACTGTTGGATATAATGGTGAAACACAACCTGTAGTCGATTATTTCATAGAAGGTATTCATCCTATTACAGAGAAGACTATATACTATTATTCTGATCTTAATAATAAGAGGACAACATTTGAACACATTTCTTTAAAAAGAGCCATATATAATACATCAAGAGGAATAGTGTCAGTCGGAAACCGTCTTCTTCAATATGGTCTTACGGCAGAAAAAGAATGGAATTTACAGCCTGTAGTTTCTCTTATGGGGCATTTTCTAAAATGGCAGGCGTCGGTAGCTCACGAAGACCTGTATAAGGATGGTAATGCTTGCTCGTTGTATGTGGGATACATGAGGAATGAAGTATATCCTTTTTCTATCTCGTTTAAGACATCCACAGGATATAAAACTCCAGCATTCGTTCTTGTTCCCCCACCTTATGATAAGGCGAGAGAGGAAATGAACAAAGACAGTATCCCATACCAGTCTATAAACGCATATGCTCCGGATTGCTCAGGTGTTGATAGGAAATATGTATGGCAGTATAGCAATACGGCAGGAGATGGGGTATTGATTGACGACGATGCGGTTGTTATAGATGAAGAACAGAAAGAGTGTAACAACCCGGCTACTGTAGGTCAAACTGTTATAGTGGAAAGCAATTTCGCTACTTTTAAAGGGAAATCAAGATTTATTATCGATTATGATGATATTGTAGGAACCCCTATAAATTATTTGTCTGAAAATATAGGTCTTGTAGCTTGTAATAATAAGGAGAATGGAAACAATGAAAGACAGATATGTGATATAGCTACCAAATACAGAGAAGATGGAACACAGGATTATATGGAGCCAATTGATCATATTAGGTTACCAGAAATGGAAGGAGACTGCGAAGTACCTCATCGTCAAGAATCTATATTGTCAGCTCCAGTTCCACTAATGACAGGCCTTGTAGAAGATTATATCTATAAGGCTCTTAGCGAAATGGAACACGTCTCTACAGATTATCTATATACCACAGGAGGAGAAAATCAGAATAAGTATTCTGTGTTGTTTAATTACGAGACAATGGATTCTTTATCTGAATGGATGGAGGAAGCATTTTTTGGGTATAGCGCTGGCAGCATATCAGGTGATGGCAATCAACACCTTTGTTCTGAGTTTTATCCATACTTACAACCTGGATCTGTTTTAAAAACCGTGTCTGATGCTATATACGTATTAGATACCATGCCTTGTACATGCGGATGTTATATTGAGAGTTATTGCTCTGATCCTACTGTGTCAAGAACTGATTATAACAACTTTCAAAATTATAATTATCTTCTTGGAAGTTATATTCTTCATATAGATGGATGGAGCCAAAAGATAAATGGTGTAGGAGATTGGCGAGCCGGTAGATCTACCAGTACAGTCATAAATAATCAGTATAGATCAAAGAACGGACCCAGGTATTGTATTGAGCAATTTTGGCCTGAAGCTTCTGAGAAGTTGCAAGATATGATATATAAAAATTCGGATACCGGTATAGATGAAACTGATTGGAAATTTGAAGGGTATGTAAACAATGCTACATTTAATAATCCTACAGGGGATAAGCTTAGTATTGGATTCGCATCTGAATTTGTGGTATGGAAGTTTGTCAGAAATGTAATGACAAATGCAAGATTTATTAGGATTAATAGACCAGAAGAGTGGGACATAGAAGGTTATAAAGACGAGAACAAAGTTCTTTATCTTGAAGCTCTTGGAAAGGTAGATGGCATAATGGATGCTGTGTCTACCAATTACGTTCGTGTTTCTTTTTGGAAGGATGTTGAAACATGGTCCCCTCTTGGAATAGTACCAGTTGAATTTGATAGACCTGAGTATGAATCATCTCATTCCGTTATTGTTAACATAGCAAGACCGGCTTTCGGAGAAATAAATGAAGAGTTTTTTGATTCTATAGGTCAAAATTATTTTTATGTTACAATAGAATCTCCTATTGTAGCGGTTCCTTGGATAATGACGTTTAGACAAATTCAATTTTGTTCTTATAAAAATTATGATACCCCAGAAGAAGAAGAAGAAGAAGGAAAGAAGCCTTCCCGTGCTATTCTTGGAGTCGCTTTTGCTACAGGTAAAACCATATATCCTTATATTTTTGGTGTAAGAGAAAAAGAAATAAATAAGGTTGATTTGTCTGTTGATTCAATAACATTAAGATCGACGGTAGTATTTGCATCTAAATGTCAGACATGTGGAGATAGGCCTATTAATTGCAAGCCTCGTCCTTATAAATACGGGGATTTTGCATATTGGGAATCATCTGAGAAATATCCTGCTAATTTTGAACTTTATGATAGTAGTAGGATGAAAATAGACACAGGTAGATCTTATGATGATCCAAAAAAAACAGAAGCTTATTCTAATATTATGAATAAGTTAACAGAATATTATGGTGCTCCTTTGTCAGACAAAAATGGATTATCTTATTTCAAGGGTCATTCTTATGGAGGAGTAGATACTTCTACCGTATTTTGCCAACAACCTATACGTCATTACCGGTTCCCAGATAACAAGCATATACCTTTTATGAACAGTGATGAACGTGGATATGACATAGCTTCTGAAATATATCCGGTAGGTATTATGGTAGATGAGAACACCATACAAGTGTTTTTGGATTTTGCGGTAGATTCTGGTTTGATTACGCAACAACAAAGAGATACGATCGTAGGATATGAACTGTATCGTGGAGATAGGAGGCTAAATAGGTCGGTTGTGGCCTCAGGATTGGCCTACGATATGCTTAGATACATAGGAGACGATGGTAATGTAAATATCTATCCTAATTACCCATATAATGACCTATCACAAGATCAATATAATTATACGTCTGGCAAAAGAGACGAGTTTATATCCCATCCTTTCGACAAAGGAGGAAACGTGTGGTATTCATTTTGTTCGCCTGATATTTATTTCAACAAGCCCGAACTTCCAAATGAAGTATGTATAGACGGGTTTCAAAGAGGAATGTCTGTAGGCAGTTTTATACCTGTCGAAGATCATCCAAAATGGACTATCTTAGGTCCTGCCGCTTATACGATGGCTGCGTCACTTGCCGCAGTTGAATCAAGTGCCACAATAGCCGCTATGATAGCAGAAGAGCTTCAGATAAGGGCTCAGTCTGGATACATAGGAGGGTCGGCCGGTCTTACCGGAGGAGGATTCCTAACGAATCTAAGTGTGGCCATGCTGTTTTCTTCAATGGTGTCAACCATCAGTCAAACTCTTGCTAAGGGCCCGATATTGTACGGTAAGTACCGTTATGATTGGCTTAATACATTTATAAACAATGGACCAAGACGTAATCATGCATGGTATTATACTTCTGTAGGATTATATAATTCAATGATAGGTATAACGGACCAGGATAAGTATGAACGAAATTTTGCTCGTGGTTTATCTTCTGTTAAGTACATGAAGTCCGGTGTATATCCTATGATGGATGCCAGTATGTCATCTAAATGGGGAACCGGTAAAAACGATAATGAGGGACGATTCTTATTTGTTAATAATATAGATCGTGAATCTTCGTTATTTTTATCATTTGGTGATCCAGGTGAAAAAGGAGATGGTAAATCGAAATATTTATTGGAATATCCGAACTATGTCTACAACTACGACAGTAGCCGTATAGATGATTTGGTTATTGCTGGAAGAGATGTTGTAGCAGGAAGAACATTTGAGCAATCCAAATCAGTTTCATACATCTGTTCTCCGTATATGAGGCTTATGAGATATAGGCCGGATCAATATGGTCAAATAGAAGATATAAAATGGATTTCCATAGGTGGATGTGGATTTTTCACTAATGAAAAGAAACTGATGTTCGGTGGTGATACGGTGATAACCAGATTTTCATTAAAGAGAAAATTTCCTGTTTTTTATAATAGTGCTTTTGGTATTGGAGATATGATACCTTTCCCTTACATGGATTATAGAAATGTAGGGTATCCAAGATATTTTGTTAATTATGATACCGGAGAAGACGCTCTTGAGACGATAGATAACGAACGTTTCAATAGTTGGACATCATCTAATAAAGGAAAATATGCTTTTTACCCAAATAGGAAGAGCTTGTATGAATTGAATGGTGACACCTCTGGTAAGTATGTAGATGGCAGATTTTATACATGGTTCTATGGTATTCCTCAGTTCCTTGTAGAATCTGAAATAAATTGTAATTTCAGATTAGAGGGCCCTCAGCCTCATGAATTATTCTATCCAAAAGTAGGAGATTTTGTTTGGTGGACACAAGAAAAGAACGTATCTATCCATAGAGACAATGATTACAAGATAAGTCCTATCTATTCATCAAGAATGACATTAACACCTAATGTATTGCCGGCAACATACGAACGTCGTTTTTATGATTGTGCTTACCAGCGACCTAATGGTGTTATATGGAGTAGGGCTGACGTATCTGAAAACAGTCAAACAGATCCGTGGCTAACGTACAAGCCTATGGACTATCATGAGTTCCCAGCCAGCAACGGGAAGCTTATTCACATGAAGCGTATTGAATCCGATCAGATTCTTGTCAGGTTCGAGGATCAGGTTTCACTCCATAACGCCATAGACGTAATCAAGGAGCGCACCTCCCCAGGGCAGGCTGAGATGGGCACCGGCGGTCTGTTCGCGTCCCGTCCTCTGGAGTACAACACGACCGACCTCGGTTATTCTGGAACCCAGAGCACTGAAATAATTAGTTCAGAATTTGGTCACTTCTGGGTAGATACTAAAAGAGCACAGGTGTTCATGACCGATCCAAACGGACGTAATCTTAAGGAACTTAGTGTAGGTATCAGGCATTGGCTTAAGCGTCATCTTCCGTTTAAGATTCTTAGATACGGAATAACTAATATCTTAACCGGTACAGAAATGACAGAAGAAGATACGGATAATAAATTTATAGGTCTTGGTCTGTCTCTTGGATGGGATAATAGGTATAAGAGGGTACTTATCACGAAAAAAGATTATATACCTGTTAAGAACCCGGCATATTACAAATATGATGGTGGAAGGTTCTTGTATAATGAAACAGAGGTGTTGTCAAACGATAAGGAAATATCCTTAAAAGACGAACAGTATTTTAAAGACGTGTCGTTCACTATCGGATATTCGTGTCTGAAGCAAGAATGGATATCGTATTACTCATTCTGCCCTGACTATTATATAGAACAGCAGCAATATTTCCAAACAGGAATAAACTTCCCGGCATCAGATGAAGAAGGTGGCTTATGGAGTCATTTGCTGACGAATAAGAGCTTCCAAACGTTTTATGGAACAACATATCCATTTATATTAGAAGTGCCGATAAAAGAGAAATATAACGGTTCTACGCTGGCTTCTGTTGAGTATGAGCTTGATGCAAGAAAATACGTTGATGATGTGAATTACACTCTTGACAGGAAAGTAGGTTTAGATACGATAACTATCTACAACGACACAAACAACTCAGGTGAAATTCATCTTGTTCCAGAAGAAAAGAATAATTTAGCACAACGTATATCATATCCGAAGATCGTAGGTGACCATACTGAGGTCCTGGATACTGAGGTATATAGAAGACATAAGTTAAACGACTTCTTTAATAGAGTTGACGATGACCGATCTGAAACACCTATCTGGATCAAGGACGATAACGATATAAATAAGTCGGTTAATCCTGATTCTCTTAATTTTAGACGGTCATGGCTTGATAGGTTAAGAGGAAGTTGGATACTGATGAGGATAAAGAAAGTAATTAGCAACCGGAAGATTATATTCCAGTGGTTTATTTATGAAGATAAGATTAAGAATAGATAAATTACAATATTCAATAAGTTGAAAATAAGTAGTTTTTATTTTGTGATTTAATAATAGTTGAACATATTTGTAGCGCCTATCGATCCATCGCGGACAGGTAGGCGCTTATTTATTAACAATAAAACGATGTAAAATTATGAAAAGTAACGTGTTATTGCAATCAGAAAGCAGAGAATTGTTGGGTAGAAACATTTCTGTTATGTCAAAAGACGGTTTTGTGCGTATGACAGAAGTAATGGAAGTATTATCGCAGAAGAGAGCTGCTATGGGGTTGGAGCCTAAAAGACTTGATCATTTAATGTCTACGTCGTCTTTTCAAGAGAAAATGAATGCATTGATTAAAGAATTGAATATCAATGAATTGACTTGTACTGTACGATATCGTACACTCAAAGATAACTCATTGAATATAAGTAAATTAACTGATTTGAAGAAATATGGAATGGCATACAGGAGAGGAAAAGGAAAAGATCAAAAATGGTTTGTTAATCCGTATTTTTTTGTTATGATAGCCTTAGAATTAGATCCTGAAATATATGCTAAGGTTATATTATGGCTTACCAACAACTTTATAGAAAATAGAAATATAGCTGGTGAAGCTTACATTAAGATGTGCAAGTCTGTTTCTTCTTTAATAAAAAACAAAAGCGAATTATCTGATAAGATAAAAATAGTAGCCAAAGCCATAAATTTTATTGTTTTCAATAAATATGAAGATGGGATTAGAAATTTTGCAACGAAGAATGAATTAAATGAAATAATATCAATAGAAAATGCGGTTGGAGCTATAATTGATGGAGAGTTCGTTCATTCATTTGAGGAATTAAGAATGTATTTAGGCAAAGAGTGGAAAAAGAAATGGGGTAATCCTATTATGACCCTAAATTGACACGCTTTTTTTTATTATGTAAGAAAGTTTTTGCAAGAACTTAAATTTGATAGCCGTAGGATGAGTAACATCATTCTTCGGCTTTTTTTATTTACCTTTGTTGAAAAACAGTTTGTCATGAAACAGGTATCGTATAAAAATGACATATATCCCTACAATATAAGGGTATTGCTTGGAGCAGATGAAGAGTATATAGTAAAGACGTTCGCCAACCTGGAAGTAGAAGATCGGAGCTGGGAGGGGTGGACTGATGATTATGGTGGCAGAACTATTTTCGTAGGAAACCGAACCAATCACAGGAAAGAAATATGTTTCTTATTTCATTCACTGTCTAACATGGATGTGAGGACCATAGGACATGAATGTCTGCACGGTCTTTCTCTGTATTGTAAGTATCTTAATATAAATTACAGTTTTGAAGCCGGAGAAGATGAGCATGCCGCCTACCTGATGGGATGGTTGGTTGACAGAGTTTGTGATGCTTACCATAAATTCAAGAAGGAGGAAGAGAAAGATGGCAAAGAAGAATAAGTCAGATTGGAAGCCTTCAGAAAATATTCTTAAATATTTGAAGTCGTGGGAAAAGTTTAGGTCAAAACCGTATGACGATGGTGAAGGAAATATTACTGTCGGATACGGATTTAACTTGCCTCACCTTCTTAAAAAATACAGAAAAGGTATAACGGAAGAGCAGGCAGATAAAGAATTTGCAGGCGTAGTAAATACGTTCGTTCCTGAGTTTAGGAAGCTTACTCCAAACTTTGATAGTTTAAACAATAATCAGCGTGATGCTCTTTTTAGCTTGTATTACAATGCCGGGGCTGATACTTATATGAAAAGTCCTAAGCTATTCAAATATCTTAAAGAAGGAGATTTTGATAAGGCGGTTAAGGAAATAAACCATGACGAATGGAAAGACGACATGGATGGCCAGAAGAAGCGCCGGGCCTTCGAACGCCTGGTGTTCTCTACACCGACAGACCAGCCTTGGACGGTGGATGACGACAGTAACTACGTCCTGGTTGAAAACAAGCCCGTAGAGGACAAATCTGTAGGAGAAGGTACTGATGATTCAAAATACGAAGACGCTCGTCATGTAGCCGCAAAATACGGTGATACAGGGTATGTAGGTAGAGGCTATGATGGCAAGAAGGTTAGAGTATCTGATTCTATTATTGAGTCGGTAGGGATATCCAATAATGCCGATCCTAATAAATGGTATGAATCCGTTAATCCAATATTAGACACTGATCCTATTAGTTTGATCGCCGATTTTATTCCTACTATGAAACGTATGTTGGATCCTAATAGGGAGCGATCAGGGGAAGATACAGCCACGGATTTTGAAGAAAAAATGTGGAAGGCTTACACTGATGGAGATATAAGTAGATTGCCGGCAAGCAAGTATCGTTTTGATAACGATGATGATGATGCTCAGTACGTAGGATTGCCTCAAGAACAAGCTATTTTGATACAATCTTTATTAGATAAAGAGTATATGAACAACATGCTTGACGAGGCATATAAGGATGCTGATGAAAAAAGTAAACAAAAAATAAGAGATTATAAGAAGGTACTTGATAAACTAAATAAAAATATATTTGAAAATCCAGGAAAATGGATTTTAGTAAATGAAGGCGTAAGTCCATTTAGAGAAGAAGTATATGGTGACAATTTTGAAAAAGTAAACGAAACTTCTGGATTGGGTGCGTTGAAGAATTTCAGTGTAAGATGGGATCCGGATGCTGGTATGTTGGATGTGAAGGATGATTATGATTTTAGTCGAAAGAAGATAGCGGAAGACATCATACCGGAAAGGGATGTCCCTCTTAGAATAAGAGAACGTATCAAATACGATCCTAAAAAAGGTAGTGTGCTTCGAAATAATGATAAGGCTTTACCTAAAAGGTTTGTAAGGAAATACGAAGAAGGTGGAGAAGCTAAACATTGGTGGAGTGATACAGACAAGAGAGATGAGATTATAAAAAGACAAAATGACAATGGAGAGTGGCAAGAAAAGAGGAGGAGATTACTTGAACAAGCTCATTCAGATCTTGAAAAAGGTGAAATTAATGAGGACGAATTTAGAAGAATAGCCGGGTTTTCAAATATACTTGATATTGCAAATCCTGTTATATCAACGTTGGGTATAGTAGATGATGTAAGTAAGATGGAGGAAGGCGGCGTGATTGGAAAACAGCGTGAAGCATATGAATACTTTACTGGAAAGAGAGGCATGTCTAAGATACAGGCGCTCGCCATCATAGGTAATCTCATGGCTGAATCCGGTCTTAAAGACGACATATACGGAGACAACAAAACATCATATGGCATACAGCAATGGCACAATGAGCGCATGGATAAGTTATTCAAGCACGCCAAAAAGAAAGGTCATTCTACACCAACATTCAAAGACCAACTTGAGTTCTTAGCTGACGAATACGAAGGGAAGACCGGATATTCTAATTTCTTATACACAAGAAAAGGAAAAGAAGGACCAGGGTATTACAACTATAGCCGGCAGGATTTTATGAACGCCGATAACCTGAAAGATGCTGTAGTAGCTTGGAACCAAGGAGCAGGACGTCCTCATAAAAGCGTGATACGAAATGATGACCGTTATAACTATGCTATGGAGGTTGCTAAAAATCTTGGTTTGGATATTGAAGAAAATTCCGTGTCTTCGTATGGTCAAATGGGATTCGGAGATGATGGAGAAATAGCAGCATCGGTAACACTTCCAGAGGTAGAAGTGGCAGCCGCCCTCCCTAACCCGGAAGCCCCTTCCCAGGAAAGACAGTCCGAGGAAGAGAGATTCCGTACATGGACTGAAACGTATGGTAAGGACATCGTAAATCATTTACTGACGTTAGACGGGAAAAAGGATGGTGATGACAGTGATTACAGCATGATGTATAAACAGCATGAAAAAGAAAGCGAAGAGGATAAGAAAATGGCTTTGATTAATGCCGTGCTTCCAAATATTCAGCTTCGCATTAAAGGCGTCACCGAAAATTAGAACAAGACTGTATTTCTTTTACATTAATAAATTCAAGCCGGATTTGAGACTCGTTACACGGATACCGAAGGTTGAAGAACGATATCAAGATAATCCGGTTTTTTTGTGCGATTTCGTGAAGGATGGAACTATCATCGCCTTGGTTTAACAGAACCTTGGTTTAACAGAACAGACCTACGTACTTCCACTGTCCTGACGGGCATGGACGCCCGTCTCGCCTACAAACCTGCCTAATTCTCCACTGGCTACCTAATATAATTATTAATAGCCTTGGTTTAACAGAACAGACCTACGTACTTCCACTGTCCTGACGGGCATGGACGCCCGTCTCGCCTACAAACCTGCCTAATTCTCCACTGGCTACCTAATATAATTATTAACGTCACTCCATCACCTATCTCCCTTCAGTCGATAGGTTCAGTCGTTTTTAAATATTATATGTTCTTTCGCATCGTTCCCTTCGGTCACGATACTCAATTTTTTAACACAATTAGGCTAACAATACAATGACGGAAAAAGTAATTTGTCAATCCGTTCACTCACTTAACTCCCTTCGGTCGTCAAGTTCATTCACTGAAAAAGTAATTTGTCAATCCGTTCACTCACTTAACTCCCTTCGGTCGTCAAGTTCATTCACTGTAAACAATTATATGAATAAATGATAAAGTATATAAAATAATATAAATAATATAATGGATAAGATCATTGAAAATGGTCTTAATATTAAGGAAAACGAAGACTATTCATAGGCGTAGTTTTAATTCAAGATTTGTTGTCCCACCCCTGACGGTCAGGCGGTTACGTTTAGACCCGTTATTTCGTCTCTTTTCCAAACTGTCATAAAACAAAAAACCTTGTATCCTATTTCTCTCAAACCGGATACAAGGCCGTGCATTTTCTTCTTTGATCGTATGATGAAAAACCATATCTTTGCACTAAAACAAACACAATATGGACACAAAGTTAAAAGAAATAACAGATCCTCACAAGTTACACGACAAGCTCTTTAAGAAAGAGCAGGTCTCTCCGATAGAAGTTATATACAATAGCTTCAGCAACTTAGGGTATAATGTAGTACGCCGTCCAGCCGGTCAGTGTTTAGGCAACTTGAGATATTTTAATCTATTTTATGACAAACATACTCATCATTTTTATCAGAAAGACAGGAAGTTGAGATATTGTAGCAATTTTCTCATATCTGATTATTGGAAAGATAGAGTGCGATGTTTCATAGTTTGGAACTTTGGTTTTGGAAGATTCTTCCCATACAAGGACTTCATAGAGGCTATGGTTTATGACTATCTTCGATATGGAAGAAAGTCAGTTCCTTATCTTAAAAGCGTGCAAGAAGCCGAAGAAAAGTGTGTAAGGTTCTATATCCGGTCTCAGATAGATATGCTCCGTAAGGAAGGATATGCCGCTTATCGGGCTAAGTTTAAAGAAGAACGTCCTCAGTATTTTATTGGAGACGATAGGACGGTGTTTAGGTGCCTTGACAGCTCTTTGAAAAGAGAAGAAAAAATCGCCGCATGTGTAGCTCATAAAAGGGCTTTAAAAGAAGGTATTATAACTTCCTTTATCAATCATCTCAAGAAACATCCTACCACCTTGTATTCGTGGTTCTCGTCAGAGGTGGACAGTCAAGGAAAGGACAGGCTTTGTCTATCTGAAAAAGCCATTAATTATCTTAATAAGAGACTGGCTCGCAATGGGTTAAAGTCTCTTTCTGCATCATATCTTTTTAGAACGTTTAGAAAAAGGGTGAAGACCTTGTTCGGTTCCAATGTCAGGTCGTTCTTGAATAGCTGTCTGATGTCTGTTTCAACAGAAGAGGTTTTAACTAAGTCTATGAAAAAAATAGATTCCAAGACGGTGCTATTTTTGTACAAGAGAGTGCTTAAAAAATATCGCATGGCATGCGGTCTTAAGTACGATCCTGATTCGGGCGGTTTGTCTGTCATACGTCCCTGATTTTTAAACCTGTTGCATAACGTTGGATTTTTTCGTTCGTTTCTCTTATCTTTGTGAAAAAAGATGATATGAGATTACGAATCATAAAAAATCGTCCGGTATTCGCTCCTGGTGGTAGTGTTCAGTATGTTACACAACAGGCTGATACGACATCTAATCCTTATATTGATATGGATATGTCCAATGTTCCTGGTATGAGTGAGATAAATTCGGAAATAGACATGATGGAGGCGGGATTTGACAATATTATAGGTCCTGACTATTCTACTATAAAAATGCAAGAACCTTCTATTCCGACTATGAATGTAAGTAATAACAATACGTTCGATCCTAAGTCTATGACCAAAGGAACTATTGTTAGTGTTGATAAAGAAGAAAATCAATCAAAAGAAAAGCGATCACAGGATGGAAATCCTCTCGATCCTATGACTATCCCATATTACTCACCCGACCTAACCAGCAGAGCTCAGATGTTCGGATCCAGCCTTGGCAGGATACGAGCTGGTAATAAGGTGGGCGCTAACGTGGCTCAAGCTGCCTTATCTGGTGTTAGTTTAGGATTAGGTCTTACCCGTAATATCATGGGAGCTTCATCTGCTGCATATGCTGCCAGCAGAGACGAGCAGGCTGCAAGGGAAAAACTTGCCAAGGAGCGTCGTCAGCAATTCATCAAGTGGGAACGTGAAGGTGGTGGCGTGAATTTAGGTAACGGTCAGAAGATGGATACGTCCGATATGACTGGAGAATACATTTATCCTCTTCCTAAATCTATGGAGGATAATGCTAACGTAGAGATAGAGAAAGGCGAGTATGTGCTGACTCCTGACTCCGTAGGACCTATGGAAGCCAAAGGGAACAGACATGAAGATGGTGGCACTCCCGTTGATTTGCCTGAAGCTCATATTATTTCAGATTACCGTACTATCGATGATGATTTTGCTTCTTATATTAGAGAAAATTACGGTATTAAGGCAACGTCTAAAGATACGTATGCTACACTCCTTGATCGATATAAGAAAAAGATTGGTTTGTCTGATAAGTACGAAGATCAGGAGCGTGTATATAAGAGATTGGGGAAAAATGAAGATGTAAAAGATAAAAATACATCTAATCTTAATGCTTCTATTCTTTCCAAGTACGTCAATGAAAACCAGAAAGAGATAGACGAGCTTGAAGCACAATTTCGTTCTTTCGCTGAAATCGTTTATGGCAAACAGGAAGAATCTAAGCGTAACGAGAAGATGGATGCTTTTTTCAGGGATGGCGGGGTTGTTGATCTGAATCAGGTAAAGAAACAAGCCAAGGCTTTTAATATTGCAGAATCAGATGCCAAGAACTGGATATATGACGAGTATGTTAAGCAAACCAGAAAAATGGCTGAAGGTGGACCTACTCAGAAGGAGCTGGAGGAACTTAGAAAGAATGCTATCGGCTACAATAAGCTTATCAATCAGTTATTTGGACGAACTCTTAATATGACTGTATCTGATGTTAGCGGTCGTGAGCAGATTCTTAATCCTGATTCCAGTGTAAATGCCAATCAGAATCTACAACATAGAAGTAATTTAGGATACGGCAGGGTAAATAATAAGGCGGTATCTAATTTGCTCGACGTAAACCGATGGGCTAACAAGTACAATACGGATGGTGATTTTGATACAGAAGGTTTCCAGAAAGGATACAACAGGCAATTAAATGCATTGTGGGCGTTAGCTGATGTAGGTGCTATCACGAATGCTGATGCAGCCAAGAAATTCAGAGATGAGTACGGATTCTGGGGCCAGGATGCCGGAAGCTACGGAGGTAATCAGGCTTATAATTCATTTGCCGTAGATGATAAGTTTGGTCAGACAACAGCCACCCGTTCTTATTATGGATTGGACGTTGTTTCGGCAGAGCAAAAAAGATTGTTAAACGAAAAAGGGATAAAGAATTATGTTGACTTATTTGGTGATAAATCTGATGCCGCTAAGAAGATTCTGGGCTCCGATTATAATAAGTTTGTTGCTTTAAGAGATAGTGGGTTAATGCCGGAAATAGACTTCGTTCTTGAGTCTGTTAAACCAGAAATGAAGCCTATTGAGGCCGGTCCCATAGCACCAGACCTTACACCGCCTAAGATTGGATCTCCTGGAAGGATAGAGGTAAAACCGAAAGCAAGTACGCCTGCGACTGCAACCGACACCGATACAGAGGAGGTGGTTGAAGACAACGGACCTAAAGGACAGGGCAGACCGGCGGCGTTCGGTCCTATCTTCCCGGAAATGCTGAGAACCCTTGACACTGGCTTGGAAATAGAAGGTCTGGAAAGACATCAGGCTCCGAGAATAGACCCGGTTCTTCAATCTGCTGATCAGTATATCAACGAGCTCAACCGTGCGACATCGGCTCAGTTAGACGCAGTAGGTGACGTGCCAGACTCCCAGCGGGCTGCTATTCTGGCTAATATGAACGCCATAGCTGGAAGCAATATAGCCAAGTACGTTAATGAAGTAAATTTCAATAACGCAAGGCAAATAAACGAAGCTGACAGGTTCAATGAAATGGCTTATGTTCAGACAGATGATAAGAACATAGCAGAAAGGCAACGTTATGAATCTGGGTTGTTGAAAGCTATGGCTATAAGGGATGAAAATCTTGCTCGTTATTATGACAGTATAAACAGCGAGATACAGAATAAGTTTAATGTTCGAACTTCATTAAATACCATAGCATCCATAGCTCCAAATATGAGAATGCTTCCAAGTGGTCAAATTATTTACGTTCAAGGCAATCAGGATGTGATGAATATGGGTGATTATTCCACTCCTTACTTGAGAAGTTTAAATGAAGAAGATGATGAAACTAAAAGAAGAAGGAGGACCAAATAGTGGCTTCACAATATAGTATTTTAAGGCAATATGCCCCGTATGTTAGTCCTTACAACATAGATCTTGTTAAGGACGTCATGATGTACAAACAGCAGAAGGTTGATGCTGCTCGTGAAAAGATCTATACCCAGGTAGATTATCTTATGGGTCAAGAGATAGATAAGCCTGAAGCCCGAGCTTATATGGAGGATAAGATGTCAGGTGTGATTGCTAACATCAATCAAAAATTTAAAGGCGTGGATCTTTCTTCTGATGGAGTTACGAGAGCCATACAAGGAGAGATTAGCTCGGTGCTGGACGATACGGTCATTAACGCGATTGCCGGCACAAAAGAAGGCAAGAGGGTTATGAAGGAAATAGAATCTATAAAACAGAATCATCCTGAACTTTATTCTCCTATTAATGAATGGCATGCTTTGGATCCTTATTACAAATGGAGGTCGGATGGTAAAGCAGGATCAAGGTTAGGAGGTCTTCATTATTCTCCTTATGTAGATTACACTAAGGAGATAAATAAGCAGGTTAGTGACTTTAGGAAAAACAACGAAGGAAAGAAGATTCAGACAACAGAATATGATGTTAAAGGTAATCCTACTGGTGGGATTATAGAAGTCAACGTAGATGAACTTACAGATTCCCAGATAAGGAATTTTGTGTCTGCTAACTTATCTGAAAACATGAGGAATCAGATGAGAATAGAAGCATCGTACATGGCAGCCACCAATCCGGTGTTCAGTAATCCGGATTTGGTTAGTCAATACATTGGGTCTTATGTCGAAAGATACGATAGACACATAGGAGCATTGGAAGCGAAAAAGAAATCAGTAGGTGACAACAAGAGTATTATTGATCGTATTGACAGTCAGATACAGGAAGCTAAAAATCAGAAAGCAGAAGCCAAGAGGGAGGCAGATATGATAATAGCTTCGTCTGATCCGGTAGCGGCTGCTAATTTTGTTGTTACCAATAATCTTTTCGATAAGATGACTGATGCATGGAGATACGACAATACAAGTTTTGAAAGGAAGAAAGATGATCTTTATTTTGCGAGGTTAGAAGAGGATAGGGCTCAGCAAAAGTTTTTGACTGACAATGCTAAGTCTATGGTTGAAATATCGTTGGCAAAAGAGAAACTTGCTCAGGCTAAGATTGAAACCGAATACATGCGTACTTACGGTGCCAAGATGGGAACTGAAAGCTCATCCGCAGGCACAACAGGAGCAGGCGGTATGAGAGTACCGATGGCTCCTATGGACGGGCCTACGGCTATTAACTCTGGAACGGGTAAGACAGGATCTATTAACTTGGCTAATATTCCTTATGAGTTACTTAAATCTCATTCTACAGATCGTAAAGCTAATTTATTGAAATTATATAATTCATTATCTCCTACAGACAGAAGCAATATCGTTGCAGCATCATACGAAGAAGAAAAAACTGATCCAGGATTGTATGCTAATATGACTCCTGAAGAGCGGATATATTCTTATTTAAAAAACAATGGAGGTCAGAAAAACGGATATTCCGGACAAGGAAATAACAGATTATCTGAAGCTTATGATGCTTTACTTCTTTCTGATTCTAAGGCAAATGGAGCCACAAAGGCTATAAATAACATAACTGATTATCAAATCGATAACATAGTTACTGAAAAAAATAAGGATATTATCAGGAAAGTTCGTAATGCTAAGTTTATGAAAGGAAATTCTTTTATGAATCTTACCGATACAGATGATAAGGCTGGAGCTTTCCTACTCGCCACGGCCATAACAACTGGCGTATCTGATGCCGTAGGGTTTAGAGAGTACATGATGGATCCTTCAAGAGGAATAGATATTCTTAGTGCTATATCTCCGTCATTAGGAGCTAAGGCGAGTGCCGGCAAGTTGGGGAAAAACATATCTGATGCTATTACAAGCGAGAATAATGGTTCTTCTACTGGTACGTTGGCTCTTATTAATGGAATGAAGAAACTCAATGGTGATCCCGATTTTAATATATCCGATTATATGACTATAGATAAGGATGGTGATATAGATTTAAAAGATTATCAGGAAGGTGAACCATTGACTATTACCCAGCTAAGATATGCTGAGAAAAACAGTAGGGTGTCTGATATGATAGCAGGTCAGATGCAGGATGAGATAAAAATGTCTGTATCTCCCGATCAGATTTCTGATAAGTTATCTCAGTATCATTACCTTGATTCTTACAAAAGATACAATTGGAATGCCGATTCACCGGAAAAGTCTTTGCAGAAGGCTCAGTTTAGAAGATTGTCTGGTTACATGGCAGGAAAGGTAAATAATCTGGATCCTACTGCTATTAATGCCATTAATATGGATGCCGAGATAGATAATGGCACTGTTAGAAGATTCTTGACTGCTCAAGTAGGTTCCGGTGAAAATTCTTATGTTACAGAAAGGGTTGAGATTACGAATGACGAGCTTCTTAAGGCCGGTATAGATCCTTCGGTCGAGGAGCGTAATTATCCGGTGGATGGTTACAAATCAAGTTTTGGAACCTGTGATTTTGTAGATACCGGAAAGAAGGAAGGTTATTCTTATGATAAGTATCTTATACGTAATGGCCTTCCCCGTTTGGCTTCTAAGGCTGATGTTAAGAATGATCTTTATGATATAGTAAAGGTGCATGGTTCTTACCTTAAGCCAGAAGAAATGAATGTTGTTAAAACCCTTGTTGATAATTTTATTGACATGTCTGACAACATATCAGTTCAGTTGGAAGGAATGGATGACAGGGGTTCGAGAGAGGTAGCGGTCAATTTCTATGACAAAAGGACTAAAAATTCTAAAAATCCTGCATTGTTGTTCTCGGATTTTGTTCCTTTGGATCCAGGTAATGATGAGTATGCGGATTACTGGAATAGCATTCACCAGAAGTGTCCTCAGTATTTCTTTGTAAAATACGTGAAGGAGGCTGTTCAAGAACGTCTTGATCAGATGAGGGATCCGTATATGAGAGGAATAAATATCACGCCCAATATGAATGACAAGTTTAGTAAGTTGAACGATTTTTTGCAAAAAATTTATGGCTGATAACAACATAGATAGATATAATCCTGCTGCTAAAACCACTTACGAAGATGTGGCAAGGCAAAGGAAATTAGCCGAAGAAGAGAATTACACTCCGGCTACATTGCCAGAGACGACAACGCCTCTGGTTCCTAATTATATGCCTGGTGAAGGTGTGTATGCCCAACCTAAATTTCCAGATTACGCATCAAGGATAGCTGCTGCCGAATACGAAGAGCCGTATATAGCCAAGGAGATAAGCAACAGCTACTCGGAGGCACTGGCTCGTAACAGCTACAGGGGGGCTACACCTGCACCGCCGCCTCTTAATCCTTATGGACCGAAGGTAAGTATCCGTGAAAGTCATCAGATGGGTAATGATGGGGTATGGCGTACAAAATATCCCAACTATATTCCGGGTATAAATAATGAGGATTATTATGCCAGGAGACAGAGCGGATGGAGTAAGTTTTGGAATGGTGTAGGTAAATTCGCTTTAAAGTCCGCATTGTACGGTGCGCAAGGAGTTGTGTCATTGCCTGACAAACTTATCAATATGGCATCTGAGGGAAGTTACAAAGCTGCGTTAAATACTAACATGGATAAGTTTGTAGGTGATCTTGACCAGCAAATAGACATGCTTCTTCCTCATTATTACAAGAAAGAGGTAGAAGATTATAATTTCGGTCAGAAGCTTTTTAAGGATACCGGTAATTTCTTATGGAATGATGTCCTTGGTAACGGTATGTCTTTTACCGTAGGAGCCATGATATCAGCGTACATGACCGGAGGACTTGGAGTTGGATCATTGGGTAATATAGGTGCTAAATTAGGTGGAAGAATCGGAGCTAAGTTAGCAGCAAGGCAAGCTGCTAATAGGGGCATAGGAAGCCTTAAAAGCGTGTTTAACGACTATGTGAGAAAAGGAGTTGCTACCGGAAGAAATGTAGGGGAGGCGGCTAAGACCATGACGTTGTTGGCTACCAGTGCTGGATTCGAGTCATCGGTCGAAGCAAATTCTTTTATGAAGCAATCCGAGTCTGATTTCAAGGATTATTATCGTAAGATTTATGGTCGTGATCCCAATGCAGAGGAAATGGCTGTTTTTCGTAATTCTAATGCTGATGTAGGTAGTGCTATATTTGCCGCCAATATGGGTATCGTAGGATTATCCAACTGGCTTCTTTTTGGTAAGTATATAGGGTTAGAAGGCAAGGCTATACCAGGGTTGGAAAAGAGGCTCAACAAGCATTTATTTGGATTAGGGACGGAAGTTGCGAAGCCGGGAGAGATGGCTATTAAAATAACCAATCCCAATATAGGACAAAAGATAGCAGGCAATGTTTTCAATATCATGAAAAGGCCAGTGTCCGAAGGCTTATGGGAAGAAGGATCTCAAGGTGCTGTTCAGAATACGGCTGAGGAATATGTTAAGTCAAGATATGATAATGTAGCCATGAACGGAGCCGTTGATGTTCTTGATGCTATTTCTGAAGGATTTAAAAAGCAATATACGTCTAAAGAAGGATGGACTGAAATAGGAATCGGTGCTATTATCGGTTCTTTGTTTGGTATGAGAGAAGGCTTCTTTGGGGTGAAAGAGTATAGTAATAGTCAGATCTTGCTGGAAAGGCAAGTGAATGAATATAACAAAGCATCTTCTAATCTTAACACGGCGGCTTTGAATACGTTGAAAAAATCAATGAGTTTAGGGCCTCAAGTTCGTTCCGATGCCCAGTCTATGACTGGTAAGGAGCTTGATGATGCTATGTTTGAAAAGATGTCTATTGACAACCAAATGGGAACCTTAGAGGATTCGGCTGAAAATTTCCGGCAGATGATTGATATGATGCCTATTTCGGAAATAGCCGAAGCTAATGGAATGTCTTTGGAAGAGGCAAAGAAATACAAGGACTCTATTATTGATAATTATAATAATCGTCTTTCGGATTTCAGATCTGCCAAGAGTTTTGCCGAAGATCTTATAGGTGATGATTCTAAGATTGAGTTTAGGAAATACGTGGCTCGTAATGCTTTTCTTGGTCTTCAATCGGAATCAAGAATGAAAGACATAGCTTCTGTCATAGAAACGCTTTCGGGGCAGCCTCGCGTGGCGGATGCTCTAAGTACGTTCTCCCGGCTGTCGGACAGGGCAAGGGAGCGGGCGATGGCTATCCGTGGCATACGGTCAAGAATAGAAGAACTTGAATCCGAAATAGAAGATCTTGCTACCCGCCCTCGCAACGTAGAAGGGAAAGATCCACAAGCTGAATCCATACAACGAAAAACCAAAGAATTGGAAAGCCTTAGAACCAATTACAACAATTCGTTGTCTGAGTTATCAACGTTAATAGGAAAAGAGTTTTCGATAGAAGAGCTGGTAAGTAAAACCGAATCTGTTTTATCATCTCCTCTTTCTCCCATAAGTTCACAAGATGTGATAGAAGCCTATGATACGCTTGTGGCTTTTGATGATTATTTTAATGTAAAATCAAGACAGGAAAAGAAGTTTACAGCCAAAGACAAAGCCATGAGATCCTTGGTAAATGAATACCGAAGAAGTTTGATGGACTATAGGAATATGAATAACTTCTTGTCTAAGATGCTTGATAAAAGATTCTTAGCTGAGGAAAACAGGGGGTTTTCAAAAGCGCTGTCTTCTCTATGGTCTACTCCTTATAAAGGGGATGACAAGGTTCCTGATTTTGCAGAGTCTAATAAAGTTGGTGAATATGACACTGATGAGGTAGTAGATCAAGCTGTGTCAGAAGGTAAGATTTCGGAAGACGAAGCTTGGACTATCAAGGCTTTTATGCATGCTCTTGATAAAGTAAGGGAAGATAGGATGAAGGAAGCAGAAGATGATATAAAAGAGTCACCGCTTACGGAGTCTGTATCGGATGAAGATTATGAGGCTGCTATGGATAATCCTATTATGGTTCCGGCCGTAAGGCAGTCTATAATTGATAAACTATATACAGGTAATGCCGATCTTCTTACTGAGAGAGAAAAAGATGTGTATGATAAATACAAACAAGATTTTGATGATTATGTATCGTCTTTGGGTGACAGTCCCGTTAATCTCATAAAATCATTATCTGAAAAGGCTGATAGGCTTACAAGTCCGAGATCTGTGTATGAGGATAATAAAGCTATTATTGATATGGCTAAATCCAATTTGGAACCAGATCAAAGGAAGGAACTTGATGATGCTATTTCTTCGTATGTTGATATAATGAACAGACGGGACAAAGGGGAGAAAGTTGACGAAGATAAGCTTGCCGATTCGGTATTTACCATAGAAGATCTTGGCCAGGTTGGAAACATCACGGATCTCCTTCCTTATATCGAACAAAACAGGATTATTGATAAAGGTCGTATTTCCGAATCTACGTTAAGTAATTTTGGGGAGGATGATGCTAATATAGATTCTCTTGTAAATGAATTAGACGAATCTGATAATACGCCGGGAGCCAATATAGATAGCGCCCAGAATCCAGAGACGTTGATGGTAAGAAGAATCTCCAATGACGGCAATGAAAGGTATGAAATTGCAGGTCTTAGAGCCGATAAATTTATATCTTCTATAAAATCATTGGTTCCTATTCAAATAAGCTCTGAAACGAACGCTAATGGCACTAAAAGGTATTCTCTTAATATAGGTGGAGAAACGGCTACTATAATTGAATTGCCTTATCATGCGAGATGGTCTATAGACAAAGAATCGGCTCGTGTTCTTAACCGTTACACAGACGTGTCTATTCAGGACGTGGGTAATTCCTATTCTTTGGTTTATAAGCGTCTTGATTCAGATGAATTGGTTCCGTACAGAACAGGTGTCGGATTCGGAGAGAATGAGGTAGATAAAATAGATCAGGAAGCATTATCTTCTTTGAAAAAAGGAGATAAGGTTAATCTCGAAATAGATGTAAATGATACTTATAATCAGTCTCTTTTTGCCGAATACAATGACGCTGTTCAGTCCGGCGATAAAAAAAGAATAGAATCTGCTGAGAATAAACTGGTGTCCAATATGGTTATCAAGGTCATGAGTGGAAACAGATTCGTTTCTGTTGTAAAAGCTGACACAGGGGGCATAGATGGTATAAGTAAGATAAGAAGAGCGGCTTTCAACAAGTGGAAGAAGGACGCCGGCCGGTCGGCTACCATCGGCGTCGGCACGCATGTTGTTGCCCAGACCCTTCCCGGAAGACCGGTGTTTAACATGAAGGTAAACGGTCAAGGATATGGCCAGGTAGAAAATCTCCCCATTACCGAAAAAGGTGCTGAAAAAGTATCTGATGTCGGATATGTATTAAATGGCAAAGTCGTGCTTAAGAACGGATCTAAATACACAGGCTTCCCATTTGCTTATTCTATATTAAATGACAAGGGGAATAATTACAAAAATGTAAGAGTTCCGGTAGTTGTCATCAAAGGTAAAAACGGTCTTAATTATCTTTTCCCAGTTAGTCTACGTTCTGTAGAATCAGAGGAAGGGCAGAAATGGATGTCTTTTATAGATATGCTACTTGAATCTGGTGATTCTGAATTGTTACAGATGGGTCAAGATGATATACAAGATCTTAATGCGTATCTAACCAAGTTAGGTCTTGATCCGGCTTCGTATCAAGTATCGTATTTGAATCCTATTTCAGGGCTTAGAAAAGCTCGTGAGGCTATAGAAAAATTATCTACGGTTCCTGATGTTGTTAAGTGGGTAGAAGATGGAAGTAGGAGCGTTAAAGACATTGTGACGTCTGAAGTAGAATCTGGAATAGATTTCGAAGGTGAGATGTTTGTTGCTCCTAAGATCAGGATTCAGTTTGGTAAATCATCTTCCAGCCCTAAGTCGCTTATAGAGGATGATCTTCCTTTCTCTGATGAGGGTAAGACCGTTACTTCTAAAGAATACGTGGATGTTTATGAAGAGGAAATGCCAGAGGAAGAACAGCAGCCGGCTGCCGGCAAGACTGCCCCAGTACAGCAGCCTACAGCCACGAGCGGCTCGTCAGTTTCTTCTACTGGAACAACCAGGACTACAAGGAAGTCTTTTGCTGCAAGGTTAGAGGATATAGAATCTTATATAAAGGAAAACAACTTACCCCCTTTTGCTAATATCTATGATTTTATAGCAAGAAAGATTGTAGGTGGAGATATTAGATTTTTAAGACAAAGAGGTAATCCTAAAGATCTTAAGTCTGAAATGGGGTTAGACCCTAAGGGTACTGTAGGTGATAGAATATCTTACAGTAAGGGTTTGACTATGGATGAATACGTTGATTACCTAAAGAAAAGCAAAGAGCAAGTAGTTGTAGATTATTTAAATAGTAGAAATGGCAACAACGAACAAATTATATCAGAGTTGAAAAACTTTTTGAAATATATTAATTTTGTTCCAAGTAAGGCTTTGAATTATTCTCTTAGAGTCAATGGCATGGACACCCTAAAGGAATATGGCACAAAAGAGGAAGTAGAAAAAATGGAATCTGATATCAATAGTTTGGTTTCTAAAGTTTTGCCTACGGTGGATAACCAAACTATAGAAGATGTTTCTACTGCAATAAAATCAAACAACTTGCCTGCTATATGGGAGCCCGTGGAAAGCCTTAATATGACAAATGAGGAAAAAATAGAGTTTTTGAATAACATAGCGGATTTCCTTAGCGGCATACCAGAGTATGATGCTGTTGTGGAGTCTATAGAGTCAGAATCAGATAATATTTTAAATGATGGAAAAGAAGGAAGTGCAGAAGGCGGTGCAGTACGCACTGAGGAAGATGGCGATAAAAAGGGAGATGGAGAAGGCAAAGGACAATCCAGAACAAATGTCGAAGTTGAAGGAAATGTCGAATTACCTGGATCTACAAAAGGAAAAATAGAAAAAGACGAACCTCGTATATCCGAAGAACCGCTTACTCACATATCAAGGGTAACAACCCCTTATTTTCTGTACGGCGGTGATGAAGCATATACATCTGTTCCGGCTAAGGTAGAACAGATACCGGAGAAGATAATGGGTCGTAATGGCATTAAATTTGGTATGAGTGTAGTCGAGTTAACCAAATTAGGGTACAAAAAAGCTGGTGGAAACTGGATATATAAATTCTATATGAACTCAGGTGTGTATGATTTGTATAATATCAGTACCGGTGAAGCGTTTAGGGCAAAGCCGGATCTTGGAGTTAAGATAAGTTCCAGTGCATTCATCCGCTCTTTATCTCAATCTGGTAGAAAAATACAAAATATGATGAGTAACATGAGTCAGGAAGAGATAGATAGGAATAAGAATCTCGTAGAAGGTTCTGATAATTCGGATTCGATAAATGAGTTAAATAAGGAGTGTTGAGTATGAGAAGGAGATTTTTTAATGCTGCGGATAATTTCGTGGGAGGATGTTATAATAAGTTATCCAATGAAGATATAAAAAGGCTTGGAGGAAAAAGACCTTATGTATGTCAGTTTAATAAAATTCATATACATATAGGACCTGTATTAAAAGATCATGATTCTGATGTTAGTTACATAATGTTTAATAGTGATTGGAATTATGGTGGTTATGAATCTATGGTTTATAATCATAGCAATAATGGTATTTTTATATTAGGTGAAAACAAAATTGGTAACATAGAAGATCATATACAAGATCTAACATATTGGTACGAATATGATCCAAGCATTAATGAAAATTATTGTTATTTTTATTATGAGGCTAATAACAGCGGAAATGCTATCAAGTTGAATGGTGAGTTTGGTGATACCAGTACTGTTTTCAACATTCCCAGCTTGGAAGTCACCACTCTTCGTGATGGCAGTTTGAGTTTTCCAGAGATTTATATAGAAGGAGTTTGGGATCCGTCATTGTATAAGTCGGTTTTATAATTAACTTTGCAAAAAAGTTAATTACAATGGGTGTCAAATGTCAGATAGAAAAGAAGGAAAATAAAATAGAACGGGTTGAGGCTCCTAACGGTGAGTCTTCCGTTCTTTATGAAAGTGCCTTAAAATTATTGGGAAATAGCGAGCGAGCTCTTCAGGTATGGGCTAAGGCTTACACTCCTGGTTTTTTGTCGTATTACGGTCATTGGAATAACCCGGCTCCAGGGGAGATGTTTAACACCGATCCCAATGGCGAACCTCTTTTAGAAGATGTGCTGTCGTATATGAAGCGTCAGACTTATTTTGCTGATCCTTTAACGGCTCAGGATGTTAAGGATGTAAGGGATTTCCTTTTGTCTACTCATTATTTTTTCAATGCGTCTTCATTGTCTAATGCTATTCTCTTCGATTTTTATGTAGATGGCAGTTTGATACTGAATGAGCAGAAATTAAGGAGATCCGGTTTGTATGATGAAACAGAAATAAGTCGTATTTTATCCGATCCTTCTGTTTTAAACGAGGTTTCGACTTCCATGAGAAAGTTAATAGATTCTTCTATTAACGAACATGATAGGGAAAAAGATAATTATTTTATGTCTATTGACTATCAGTATGGTCCTATTGTTTACAAGGAGGGAGTGTTTAACCAATTTGGTAAAAAAGTACCATATAATCCTTCTGAGCTTTATTATGCTATGCGTAAAACAGTAGCCGGCATAAAAAACTTTTCTGAATTTTCATCTGCTTTTGAATCGTTGAGAAATTCATATCCTGAACTGGTTGAGAAATTCGTTTCTGATAAAGAATTTGCCGAATCTATGTTTGATGAGTTCTCATCTACGAATAAGATTCCGGTAATAAACATAGAAGGGGATGATGTGGTAGAAGGCAAGAGAAGATCCTTGTCTAAGCTACAAGATCTGTCTTATTACAATCCTGGCAAAATAGAGTTCCTAAGAGCTCGTATATCAGCTTATTTACATAGGGCTAATGCCGACACCGAATCCGATTTAAGAAGCATGATATGGGATATAGAAGAGGCTTGTACGTGGTTTGGCATAGATATAATAGGGACATCGGAAACTTATGATGGCACAGAAGAATCTTTGAATAAGATAGATAATTTGATGCTGGATCTTGATATTTATGTGGCCAGGCATAATGATGTAAATTATGCTCCAACGCTGGCATCTTCTATAGATGATGTTCTTGGTGATAGCACAGATTATTATTTTGGATTATTACCGGAGTATATGGATAATTTGAATATCGTTTATTCTGAATCCGATATAGACCCAGTAGAGGCATTTGAGAAACATTCATTGCTTAAGGTAGGAGATAATCTATATCAAAGGATCAGCAAAGATGATCTTAACGAGATGTATCAAATATCAACAGTGTTAGCCAAGCACAACCTAACTCATTTTTCTACTAAAATATATCCTGAATCTTGTTTTAAGAACGGCGTTTTGGATAAAGAGAAAGTACGGAACGTAGATAATAATACGCTCATGGATTCCATTAAAAAATACGTCAGATCGTTCATGGATTCTCAGAACACAGAGGACATGATAATGACCAGGATGGCGTTTGGGTACCCGGAGGTACTTGACGTTCCTTACGTGGATGTGGATCGGGAGTATAGTCGATACATGAACAAAAAACAAGATAGCGAAAACCCATTATCCTTATTCGATTTATACCAATCTTACCTTGACAACAAACTCCATAAAACAAAATTATATGATAATGCCTATAAGTATCTTGACTTCAAACCTGGTCCATCTTTGGGTCTTATTTCTGATGATCCTGATATTTTGAAATCAATAGAATTATCTTTATCTGGAAAAGACAGGTTGATGTTGTTTGATTATAGCATGACCAGTACCGACCCTTCTTTATCAGAATTGTTTTATTTGGAGAGGTATGACCCTTCGTATGCTGGGAATGATTTTGAACACTATTTTTACACCAGGCACCCGTATTTGTTAAAAGAAAAATCGGGTTCTAATATCGTAGAGCAAGATGGTGTTATAACAGCAGAAGGTATTTATGATAATTTTATAAGAGTAGGTAATAAGATATGGTCTAAAGTAAGCGAGAGTAGTTCCGGCTCTATCTACCAAAATCTGACAGGAACCGAATCGGAGGTGAAATACGATTCTACTCAGAAGGCTAAGACGGTAGAAACTGATTACGCTCCATACCAAAACAGATCTGGCTTGACGCAAGACATGACCGTAAGCAAGTCTGAATTGGATGATCTTAACAAATTGGAATGCAGGTAATTTTTGTATATATATATAGTTTTTTCATAGTTATAATTTGGGAAGTGAGGCTTGTGAAAGTCTCACTTTTCTTATATATGCACGTATATCAATAACATACAAGAAAAGTTAGATTTTCATTGTTTATGAATTATTTTTATTAAGTTTGCAATATTAGTTTCAGGAAGGGATTATGGAAATAAGGAAAAAGTAAGAACCGAACGTAACTAATAACAGTAGGAAATGAGAATCAGTACCATCAAGCGTAATAACAGCATTCATCTTATGTATAAAAACATTATGAATGATTTAGGTCAATTAAGAACTGTAGTTTCAAAATCCTATATTTATAATCTGATACAAAATCAAATCGGATTAAGTATCAGAACTATATCCCATGTCTTGAATCATACAAAAGAACAGGATACAGATTCTTTGTGAAAAGCGTATATTTTCATACATTTGTGTGTTCTTTAGTTTTTAGATTTAAGTTTTTCATGGTATTAGTTTAGAGATCAGGACTCGCAGTGATGCGGGCCCTGGTTTGTTTTAAAAAGTATTAAAATATTTGCTATTTAAGATCCTGTTCCTGTCTTTGTTCCAGAAACAATGAACAACGAGATCCCACCTCTGGTTGTTTGATGTTGAAAGATATTTTTGGCTCATTAGGGTTTGTCATAGTGGGATCTGACATTCTCTTTTGGGCCTATTTTTTTTATTATGGATAAAGTTTCTGTTTTTGAAAGTTCAGATTTTGGAGAGCTTAGAATTATTGTAGATCCAAAAGGTGATGTATGGTTTGTGGCGTCAGACGTAGCTAAATCTCTTGGATATATAAATGCTAAAGATGCGGTAAAAAGACATGTGGATGATGATGATTCCACACTTTTGCAAGTATCTGATAATCAATGGGGCGTGAATCAATCCCTATTGAAAACCAGATACATAGATAATATAAGAATCATTAATGAATCTGGTTTATATTCTCTTATATTATCTTCTAAATTAGAATCTGCTAAGAGATTTAAACGATGGATAACATCTGAGGTTCTTCCTTCTATTCGTAAAACAGGAGAATACAAAACAAGTTCAGGCGGCAAGGGTATTTTGGTTCCTGATTTTTCTAATCCAGCAGATGCAGCAAGGGCCTGGGCTGATCAGTACGAAGCTGCCCAAAGAGCTATAGCTGAAAAGTCGCAGGCAGAGGCAGAGAAGCAACAAGCTTTGAAAACAATAGAAGAGCATAAGCCTGATGTGGAATTTGCCGAGTCTTTTAGGAAGGTAGACCATAATAATATGTGGTTGATTCGTGATATTGCTAAAAAGTTAGAACAGAATGGAATCATCATCGCCGAAAAGAATCTTCGATCATTTCTTGAAGAAGCTAAGTTTCTGTTTAGAAACGGTCTTGGAAAATGGGAACTATATAGTAATGTTGTAGCTAAAGGATATGGAGTATATAGGTCTTATTTTGTTGATAAGTATTCTGGTGAAAGAATTAATCAACAAACTATCTACATGACAGGATCCGGATACGAAGTGACTCTCAATGGTATAAAAGGAAAACTCAAAAATGTATTTTTAAAATATGGTAAATTTGCTTGAGTTTATTTACAGGTAGTGTTTTAAAAGAACAAAAAACACTACCTATTTTTTTTGTTTCTGCCTTTTCTGAAAATACTTCTCTTCTATAGGAAATAAACACACAAATACTCCACCCTACAATCATGATCTTTGTTACGTGCATCATGCACGTATGTTTAACAATTAAATACTATAAAATTATGGGTGGTGATAAAATCGTCCTTTTAGATGGAGCCGGGGCTAACGGTGGTGGTGCAGCAGCTACCAACGGTCTTCTTTCAATGATTCCCGGCATGTTTGCTAATTTGATAGGTGGTAATAAAATGGATCCGAATCTGGTGGCGGCTTTGATGAACGGTCGTAACAACCAGGACGGTTTCGGTGGGGCTAACGGTTGGTGGATCTGACGGTAGAGCTCACTGGCGAAACCAAGACCTACACGGTTCCGGAATCCCAGAATGTGGCTAAGGCTATGGGCATAACATTATCTACCAGCATAGATCCGATTATGAATGAACTGAATGCTATAAAAAACACCAGTCAGGACATAATAGACAGCATAGATACCCATCGTGCCAAGATAGAGGCTTGTGAATCTATATTAGAAGACATCAATCCGGCATTCAAACAAACGAGAGAGCAGGATCGTAAAATAGCTGGTATAGAAAATAAGGTGAATGACCTTACTGATTCATTCGAAGATTTAAAGAAGTTAATTGTAGAACGTTTGAAATAAGTATAATATGATAGTATATGATTTAAATTCAGGACATAGAGAATATCCTGGATATGATGAGATAGAAGACAGACGGGGCGGAGGCAGAGGAAGAAGCCGCCCCGTCTGATGGGACGTACATGGGGTACGGTGGTGGTATTTACGACCATTACGGTATGCATGAGAAGATGAAGGAAATGGAAGAACGCGAAAACGAGCTGGAAGAAAGGGAAAGAAGGCTCGAAGAGCGCGAACGTCGTCATGAAATGGAGGACCGGGAATACCGGAGGATGGGTTACGAATCCTACCCGATAGATTACTATGGAGACGACAGATACTACGGTGACGGACCTCAGATGCGCAGAGGTCGCGGACGTGGCAGAGGTCGTTCTTATTGAGGAGCAGACGCAGAGGATCCAGCTTATCAGAAATATGTAGATACTTACGGCTACCATTTTTCTAATGCTCTCGCTGATGAGGCGGTAAAGAAGATGGTCAACGTCGATGGATCCAAGAGGATCTGGAAGCAGCCGGAAATAAAAGATATTTTTGAAAAGTGCGGAGCGAAGAAGCCGGATAAAGCGACATGGGGCGATGTCCAATATGTCTTTGCAATGTACTATTCGGATGGTTTTCCGAAGGTCTTCAAATGTGAGAACGAGTTGGTGAAAGCTACGTTAATGTATTTGGATGATCCGGATGCTCCCGAAGGAGTAGCCTTTATAAGATGGCTTGCCGTGCAAGATTACCTCGGCGAAAAAATAAACTGGAAGGATCTGACCTGAGATCCAGACCCAGGTCCTTCCGGTGGTGCGGGAGCCATAGTAAAAAATATGATTCCCGCATTCCCGTTTTTCCCGTTTGGAAAAAAAGGAATAAAAATGTTATACCGGTCGGCGGGCAATAGAATACCCGTGGCCGGTTTGTTTCACATAACTTTTTTTTGGACATGAATATAGCACACGAATCTAAATCGAATAAAACCCCCTTGTATTTAATAGGAGAGTTGATTGGCGTACCGAATACGGTTATGGACTCAGCATTGCATGAACTGAAAGATAGAATAGACAAAGACCCTAAATATAAAGATGTTAAAAATTGGCTCGAATCTTTACCCAAGATCTGAACCTATTTTTTTCAATACCAGGCCCGATGCGATTTTAACGTATCGGGTTTTTATTTTAATTCATATTGTTTTATTTTAAATCTAATTAATTCATTAATGTCGTACATTTGTTGAAAAACTATTCTATATGGAAAATAAGGAAGATTACATTGGTTACGAAGACCAAGAGCTGTGTAACCGGTATTACAAAGAGGCTGAAGCCATGAGGCAAAAGCAGGACTGGCCTCGGCTTAGGGCTGTCTCTGCTCCGGCTAAGGGAACGCCATCGCCCGGCTGGGGTCAGCTTGGACGTGGAAATGATGTCCGTGTTAAGTACGTTAGTATTAACTCAGGATTAGGAGGAGATAGGTTATGACCGTAGAAGAGTTAGCCAGCGAAAGATACGGTGGTGAATTTGTTTTCATGTTTGGTCATCTTGAAGGTAGAACAAGATTCGTTTTTGAATGCTTTGATCCCAGACCTGATCACGAAGGTAAAAACACTTATATGGTTTCCTATTTTGAAAAGGGACTTCATAGAAGAGATGTGGTAGATGTACCGTGTTATATGAATGTTTTGCAAAAATCGTAAAATTGTAGAGGTTAGAATTGCATATTTCGGAACCGATGGATGTCCTGGTCATCACGTTATTCCAATACGAGGTAAATTTACGGAAGAGGATATTAAGGTAATAGAATCTATAGATTGTGATGATTTCTATAAGGTGTTTGATGTCATGCGTTTTAAGATAGCTGAGTTTAAAGGATGGACGATATTGGGAATCCCGGCAAGCTTAGACGATCATAGACCTGGAAGCAAAACCGTTATCTTCATAGAGGGTAAAGCTAACGAAGCTGATTTTATAGAAGTCACACAAGAGTATTCTTTTCTTAAAAATAAGGTAAAGAAACTTGCCGAATTGTATCATGATGGAGAATGGCTTGCGACTGGTAAATTGAATCAAGATCCGCCTACTAACAAGGAGCGGTTTCAATTTACGTTAGACAAGGATGATATTATTAACATGATTAGGGGAGTCGATTTAGATCCTTATTCTGATGTGGCGAATGAAATGGAGAAAATCGGATTGGGATCATCATCTGATTCTTCATATGAGGGTCCCACATGGTCTTGGTTTGTTAACAAAGTAGAACTTTGGCAGAAGAATAATGTATGGGATAGTTTCTCCGCTGAGTTTTTGTGGGGTTTGTATTGTAGGATAAAGAAAGTATAGTAACAATTAATTTAAAACAAATCATGGAATTAAAAGATTTTAAAGATGTGGTTAGAGTAATGACAAAAGAAGAGTTCGAATCAACAATCGAAGAAGATATTAAATTCGTTGAGGGATTCAAGAATTTCTTAAAACATGATGATGCCACGAGGATAGTAGAGCATATCAAGTCTGTGTTAGAAGCATCAGTAGATTACTGCTATCCTAATCATCCTGAAGTAGAATTTGAAAAAGATTTTAATATACAATACGATGTCAATAATATCTTGAACAAATACGGCCACACCGAAATGGGTCTGTATAAAATACAGCTCTATGTAGAGAAGATTTTGGGTAGTATTCAAAACAAGAAGCCTGTAGACGTGGGAGAAGTCTCTGACGGATACCACACTTTCAATGAATTGTATCGGTATCGCATGTTGTATAACGCTGCCTTCTTTAATCTATTAGCCAGAAGCGGACAGGTTGAAGTTTGCAAATCAAGGAGACACAGCGACGGAGAAAAATGCTTCGGTTCTGATGATTGGTTTATTGTGATGGCGATCCTACCTACCGGTCAGGTATCTAATCACTATGAAAGCAAATACTGGGATTTGTTTGATGTTCCTGAAAGAGAAACCGCTTTCGAATACGATGGTCATACACCAAATGAAGCCGCCGACAGACTTGAAAAGTATCTCAAACTGCCTCGTCATGGCATGACATTCGAAAAGGCTTTAGAACGGCTTAAATTAGGTCGTAAGATAAAAAGAATCGATTGGGGTAAAAAGTATATCTGTATGTTTGACGTAAATATATTGATGATAGATACAGGTCAAAAAGTAGCATCAAATTGGAATCCAACCGAACATGATATTATGTCTAATGACTGGGAGATTGCGGGATGAGTTTGTTTGTATGTTCAAAGTGTGGCTGTATAGATAATACAGCCACATCATGTTACTGGGCTCTTGTAAGACCTTGTAAGAATCGTATTTACGATAAGTCGCTAAAGGGATATGAAGGCAAGCCTCTTTGTTCTGAATGCGCCGCTATTGAATATAGTAAGGGAGGCGAAGTGGTGGTAGTTCCTGGAACGTGGCACGGTAAGTTCAAGAAAGAATGGCCTACTGAAGAAGAAAAGAAGCATATTGGTAAAAACGGTATTTTAAATATGTAAATTATGTGTGATAAGGAAATTGTTGTATGCGCAGCTATATGGGTTCAAGATCACAAGAACAAGCCTCACGGTCCAGTAAATATACCATCCGGAACCGTATTTTGTGGATTGAGGCACTGTTCCATAATAATTGATATACGGAATAAAGATCAGTATTCTGAAAGGAATGTTTGGCATATGATTACCAAGCAGGACATATCATAAAAAAATGGCGGAATTGAACTATTTAAACAAATAATAAAGTCGGATACGTAAGTTATCCGACTTTTTCATATATTTGCGTTATGGCAAAAGGTTATTATTGGATACCACAAACAGATGAAACGTTAAATGGCAGAAGCTATTACGTGGCTAAGATAGTAGGAGATATCACGTTTGATACTAAACGAAAAAGAATCGTATTTCAAGCTGATAGGTATTTCCCTGTAGGATCTGTTTTCCATTTTACGCACAATTGCTTCAATTATATCATAACTTGCCGACTTCGTAAGCCGGGGCTTTGGTTTGAAGCCAGGAGAGAGGATTCGGGCCCTATTTGCCCTGAAGATATTGAGCGCTTTGAATCGGGAAGGTTTATACATCGAGATGGGTACATGCATTACATATAAGCTGAACTTGACGATTTTTCGTCAGATTATAATTTTTTTTCATATTATTTTTAAGCCATCAGACTGAGAAGTTAGGTGGCTTTATTTTTTATGATATGCTTTATTTTTAACTACCTTTGTCTCATAACAAAAATGTTTTATCATGGTATCAACGTGTATTATTAAAAGAGATAATAAAAAGAAAGTTGTTTCTGTCTCTACCAGATCAGGGGACAGGTCTATGTTGTTTGATAAGATAGCATCTATTCCTCTTATGGAGAACAGGGAACGGGCTACTACTGTTTTTAAAACCGTATTTTCTAATAAGTTCTTAAAGGATTTTGGCGACTGGAGAAAGAGAGTGCCTATCAACAAACCGGCTTATAATAAGGTTAAATCCAACATTGATCTTATTCCGGAAGCTTATAGAGAAAGGGTACTGGATAAGGCTTCTAAGATGAGTAATCCTGTTCTTGTATCAAAATCAGATGCAACTTATGGGATTCAAGAATCAGGCTTCGGATTCTATAGCCAAGATCTGGGTGATAATATTATGTTGGTGGATGCTATGATCCCATCAAGTATTTCCGTACCGGAAGAACCAGGAATAGACGCCGGGCAGTATTTACAAGATGCTATATCTTCGGACTTCACTCCCGTATCTATGGTACAGGATAAGGGTGTTAATTATATGGTTATAAAAGACGGTCTTAAGATATTTAGCCCAGAAGAGTTACCACAGACAGATTCTAATCCTGTGGGTGTAACGTATCAGACCGGAGAGCCTCGTTTGTTTTTCATGAACGATCGTAATCAATTATTTGAAGATTACGGAGAAGCTCTTCGCTCTGGCGGGAATGATATTAGAATAGGATTCTTATCAGGCACCGTTCAAGAATCTGCCTGGGATGGCGTGGCAGACATTACTTACAAAGCTGGAAAGTATGTTCTTAATAATCCCAAGTCTTTTATACCGGTCATGACCGCTTCTGCTTCTACTTCTTTATCAACGAAAGGCGGGATAATTAACTACCTTATAAAGAAAGGTCTTTTGTCCGGATCCAAGATATTCGATCCTGAAACAAGGAGCTATTATCTTACAGGAGAAGGACATACAGGACAAATTAGACTTTTCAATTCAGCATTATCCTACACCGAGCTCCGTAATCATTTTGGTTCCGATGTTTCCATGAACGACCAAGGTATGATAACCATAAGCTCGTTGGATAATAGTAAGGTAACTATGAGACTCGCCACCGGAGGAACGGAAAGGGTTAGTAGGGAACAGATAAAGAACGATCTTAAGTCAGGAAGATACAATGAATTGGACGCCAAGTACGATCATTTTGATGCGCTTGTAGTTTCATTCATATTAGAAGATAACGATCTTTATGCTGATACTAAAGCTAAGATCGTATCAGATTATAGCAGGCAGGAACGTGACCAACGAAATTCTATTGTCGAGATACTGAAAACGCTTGGCGTTAGTGTCATAGGTATGACCGACTATATAGAGAAGTACCAAACCAAATACGGGCACGAACCTTCTGCTAAGGCATTGGCGGATATTGCTAATAACGTAATAGCAGTTGGTGAAGATGCTACTTTATCTGATTTAGTAGAAGAAACAGCCCACTTCCTTGTAGAGGCATACAGATATCAGAATGCTGTTGAGGCTGTTCTGCAAGATGTGGAAGGTACGGAAGAGTGGAACCAGTATGCAGGTCAGTATTATAATACATACGGTAAGGTATATGAAGGAGCTGAGCTTGATAATGCTGTTAGGAGAGAAATTCTTGGAAAGATCCTCGCCAGGGAGATGCAGACCGGCACAGCACAGGCGCCGGTAGAGCCCACCTCCTTCCTGGGGCGCGTCCGGCGGCTTTTCTCTGGAATAGTAAGCTGGCTTAAATCAGCTTTATCAACCCAAAGACAAGATTTGAATAACGTTATTAAAAACATTCGTGATCTTGCCATTACTGACATAGATAAAGGATTTGACACTTCTCTGTTAAAGGATAATGACTTTACATTATACTCCCTTTCTTCTATGAACAAGAACAAGTTTCTTGAGTCTAAGATCAGATCGCTAAGAAAAACATTAAGAGACTTACGTCAGATAAGCTCTGATAGGGCTGTAACTACGTCTATGACCCTTGCTCAGCTTAAGACCATAGAAGATAAGATAAATAAAGTAGAGACCGAGATAGACAAGAATGAGATGGCGGCTGCCATGAACAGCATGATCTCCACAGCCGAAGCTCAGGTCAGATACTTAAGCAATGTGGTGAACACCATCCTTCATGGTGATACCAAAGACGGTAAGCTTCACTTCAATACCAATGATCGAAAGAACGTAGATATTATCAACAATCAGGTTCTTCCGATCATGAACGATCTTCGAGGATATATCCGTAACAGAAGTACCGAATTTGATGAACGTGAAAAGCAGGATTATACAAATAGGATCAATACCGTCATTGCCGACATCAATGGTATTCAGTCTGATATTAAATCAGTACAAGACCTTGATGAAAGTACGTTGCTTGATAAGTTAATGAACGAACTTCATGTGCCGGCAGATAAGGTAAAGAGAGTAAAAGAATTTTTTGACAAGGTTCAACACGATGTTTCTTGGATAAGTAGGTGGTTCGGTATATTAGAGCATTCTTCCAGTCCGTTCAATAACGCTCTTGGAGCTATGATTGCAAAAGACAATTACAATGCGATGGTGAATGCCCAGCCCGCCATATCCGACTTCCTGGCATATGCTAAAAAGCATGGTTTTAACAAATCTGAATTTGAAAAACTGCTTCAGAAAGTAGACGGCAAAACTTCTAATTACCTTCGTAGTGCTCTTGATATGGCTAAATACGATCGTAATAAGAAGCTGGCGCAGATGCGAGCGTTTGCGACTGCCATGAACATAGAGATATCAGAAGAAGAAATAAATGATGTGGTTGACAATAACCGTAATTACGTATTTAAAAGAGAAGTAGTTGACAAGGATGGAAATACGGTTACTGAAAACGCTAAATTCAAACCATCGTCTGATAGGGTTAATACCGATATTTTTACCATCGAGCAGGAAAAGATCTATACAGAACAGATGGAAAAGTGGGATGCTGAAAATTCGGAACTGGAATTTAGCGAAAGTTATGCCACAAGAATGGAATCCATATACAAAAAGGCTGAAGAAGAATTAGGATATCCGGTTTCTCAAACAACTAAAGAGTATCTTAATGCTCTTTCCCGGCAAAAACGGATATTGAGGCAGCCTTTTATTGATAGCGGTGGTAATTTTGATGAGGTTGCCTACTATAAGAGTAGTAACTACGAAGAAGAAGGACTGCTTCGTAAACAACGTAAGGAAGCAGCTTCGGAATACATATATGTTGGTACCAGACGTGTTGAAAAAACCGGAGACCAGCTTAAGATGGCTAAAGAAATACAAGCCATAAATGAAGTTTGGAGAAAAGAATCAAATAATGCTACTAATACTGTATCAGAATCGTTTTTGCAAAAATTAAGAACGATTCAGAGCGAGTCGGGAGGAGAAGCTGCGCTGAAGACACTTATGTTGGGAGGTCACCTGTCGTTCAATGATCGGTTTTGGAATGAAGTAGAATCGGAACAGTCGGCGCGTACCGAATCAAATAACAAGGCTTCGTATCTTAAAATGGCGCATGATATCATTAGTTCTACGACAAGTGATAGAGATGCGACTGACGTGGATTCGATTGTGAAAGATATAGAAAAAAATAAGGCCATTATCAAGGAAATAATCGGAAACAACCGAGATGTGGCTGATATCGGAGAAATTAACGAAGCGACATTTACCTCATCTGAAAGAGATGCTTTTAGGGCCGCATCTGAAGCTATTGAAGCTGATTACGCTATCTTAATAGATTATGCTAAGATGGTGGGTCTTGAAGATATTGATAAGTACCTTACTAAAAGCAGTAAGGCCGAAAACGAAGTAAATCAGTCTTATTTAAATGCTCTTGCTGACTCCAAGGAAGTGGAATGGAAGTTCGTACAACGTCATACTACGGCGAAGAAAGCAAAAAGGATTCAGGCTTTAAGGGATAAGCTGTTTAAGGCTGCTGATAACCGGTATTTGTTTACCGTATCTGAAACCAACTACCTGTCAGAAAAGCTTGGTATAAGCAAAGAATTAAACGGTAGAGATTTTAAGAATGCTGTCAATGCTAAGATGGCCAGCTTGTTTTTAAATAACACAAGAGAAGAGGGTGTAGAAGAAGCTAATGCGATCGTTAATGAATTTGCCAGGAGCCAGGTCTTTTCGTACTATAAACGCATGGCACCTACCGGATACGCGGCTATGATCGACAAAATTGGTCGAGGTGAGATAGATGTAGCGCAGATGGTTAAGGACGTACAAAACGGTACATCCACTCAAGATTATGGCATGGACATATCGTACCTGTCTTTCGACCCTGCAAGAGCGTGGGTGGCTGAATCTGAGGCCGAAAATAGCGGTCGTAACCCTGATTATGTAAAAGATCATGGGTATGGTCATCGTATGCCCAAGAAGAGCCTGTATCGTGATGAATCGTATTTCAACGACTTCGGCATTAAGTATGATGCTGACGGTAATGAAGTTGCTACCAAAAACGTAGAGCAGTGGAATATGATTCAAAAACTCAAGGAAATAAAAAGACAATCCCTTGATCTATACAAAGAGCAGAGCCCGAACCTGTATGCTATTCCACAGATATCCAAACAAGATATAGAACGTATAGAAGGGTTAGGTATCAGCCTTAAAAGTACGGTCAGGAACTTCGTATCCGACTTATGTCTTGACCGCGTAGATGACTCCCTGTATGGTAAAACACGCCAGGGTGAGGTATATGATCCGGAAGATAGGGTTCGGTCCATACCTAAATACTACATATATGAATTAGAGAACCAAGATGACGTATCTCACGATTTTGGCTACTCTTATTCGATGCTTATGATGCAGTCATCGTTATACAACGAAAAGCAGAAGTCTATAGAGCTCGCTCAAGGACTGGAGCAGATGTTACTGAATAAGCAATTTGAAGGCGGGAAGAAAGCTGAAGCGACTCAAGCATATCAGATGTTTAGAGACTTCTTCAACGATCATTATTATGGCATTAGGATGAACACCAAAAAACTTACGGTGAACATCGGAGGATACACAGTAGACCTTACCAGGATAATGATGGCCGTTGAAAGATTTATGTCGGTCATGAACCTGGCGCTGTCCCCGTTTGTGGCAGCTACCGGCGCCTTAACAGGTCATATTAACCTCATCATGGAATCTGCCGTAGGACAGTATATAAGCAAAGATTCCCTTAAATACGCATCGGCTGAGTTTTCACGTCTTGCGCCATCTTGTATAGCAGAAATCGGAGACATAGATAGAAAAAGTAAATTATATGTCATAGGTGAGAGGATGGGAATATTCAATATCCGAAATCGTATGTATGGTGCCGGATACAATAGAGTGGCCAGGACTTTAATGCGTTCACCTATGTATGTTTTTATGGAAATCCTGAACTACCCTCTTGATCCGCAGGTTATGATCGCTACGATGGATAACGTGCGATACTATAAAGGCCGGTTCTACACGTTCCAAGATTTCAAGATGGAAAAAGAACGCAATAAAGAACAGAGTACCATAAAAAGAGAATGGAACGCATTAAAAGATCGTACTTTATGGAGTATGGTAGACGTCGTGGATGGAAAGGTGGTTGTAAAGCCGGGATCGGGTGTTACTGTTGAGGAAGTTGAAACCCAGATGGCTATAACCAGGAATCAAGTCCGTAGCTTGTCGCAGATATGTAACGGATCTTTGAATGAAGAAAATCGAACTGCCGCATCGCGCAACTGGATAGCCAGGTTCATGACCGCCCACCGAGGCTGGTTGGTGCTGGCGGCTCAACGTCTGTGGAAAAGACGTGGCTTCAATTTCCAGACAATGCAAGAAGAGGAAGGACTGTCAATTACGTTAAAGAATATGATAGCCAAAACATTTAGCTTAGCTTCCGAGTCTGGTATGAAAAACATCATAGATGCCTGGAACGAAAATAAAGACAATATGAATGAGGTAGAGAAAACCAATCTAAAACGTCTCAGTGTCTATGCCGGCACGTTCCTTATCATGCAAGCCGTATCTATGCTTCTTGCCGGGTGGCGTGATGATGATGAAAACGAGGAAAGTTGGCTTACTCAATTCGGATCCTACGTCGGATTCAGAACCATAAACGAAATAGCTTCACAGATGCCATTTATTATGGAGCTTAACGTGGTTGATATCATTAACGACCCATTTGTTATGGGACGGAAACTTAAGGATCTTACCGATCTTAGGAACTACTCACTTGATAAAGTAACATCCGGTACATACAAAGGAGAGTTTAAGTTATTTAGGCAACTCGCCAAACAGACGTTTATCAAACAATGGTATAATATCAAGACGCCGGAAGACATAGCGCGCGCCTATAATTGGTGGCAGCAGACAAACAACAAGTCAATGATGTTCTTCATCGGCGCCACTCCTGATTCGGAAGGAGACGATGATGTTAGCTACAAGTAGACGAAGAATATTGGGCTTGCATTGTTTTGGTATGATTTCAATATACTATCTTGGCATTGTCAAAGAGTAGATTGTACGTTTTTGTTCTTACTTGAAAGATTATGTAGGTTTAATTTTTTCTGAAATTGTTTTCTTGCCGGTTCTCAGTCAGAGATGATAGAGAACCGGTTTCTTTTGTTATGAAAAAAAAGGTGATTATATACAACAAACAAAATATCTCATATTATTTTCAACATAAAAATTTGTAACCTGGTTTTACTGCCTCTGCTTCTTCTTTTGTATCAAACATTAAGGTAGTGACAGCTCTTATGCCTTCACAAACGTAAGATACTTTTACCCACCACCTGAAAATTCCCGATCCGTAATCATCATAATACGGCTCGGAAAGAACCTCTTCTACATATCCATCCAAATAATTCACGATCGCTCCTCCTTATTTTTAGATTCTGCTTCTTCGAGTATGCTGATCACCTTATCAACAATATCCGAATCAGACATTTTCTCAATAAAAACATCCATTGCCTTAGTTATGTCATTGGCTTCTTTTTCTTCAAGAGCAATCTCTCCACCGGTAATAGCATCAGATAATGATGTAGATAAGTGTCTTATCTTATCAATGCTCATAAACGTAAATGGGTTACCACCTTGACCACCACCCATTTCTTTCATGATCTGATATCCACCTGAAATAAGTCTGCCTGATGTCGTAGCCAAGGAGGATACGATTAGGGACAGCACCGCCACCTCCGTCCGCTCCTCGGACACGCCCTTCGACCACACGGCTGCCCTTATAGCGCCGGCCAGGTCGTCTATGTATGGCATGAGACAATCTTCCATAGTTTGTGTTATATCAGCTATAACCTCAATACGCTCTTTATTTATGTAGTAGATAGAAGCATTGTACCTCTTTATCTCTTTGTCCATGTCATTTAAAAGACGCTTGATATTGTGCTTATACATAGGACTGGTTTTAATTACCTCCTTTAGCTTAAGAATGTAATTATAAGCCTGGTCGTTTACAAATAATGTCATGGTCTCAACCGTCGAATGAAGCGTGTTAAGACTGTTAAGAATCTTATCGAAATTATTTATCAAATAAGCTTTTCTGGCTTTTGCTGCGTAATTAATCATCGCATTCAAATTTTAGATTTTCAAGTTCATTCAATTTTTTCTTAATAGATTCGATCAGGTGCGTTCTCCGTTCCTCTGCATGTTTTAAAGCTTCTTCTTTGCTCTCAAAAGCATCCATTCCTATTTCATAAGGAGTGAACCTATCAGGGATGTCGGCTAACAAAAGACCACCATACTCTTCTATTTTAGCTTTTACTTTTCTTATTATACCGTCTCTCAGGCACGCATCCGTAACCCATATAAATCTATCACATTCTTCTAATTCCCTTTCGTACAATTCATACCATTCCGGCTTAGGGAATCTTAATGTGAATCTAATTTCGGTATCTTTCTCTAAGACATTAATATCATACGCCTCCGGCCACAGTTCTTTTATGCTGTCTTCATCTTCAGCATACGCTACCAATACAAATGAATTACTGGATTCTGCACTACACCAATATGGATATTTTATAGACCATTTGACTGGACGGTAATCATTGTCACAGTCATCCTTTCTAATGTAAAATCTTGCTCTGATCATGTTATTCTACTTTTTTGATTTCACTCAAATCGCCTTCATACACCAAATAAGATCCTCTTCCAGGTCTTCCTTCTTTATTAACTTCCTGGATTGTAAATATAACTGTTCCAGTACTCATGATTTGAACGCTCTTGAAGAAACCAACAAGAGGTACTTTCGAACGTTTGTAAAGAACGCTTACCTTATCTCCCTTCTTGAATCCATAAACAGAATCGAAATATTCCTTTTTAATTCTTTCAATATTACTTCTATGTTTGTTCATTGCATCAAGCTCTGTGTCTAACAGTTGAATCATTTGTTCTTTTGTCATTTCTTTTCCTCCTTATTTAATGGTATTAATCCTTTCCCGTGCTTGTCATACCACAGCATAGCTATACAGTTCCATGCGCATTGTGCAAGATGAAAACATCCTGTATCGGAATCCACTCTTTCCCCTTTCATGTATTCCATTAGGTGTCGAAACATCGCAGCACGGTACCGTTCAATGCCATTGTCAAGATTCTGCCAAGTATTAGGCCCATATTTCTTGGCTCCGGCATGATAGACTTTTACAATGTCCTCAATCTCTTCCATCGGAAGCAAATCCCATCGTAGTTTATCATCAATGATGTCATTTTTCACCGATTTGTTTCCTATGGGGTCTTTGGTAAGAATAATATCCATAATATCCGTTTCTATGACGAACGTCTCCCCATTACAACAAACCTCAGCATATTTATCATTTACTTCTATGTCTGATACTGCCTCCGCTATAGCTCCTTTGGCTATTTTAAATTCGGCACTGATTATATCATCTTTTAATATGCGAAAAATAGATCCTTTTGGATAAAGGATATTTTTAGTATTATCATCCATCTTTTCCATTGTTTTATCGTTGTTTTACCTCATTTCGATAGTAATATAATCCATCTTCGTCTTACACTCTATCATTCCTGTTATTCTCAAAATATTGTCTTACGGCTTCAATCGCCTTATCGTCATCAAAAGCCTCTACAAACCCCTCATAGAATCTATTTCGCTCCATAGAGAACGTATTGCTTCCATCCGGAATGGTTCTGAACACAACTACCTTCTCTCCATCTACGTTCGTTCCTATGATGTTGTTATGGAGAATAATAGAATACCGCCCAGAGTTTTTGTTCTGGACGACACTATGTTCGAGATTGTAGAGTCTAAGTAGTTCTCTTATTTCTTTTACTCCCATATTATTTTACGTTTTTAGAAGTTACAGCCTCTTCTCCCCATTTCTTTACATATATAGATCTCATCATGTTCATTAAATTAGAGAAAGAAGAGATGGTTCCCATTTCTATACAAAATGCAAGATTAGATTGAAGCATTTCAAGTTCTTTTAACTGCTCTTGAGTTGCTCTGTTATCTAAAACATATTTATGTTTATTGAATACAATCCAGTTTAACTTATCAGCCATTTCTATATAATCAACATCTTCAAATTTTGATACAGACCTTGAAAGAGTATTGTATTTATCCCCTATCTCTATTCTATCCAAAATAAGTTTATCATTTAACCATCCAGGAACTTCTGCATACAGCATAGGATTTAATTCTATAGCGACTAATACCCATATGTAGGGATCACACATAACATTTCTGTTTGTTCCTCTTCCTGTAGTCTTATAGGCATTATACCACTTCATTACTTTTATCAAAGAGTTGTTTTCCACTATATCCATAAACTCTTTCAAGGTTTCACTTTTTATGTATTTCTGTTTTTTAAGAATATAAAATATCCTTTCTGCACTCTCCTTGTTCGAAAGAATATTTTCTATTCTCTTATCATTCCACCCCATCTCCACTCTTTTTCTTGTATATGCCTCTTGTAATCCAGTTAATGACATAAAGGAAGTTTTAATGTCCTGTCTGATTACCACTCCATACAATAACCTGTCTTTAGAAATCATAACTTTTAAATTATTTAATAAAATACGCTTGTATTAAAATTACACGACGTAAAAATATAGATTGTGTAACTTTAATACGCGTATTGTGTTAAATTTTACTTATAGTGTTTTTATAGACTCACATTATTCCTTCTAAATTTACTTTTATAGAACCATTTATGGTTTTAATGCTCCCATCTATGGTTGAAATCACATCATCTATATCATTTATAATGCCTTCCATGTCATCAACCACCTCCTCCATATCAGTTACAGCCCGATCTGATTCCCAATATCTTTCTGAGTCTTGTAACGATTCCGGTATATTATCTCTCGCCTCCGTCTCTTCATCTAAAATCATATCAATATCATCTTTGGCTGAATTTATGTTGTGCTTTAACTCCGATAACTTTGATTTGATGTATTCAAAATCTGTTTTATACTTATTTGCGTTTTTGATAACATCTGATATTTTTTTTCTTCTCTTGTTGTTCATGCTTTTATCCTATTATAATATTCGATAATCTTTTCTTTCCTATCTCCCGGTTTTACTGCCATATTCTCAGCCAAGAACCTAAAATACGACACCGGTATGTCCTTGAATCTAATTCCTTCATATTTTCCAAACCACATTATTATACTGTCAAGATCGTCCTCTCTCCTACCATCTCCATTCACAGATTTAAGCGAGGCTGCCCGGCGAAGGATCTCGTCTTTGGTAATAATATCACCCATCCTTATATTGGACAGAAGTTGATCGCCGGCAAACATACACCAGCCCTTAGAAGGGAATTGTTCGATTGTCAAGTCTTCTATCCGACCGAAACGCCTCATGTTGTCGCAGCAATCAACTATCAGCGCCTCTTTCTTGTCAGGATGGATGCGGACGGCGCGGCCTAATATTTGGTAATAAGTTGAATATGAGAAAGTTGGTCGACCAAACATCACACAATCAAGTTCAGGAAAATCAAATCCGGTAGCAAGCGTTGAATAATTAAAAACTACCTTCAACTTACCTTCTTTGAAATCTGATATGATTTGCTCTCTTTTCTTTTTGGTTGTTAGCGATGTTACGACACCGGTTATGGCTCCCATCCTGGCATTCATGAACTCTGATATTCTATTACATGATTCGATAGAATCCATACAGACCAAAATGGCTTTACGTTCGTTCATAAGTTGAAGAAGGCGCTTGTAGATAGAGTTGTTTAAGCCATTTCGTACAATACTTTCTTTAATAGATTCGTTGGTGTATTCGGCTCCGGTGCTGTTTAACATCAGAGCCGATTCATCAAATGACCATCGTTCGTACTTAAGTGGACACCAAAACCCTTGAGAAGTTAGTTCTTGTATTTGAGTCACATGAACTATTTCCTTGAAGAAGTTATGTTCGTCTTTCGTCAGCATATTGAGCTTGCTGTAGTTTCCTTCCAGCATGGAGCTGTAGGTTCGGAGGCGGCAGGGAGTGGCGGTGAAGCCCAGCACCTTCGCCTCTGGAAACCCGTTCATAAACTCCATAAATTCAGAACCTTCCTCCGGGGAATACCCCGAGTGGCATTCGTCCACCAATAAGGTGTCTATCCCTATATCTTTCAACCTTGCTACGTCTTTCTTTATGCTTTTAAGTGTAGCATAAGTCATAGCCGATAATTCCTTTACGCCACATGAGGCAGAGTATATAGTAGGTTTGGAGCCAAACGATACAGCCTTAGCATAATTCTGCTCCAGAATTTCTTTTGAGGGCTGTAATACTAATGTCGGTCTATTTATTTCATGTGCTATCTTGGATATCAGAAGGCTCTTTCCACATCCGCATGGAGCTACGATTATGCCAGGCTTCTTAGATCTTCCTGTAAGAAACTTAAGCCCGGCATCTACTGCTTCTTTTTGATAAGGTCTAAGTTCAAAGCCCATCGCAATCTATTTTACTATTTTTTGAAAGTTCTATTATCGCCTCTTTCAACATCTCCCTTGCCTTATTCTCATTATCTTCAAACAGGCATACACTGCATGTAGCACCTTTGGAGGGGTAGTCTCTGTAGGCTTCTGCTCTTTCTACAACGTACTCACAACAATAGTCGTGACTCATGTCTTTTGCTATACTTATAAAATGATCTTCTCCATCCATCAACACGCAATATTCAGCATCGTTTTCGCATGCAATAACACCTTTGTTTTTTAAAATGGATAGCACTTTATTTCCAAAAAGTCCAATATAGACCCATATACCTTTCCCTGCATTTTTGTAAAAAATATCCATTCCTTCTTTGATTGTGACTTTCTTTTCCATAATCCCTTATTTTATATCAGTAATTAAAACATATCTTTTAACAATATCTTCAAGCTCCATAGAAAATAATAAACTTGGGCTTTTTCCATACTCGTACAGAGCGAACCCTTCCTTTATTTCTAATATCTTAATCACATGCTTGCCTCTTTCAAATGGATCCATGAAGTAGCCTTCGTATTCGTATCTTTGACCGACTTTTATTTTGTCGGTCTTCTTCTTCATCTTATACCGATCTATTGCCCTGCTTATTTTTATAAGAGTCGTTATAAACAAGTATGATAATAAAAAGACCGCTGCTCCTGCTATCAATGCTTCTTTCATTGCACCTCTTTTAAGTAGTTAAACCATATATCCTCCAGTCTTTCCTGAAGATCAAACGCTTTCTTGAAATTCCCGCATCTTACAGCAACGTCTCTCATGTATTCTACGTTTATAACTTCCGGATCTTGCCGGTATTTTGTTCTTAACTTTTGAACATCCTCGTATTTCATCGCTTTATCTTTTTAGACGGATCCCAATCCGAAGAGAAAGGGCATTCGTTTTTGTTATGTAATCCAAAGTCACAATAATAACACAGTGCTGACGGGCAGGGTAGCTTGTTTTGCGGAACAGGCTGGCTTAGGGTGGCACGCCGCTTGCTATACCTGGCTCCTTCTGCTCCCTGGATGTACGCTTGAAATGATTTTACACTATTATCTTCAAAATCATACATTTTAGATAAAGTGTCATTTAGCATCTCTATAGATTTTGTTTTACGTTCCTCATCCACCTTAACCTTTTGGTACTGCCTGGTCCTGGTAAAGAAATAGATGTTCATATCTGGCAGAACTCCACCATATTTTCTATAGATGTAAAATGAATATATAGGATGCTGTAAATTCGTTTCCAACTTCTTAGAATCAAAAACCTTATTCCCTGATTTCCAATCTATGACATAATGGTGAACTACGTTCTTGCTTTTTATAGCTAGATGAAGATCCACTGATCCTACTATGTACACATGGGTATGAATTACCCCATTTATATCAACTGGCTTAGGAAGACGGTACGGCAGCATAAAATCTTCTTCGACTCCAACTATAGCGCCGTGTCTGATAAGTTTCTCGCAGGGATTAAGATCACTATCAGCTATCATAAACCTATTCCCGTCTTTTTTAAACAGATCCACAATCCAAGCAAGAAGCTCCCCGGATTGCTTCATGGCCATCATCATATTTTCCGGTGATTGCCAAGGTATGTCTTCTTGGTAAGCATAGTAACTTATCGCTTCTCCAAGGTCTTTACCAGAAGGCTGTCTTCCGTTCTTAAAGAAGTATTCCAATGTCTTATGGATAACCGTACCATAAGACGTAGCTTCTTGTTTTTCCGTAGACCTTTTGCCCTCTACGTAAGTCTTATACCATTTCATTGGACAAGTAAGAAACGTATCTATCTGGGAATAAGAAATGGCAAGACGTTTCACACCATTAAACTCCTTATATAGCAAATGCGTTTCTGGGACCATCATAAGTCATTGTCTTTAAATCCTTCCGGGTAATATACGACATACTTCTTACCGTCTTCTGGTGTCATGGCAAACTGCATGTAGTTATTACGATTACGATGTTTGCCATCTAATCCTCGCTTCCAATACAGTATCCCGTCTATATCCACATAAGATCGGCCCCGGTCGGCTCTAACTACGTCCGTGTGTAGTAGATACCCATCGGAAGACACGATCCACACTTTATCACCTTTGCTTAAATAAGATATTCTTTTTCTTACAACAACCTTTTTCTTATTATCTAATGCAAATTCTTCATCCGTCATATTCTTCATCCTCCTCTTCTTCTGTTTCAAAATCAATTCCATGACACTGATCATAATGCTTGATTTGCATAGGCTCCATTGACAAAACATCATAGCTTTGAATAATAGGCAAGACAAATGCCGCTCCACCATGATATAATTTCGCCGACTTCTTTTCCCCACCTGTCTTACCGTAAACAACCAAGACCTGATTAGGCTTACATCTACGATACCTTGATAAGACTCCGATGATTGTTAAAATAATCACTACAGCTAAGATAGCTGACACGTACATGATTGTTGTCATAACTTTTAAAATTTAATTGTTGATAAAAAAAAATTAGATACTTAGTTCTCCTTCTTCGTATTTTATATTCACCTTGTCACCGTTTTTGTAAGTTTTTCCAGACAAGCATCTTACTCTCATTTGCTCCTGTCTTCCATTTTTCAAAATATTTACCATATAATGATTCTTCCCTGATCTAAATACTATCTCCACCTCTCTGCCATTTAAATCTTCCGGACATTCGTACACCATTTCTTGTTTTAACTCAAGAAGTAACTTATATACGTAAAACAAAACGATAAAGAAAAACGACCCTATCACAACCCCTACTAAATGGGAACCCGAAAAGTAGGTAGTCCAGCTATATCCAAGAATAAAATGTGTTATACCCTTAAATGATATGATGTCTGATAAAGACATGCTTAAATCAGAAGCATTGTCAATATCCGTATCCAGATCAGATCCTAATATCGACAACAAAAACTGTATAACAAAAGCAAATGATGCTATTAAAGCCATGCATAAAATTATGTCACTTCCCATACCCTTCTGTTATTATTTTGTAAACAAGATCAGTCATATCTTTGATGGTCTCCATATCATAATCAATAATAACAATATTTAATTTTTGTTCCACCATCATTTCCAGTTCAATTTGATCAAAAGAATCTAATCCAAGTTCTTTAAACGTCACATCTTCTTCATGAACTATATCCATTTCCGAATTAAGAAACTGAGTAATAATTATATCCTCTATAATCTTTCTGATTTCTACTTTTTCCATTGCTTTCTAATTTTGTTAAATAAATACGTTTTTATGTTTTTCAATCGCTCTTTGTCTGTTTCAGAACTTCCGGTAAACAAATAATCCGGATTGCCTTTAGCCGGCGGCGTAGGCAATTTAGATACGGCAAACAACCAATCCATTTCCTTATTCTTCTTAGACTCCAAATAAGGCTCGGTAGCGATCTTAAATTTTTCAGCTATTAAGTCAAAGAGCTTTGAATTTTTAAGGTTCATATAGACCGAAAAGGCCTGAGAAGGCGGTTTCCATATGAAGTTACATAAGCTCATTGTATAATCTCCTGACTCTGCTATATAAGATTCCGTTACCTGAAGTATGACCTCTTTCTTGAATGAGGTGTTACCCATAAACCAACACAATCTGGATTCCGCTTCTTTTCTGCTGACACCTATGTCTTTTGAATATGATTCGTACATCCCTATCATAATCTTCAACGTTTCCAGAACCTCGTCTGTCATTTCCGGTGTCTCTATATAATTCACAAAAGACGTTCCCTTGTTGGTCAATCTCATCACGCCTGATTTTAATTTCTCAACCAGGCCAAGCTCTATATACCTCCCAGCATCTTCTTCCGGCATGGCTTCGATCATAACCGAATCCTTCTGTCTTATGGCAAGAAGATTAGCAAGATCATTAGGAGTCATGTCTGATGCTGCAAGTTGTCTGAAATTGATGTACATGCCTAATCAGCTTTAATAAAAATAACATTCTTGTTATCTTGTCTATCAACACGTCCACATGGACCAATAATTATGTCTGTACATGAACAAGAATCGTAATCTTCGAATATACACCCATCGCATGTATTACCTTCCACACATTTTAATCTTACAAGTCCGGCAGTAAATACTTCTCCTACTTTAAATTCCTTCTTTTCCATATTTCCTCCTTGCTTTTCCATATTTCCTCCTTGCTTTTCCATATTTCCTCCTTGTTTTTAACTGTTGTACCCTTCTTTAATAATCGAATTTCTACCGGTAGATACCGACTGTCGAAGATCGTCATGTACAGAATCTACCGTAGAATACTTGTTTCTGGTTGTAAAAATCACTTCCAGCATCTCCTTGTAATCACCTAAAGCTACTTCGTATCTCGGATCTACTTTGGCTTTTCTTTCGGCCTCGGCATTACTTTTGGCCAGCTCTCGGTCAAGAAGATCTTCTTTGATTCGGTCAGCAATCATATCAAGTTCTTTTTTAATAACTTCTCCTGCTGCCCGAAGTTGACCTTCTACGTCACCAAGCTGGTCTTGGACGGTTCCTATTTCTTTCTTTAGGCGATCGTATTCGTTAATCATACCCATATCACCTGCATAGCCGGAAAAGTCCTTGATTATTCTGGTTCCTTCTTTAAGGAGCTCAATAACTCGTCTTTTACGTTCTCTGCTTATTAAAGACGGAAGACGATAATTCATATCCGCCACCGCCTTATCATGTATGGAGTTGATTAAAAACATCTCTCTTTCATCCCCTGCAAATTCAGTAAGAACCAAAAGGAACTTACTTATCAGGTATTCGTTTTCTTCTACTGTCAGTCTCATGGTTCTTATTTTTTTTAATACAATGACTGTTCTTCTTTTGTCTCTTGTTCTTGTTCCTGATTGTCCGTAACGTCTTCCACAGTATAGAGCTTGGGCGGCGTCGGCGGCTGGTTGGGGTTCACGAACTTCGTCCCGCCCTCCCCGTACATCCATCCATGTCCCGGCAGTATCTCTGGGTGGATTGTATTAGTAAGCTCTTCCATACTAACTTGCCTTACCTTCAGTATATGATGAAACACCAGTCCGGCTGTTCTGAATGATGTTTTGTTTTCAGTTTTAAACCTATCAAGAGTCTGATACCAGTCTTTCCCAAATATCATATACTTATCCAGCCCGTACCTACGAGGATTGTGCAAACCTATCATTAACGTACATAACTGACCCAGCGTATCAGACTGGTAAAAATCAGAAAGGCGGGGAGGCTGCTCTTGTGGGCTTTTTATCCTTCCTTCTATCTCTCTGTTGAATTGGGATATGATGAGGAAAAATATGTTTTTATATACTAATTTTGCCTCATTCATAACCGCCACCAAATCATCTATAGCCGACTTAGGATCTAATCCCATTCTTTTTATCAAAGCAATATGATCGACTTTAAATATTATAAGACGTTTGTCTTTATGTTTGGTAGCTATATGATACACAGCCGCCTCAAACTCTTTTACCGTACACGGAGCATCGATGTATATTATATTATTCCTGATTTCACCTTGAAGGATTTCAAACATCCTCATCTCTTCTACTGTATTAGAATCTTGCCTTCTTAATATTTCAGGAGCCCGCTTTTTCATATCCTGGCTCATTCTGCGAAGAAGAAGATCTTGAGGATTCATTTCGAACTCGCAATTGACAAGAAAATAATCTTCTGCTTGCGGGTTGATCATCGGATTCATCACATTTTCCAATATCTTTTGGGCCACATACGATTTACCTACAGATGGCCGGGCTCCTATGGCAATAGCATGCTGAGGGAAAATACCTCCAAGCAAAGCCTCATCAATATAATCGTATCCGGTTTTAGCGGGGATAAGCTCTCCCCGCCTGTATTTCAAGATATTCTCATACGCCTCTTCCATAACCTGTTTAGAGGTCTTGAATATCCTTCTTATATCTATCCTATTTGCTATCTCCTCTTGCATTTTTGTCACCTTTCGTATCCGATTTGGATCCCCTATTAGCTTTTACTGATTTATACCTAAGACCGTTCTTGGTATGAGAACAATCCTTACCTTTCCTCCAACCCTTGCCCTTCTTCTTGTCCGTTTCGTAATTTTTACGACCAAGCTCTCGGCGTTTGGCTTTCTGTTCCGGTCTGGCATTTATCTCCTTGTCCTTTTTAGCCTTTTCCTTCCTGGCTTCGGGATGAGTCCTGTAGTACTCTGTTGATCTGCCCATGTGCTTATATTTTTTTTGATTAATAATAGCACAAAGATAGGCAATTCGCGCCCTATTTCAACCTGCCGTAGCTCATATCAGGATCACACCAGACATACCCGTTTTTCTCATCATGAAGATACTCAGGACATCCTCTGCATGCGCTACTTCCTGACACTATTTGATTGTTCTTATTAGGGCACTTATTTCCAGGCTTATGCCATTCTATTCTCGAACCTGATCGTTCTTTGTTTACATGACAGAACTGAAAGACTTTTCCCATCGTCTTCTCGCCAAACATACCTATATGTGTGTACTCTTCCGGTATAGATAGAAATTCAGATAAATCTTTATACATCCTTTCCCGTTCCTCCGGCGTAGACCATAATCTGTCAAGTTCGGCATGGACTCTTATCTTAAGAGACCTCAGTGATGGCCCCGCAAGCCGGCCTTTAGCTTTTCCCTTATTCGGCCCTGATTCATGAACACCGACATAAGCGTTGCATGGTTTGCACATCATAACCATCCCTAAGCCTTTTCTGCTATATATTTTATCGGCATTTACCAGCTCAGTTTCTCTTCCGCAATAAGGACAAATTTCGCCTCTTAAAACCCGTTGTTGGCGCTCATTAAGTTCCATACCCTATTCTTTTGTTTTTCTTTAAACTTTTCATACAAACTGCTTTCAGTTTCCATTTCTGAGATCTCTACCTCTACGTCCTCTCTTTTGAAAATTACTTTCTTGGCTGTCGGATACGCACATTTAGAGATACGAATAGCATTACGAATAGCGTAAACAAAATACGTTTCTGGTGACGATTCGATCACCACTACCTCATTTAAAGTATTTTTATAATTTTCCATGTTGTTATCTACTTGCTTCAATTATATAACCCGGATGATCTTCACACGCCTCTTTGTATTTGATAAGAAACTTAAGAAATGAATCATAAGACCCCCATCCGTTTTCCGGCTCGTATCTCAAAAGACTTTTTCTCTTAGAGATCATAACACATATACCTTTTGTAAGTACATTCTTCATCTCATCGGTATCTATTTCCCTACCCAATTCTTCTGGTCTCCAAACATAATCGTACAGCGTTTCTTTATTTTCCGATACGAATATTCTTTGTGCCATCTTGTTCATGTTGTGGGTGATGTTTGCAACCCATTCACGATCCTCTTCTTTCTTCTTACTTTTAATATAAACGTCCAGGCTCATACTGTTTTTCTTTTACCTTGTTATTGATTATCAAATCTGCCACATCATCTCCGTCCCCTACATTTTCAACATTTTGAAGATAGTCCGATACTTTTATCCTTGACTTCATCATCATCCCATCTATCTTTTTACTCCATATCTCAAATGCTTGTCCTTTGTCCGGAAAAGCTACAGTCTTTCTATCTTTTAAAACATCTATCACTTCCGGCCTTAGATTCTGCAACCCACCGGTAGCTACAAATAACTCATCTGGTTTATTCACAGCGCATATAATAGCCGTCTTTTCTGATTCCACCAGATTAACCACCTTATCCGGATACTGGCTTAGAAGATGCTCTCCGAACAGGCATTGTCTAAACAAGAAGTCTCTTGCATGCAACGAGTGATAAAACATAACATGAGGCCGCTCATTGTCACCGTCTTTTTCCTTCACTCTTTTTACATCAATCTCATTCCCCTGGCCGTCGGTTTTTATATAAAAGTCCATGATCTTGCCGGTTCTACATACAAAATCTTTGTCTATCTGCCAGAATATACAACATCCTTTCCATCCCCATAAGTCCATTGTTCCTACATGATACCTCCTGAATACATCAGACACCCTTTCTTTTCCCCATAGAGACGATAAAAATCTAAATACAGTGTTTCTATCGTCTGGAACCACAGTCCTCTCAAACTCGCTAAAAGGTATGTAATTTACAACGTCAGGATTTACAGGAGGACGATAAGCTCTTATACACTTGTTTCCCGAGATCCAAAGATCTTTGTCACCTACATCCTTACCAGTAGGTCGTTTATCGTAACCGCAAGTCCGTTCATGATCGCATCTTCCGAACTCGTTGCCAACAACCTGGCCTGTTGCCACATCAATATAAGGGGTGAGACACCGGCTTTTCCCGCAAGCTGGGCAGGTTAGCTTCAGTCGGCTCCTTCCGGGCCTGCGGTCAAGTTGAAACCGGGGTACGTTTTCGTATCTTCTGAAATCAAGCATTTTTAACTCCTCTCATTGCTTCTATGATTCTATCCGCTATAGTTATAGACCATGACACCACATCTGGTATATATACTCCGCAATCTATTTCTCCTTTTCTATCTTGCATTTTAATGAACTCAATAGAATAAGCCTTAACAAGATCGAATCTACGTTGTTCCCAGTCTACATCTTTGTTCTCATCATCCACAGGAAGGGTATCGAGATAATAATTTAAACTCTCATTTATCACACTTCCGTTGCTGTCATAGAATTGTATTTTGTCATAGTCTCTTCTTATAGTTGAACCATTGAAGGTGATTACGTCTATTATCTCCCCGGTTCTTCTAATTTTTCTTTTCATACTCTTCTTGTGTTTCTAACCAGTATAGGCATTGTCACATTAACAGTCTTGCCATATTTCTCGTAAGATGTGAGTATGCATATTGCATACTTATCCCCTATTTTCAAATCTTTCGATAATCTTAATCTTGAACCCCTTTTGATGTTAATAAAATAATCACCAAAAGGATTGATACATATCGGTTTTACGATTTCCACATAATCTCCTTTAGGAATAACAATATCACTCATATTACGAATCTTTTAGACATTTCCTCAGCAATATCATATACGACAATATGATCCTCTTCATTGTACGGCTTATTGATATTCAGCACTCCTTTTCTCACTTTAAACCTCTTATCTTTTCTGATATGATTCAACATCCCTTGTTGGAACACACAGTCCGCTTTCTCCATAGCAGCATTTTTATCAGACCATTCTTTTAGCGTATAACCTTTACTGTTCGTGCTTTTTGGAGAAAAATTCATAATACGTGCATCAATTCCGTACCAGTTTTTAACCATTCTCCTTTCAGCCTCCAATTGAAAAGCATGTTCATTTCGTATGTCACCTGATTTAAAATCTAAGATAACAATCTCTTCTTTCTCCACTTCTCTTACTTCCTTCTTCGGATCTCCTTTTTTGAACTGCCCCGTAGCCCTTTGATACACGGCTCCAAAATAACCTTCTTCTTTGTATTTGAATGTCATTTTAACCATCGCATCTATCGGCGTAGCTACCAAATAATCTTCTAATGACAATATTCTTTCAATCATCATCGGCTTAACCTTATACTCCGAACAAAACTTAGCAAACTTCATAACTCTGACAATCATATCGTCAAGATCATCTATGCTACCAAAGAATTTGTCAAGATTCTTTTTTGATATTTTAAGCTTGCCTTCTTGCACCGTCTTAACTATAAAACTTCGATTTAAGACCATATCTCTACCCGTCAAGTACAATCCGTATAGGTAGTGCATGATCGTTCCTTTATCTGCCTCATATTCTGATACTTCTTCCGGATTGCGACCAATCATCCTCATCTCCTGTCTCCATTCTTGAAGAGCCGTCTTGTCATCTACGAATCCGTCTCTGATCATGGTTGTTACCGAAGCATATATCTTGGCTGTCCCATCATCCATCTTTCTTACATAAAAACGATTACCGTCTAATGTCAATCTTACGAATTTGGGAGTCTCGATCTTCTTTAACTCATCACAGATATAAAACGGCTCTAACGTTTCCTGATTTTCTGTAAACGGATTCGAATCCTCTTCTCCAGGGTTAGAAGCGGCTCCCTCCTCCGGAGCTTCCGGTTCCTCCTTCTGGGCCTGCTCTGGCTCAGGCGCCGGCTCTTCAACTACTGGAACCTGTCCGCCTCTTTCTGCTATGTCTCTGTTCTTTATTAAAGACATAACCTCCTTCTTTAACTGCTCTGGTGTTTGGTTGGGATCTGACACCGATATCACAACATCGTTCATTCTAAACAACGTATTTCCTTCTCCTTCCACCATAGGTACAAATCCTAAATCTGTCAATATTTTTATTTTTTCTTTCATGATCTTCCTCTAATCAATTCTTCTTTAATACAATGTAACACTGTTTCCACTTCATCTTTATCTCTATCTTTCACTGCGATAGCTATATCCTTACCATAACTCTCTCTTCGTATGTGAGCATAAAAGATAGTTTCATCGTCAGCTTCTATTCTTATTTTATAAAGTTTTCTCATATCTGTCAATTATTTCAATAATTAATCTACCTCTTTCTTTAATCATTCCCCTGCTTTCCATATCCAGTACCTTCTTTACCGCATACTTCCACACAAAAGGAAATTCTGTTTCAAGTTTATCAAATTCCATCCGGTCAAGATACATGTCGAATACCGTATGCTCCGATTCATGAAGGAAAACTATATTATCTCTGCAAGTGGCAACCGACTTATATAACCTTTTCGGAAGTATGTGACAGACGTTACATACTGTAGGAAAATGAATAGCCTTACCAGTCATAGACATTCGAATAGTACTCAATTCCTCCAACATAAGACGAAAAAACCCGGATAAATCCGGGTTCTCTAACTTTTTCTTCTTGCTGCTGTTTTTAATGGATGTAATTCTGTCTTTTTTCTTCGGAGTCAACTCTTTGCTCCTGCAAGCCTGGCATAAGCCATGACTTCTTATCATCACTTTTCGTCCGCATTTTTCGCAGACGTATAGCTTCTTTTCCTTGCTTTCCATTCGAATAATAATGATATTATTGAAAAGAATAATCCCGCTGAAGCCAGTAGATAAGGTACGTTCATTAATAATTTAGATACCTCGTCTGTCTTAATCACTATCAGAAGGAAAGCGCCTGCTGAAAGCAATGATATTATCGCCACAACAAGCGCTATGTTGGAAACTACATCAGCCTTACTCTTCACTCTTCTTCTCGCCTAATTTTTCAGCTCCCTTCTGAAGATCGTATTTAAACACTTCAATGATTTTCGTTTCCACAATAGACTCGCAATTCCAGTCTCCTAACGTACCCTGCATACCTTTAGTCAACACAGCTTCGGCATCCTTAGGATTGCCGGCCTGGATATACATATAGCATGGAGTTTTCTTTTCTTTACCTTTCTTTTCATCCAGTGTAATGTAATTCACCTTACACTTATACCAGTACTCAGCTTCTCCGTTGAAGAAGATTTCCGACACTTTAATAGGATTAATTTTTACAACCTCGAAAGAATTGTACAAATCCTTGAAGATCTCCAACGATCTTGATTCTGCCTCTGTGTAAGACAAGGCATCCACTAAATACTTTTCAGTTACTTTCTTTTTTTTGCCGTTCTCGATATTATCAATCTCGGCTTTTACCGTAATTTCAAACCAGCGATTCATTGTATTAATATTTAATTAGTTGATTTCTTTCCTTTCTCTATACTATTTTTAAATCTTTCAGAACACCACTGCAAAACATCCATCATCATCATCTCATTATTAGATAAGATGCCTTTTATAATTAACGCCAATTGATGCTGTGACATTCTTAGGCTCATATCAAATCTTCTTTCCTCTTCATTTACTATCGTAGCCACGAAATACTTACACCCCTCTAAGTGCGTCAGGGCTTCAATCATAGCTTCTTTTATCTCTTTTTCTTCCATTCTGTTTGTTTTTTTTTGGACAAAGATATGTCTTTTGATAATAAAAAAGATTCAAAATGATTTAATTTAGCTTAATTACTGCTCTTTTGATTCGTCCGGTATAGGCATGTCAAACTTTTTTCTGATAAACGACTCTGTTTCTTCATTGAATGGATAGGCCTCCTTAATAAAATTCATAGCTACCTCCATATCACCATCTGCTATATCTTTATACCTTTCAAAGATGCCAACCAGGTCATTGTTAACTGTTTTCATTTCTTTTTATTTATTAAATTAAACAATCTACCTCTTTGTTCAGGCTCCGTATATTCTACCCATATATCGGCTGCCACATTTCTAAGAAATTCCATAAAGTCATGATGATCCCTATATTCAACAGAATCGACTTTTCTCACAAAACTTAGGATTTCCTTTAACATCTTATTGTTTTCTTCAAGAAGTTCTCTGTCGGTCATAACCTTTCAAATTTTCTTCTTATGGTGTTGATTCTTTACCGCTCTGGCTACCTCCGACAACTCCACGTCCCTTTCCATTGTTACCCGAAAATCTTCTTCTGTTAAAGAAAAAGACATAGTTAATGTAGGAGTATCCTTAAAATACCAATCACATAATTCTTTTAACTCTTTACGTTCATCCTCGTTTTTACATTTATGAATGGTAAGGTAACTCATTCTTTCCTCTTTTTCTTTGTCTGTTAAATCTTTTTTCATAATTCTAACTTTTAAAATTGAGTATATAATTACCTAAGGTAATAGATCATCCAAATAAGCCCATGATTCCATTTCATCTAATCTGCATAAAATACATCCTGGACGGCTGGATATAAAAGTTCTGTTCTCTTCCAATATACCCATAATTGGATTCTTTGATCCTATTGTTGATTTCTTAGGGAGAAACACAATAAAACGGTGGCAATCTGGAATTACTGTTATAGAATGCCACACGCTGTTAATGCGCTATTCTGCACCAGCTTTAAAAAGAGGAACAGCAAATTCTATATCTTGTTTCATGTCTTATTGTTGTTTAATTAATTTAAATATTTTTAGTTTTGAAATTATTTAATATGCTTATCGGCTGGATTGATTATCAATCCATCGTCACATGAAGGGAATGATATATATCTCTGATTTTTTCATCATCATAGAATGGTATTTCAACATCAACACAAGTATTTGGCCTGTATAATAATCCGTATGTATCAAAGCACACTTTCAATGTGACAACTTCAGGCTTAGCCATTTCTTCGGCTTGTTTCTTTATCTGCTCATCTGTTGCTTCGGCTTTAGCTTTAAGCTCATTGTAGTCTTCTATATTCAGCAAAGCCATGTTTTCAAATTTTGTATTCATATCTACTATTTCTTATTTAGAGTGAATGTTTGCCAAATGCTTTATCCCAACGCCTGTTTGAACACATACATACCTCATGATTTTTTAGTTGTTAGATAAAAGCAAAATCGGTTCATTTGACTCCGCAATTGCTTTTATTTGTTCTGGATTGATAAAACTCTTAACTTGTTCGCTTATATTACAAATGGACTTGATCATATCAACGAATAATTTCGAGGTACATTCGTTACACTCCACTTCCATTACCTGTTTATGTCTATTGTATGATATGCTCGTTACACAATTCAGCCAGTGCGCATAGGTTCCTTTTTCTGTATTTAACCTGCTGTATTCTACTTTTGTCTCTCCATTTCCATATTCAATTACTCTTTTTAGAAATGGTTTTGCATAAACACTAAAACCGAAAGGTTGGGCGTTTAAGGCATCTAAACGGGAAGTTCCATCCCTCCATTCTCCATTTTCATCGCCTCCTGTCCATTCCTTAGAGGGGTTAGGGACAATATTTCCGTTTTTGTCATATGAAAACAGGCAATTCGTTTCCAGTTGATACTTAATAACAGGCACTTCTTCTACTATTTTATAACTCAAACATCTCTTCAGAACTTCCCTGATTTGACTTTTCAAATCAGAAAGTGCTATACTATTGAAATATCCTTCGTTGCCTAATCTGTTTGTAGGTAATTTGATCCCATAAGAATGAATCTTATCCACATCTTCTTTTGACAAGGTAGTGGTAAACACTCCTTCTTTGGTGACATTCACTTTAACAGTTACAGACAAACTGTTATTAGCGTTCTTTTCCGTTATATTTAGTGTTGTTAATGCTGCCATAATCAGATCTTTTTTAAATCAATTTGAATAAATATAATGCATTCCTGCTTCATATACCTTATGTACATCAGGGTCATTCTTGTCTTCCGGTTCCAATTCACTCTCTTCACAAGTATAATCCCATTCAGTATTATAGTACAAATCCTCGTCTGTTTTCTCCAAGGAACAATCTTTCATTAGATTCATATTTTCTCCCCAGACTGCAACTTCTTTCTGTTGCTCTTCTTCTGTCATAAGGGATATTTTGTCTTTCAATTCTTTCCAGGTCATGATTTCTAAAATATGATCAATAATTCATTCTACATCAAAAAGTTGATCTAACACCAATAATTCGGCATCCATATCTTCATCTTTCGGGAAACGAACTTTTATGTTTCCGAACTTAGATGTCTTAAACAAGATGTAGGGGTTCATGTCTTCGGCAGTCACCGGCTTATATTTCTTAACTTCCGACATCTTGAGATACCAGTCGCCTATTTTTACAAATCCGGAGAAGACAGAACACAGATGCGCTTTTACAGACTGTATCTCCTTTTTATCTTTGAAAGGTATAATTTCGTCCTTTCCCCTTATCCTGATTGACAGAAAAGGGCGAATGTTATCTGTTTCATTTTGAAATTTGAAGCCTGTTATGGCCTGCTTTGGGATTCTTCTCCCCATTAATACAAAATAGCTCATTGTTGAAAATATTTAATTGGACATAAATATACAAGTTTTACTAAGATATCCTTCTGTCATCTCTATGAAATTCACACAATCTAATTTGCTTAATTTGTAAATCAATGCCGGATTGTGTATTATGGCTATAATTTGTGTTTGTGGTTTATGGAATGATAATACATTATAAATTTGCATTATGTTGTCAATGTCAAGATTCCTGTCTGGCTCATCCATGAGAACCGTGTATTCAAAACTGCTTTTTGTTAATGTTATGCGGTTTCTTTCATAATACTTCAACAGGTTATCAATTCTTTTAATCCAAAACGCATTTGATTTTTTCTTGTATTCTACAAGATCTTGTATTGGAAACGTATAATCCTTTTGACCGAACATTAAATTGAAAAGTGATTCCAATGATAACACCACTTTCTCTCCATAAGATCTTCTAATATTATTCACATACAAATCTAAGTTGCTGATGTTTTTCAATACGCTATCTTGATTCATCTCCGCCGATGGCAATAAACGGAATACTTTCCCTGCATAATCGGATGATATGTCAATCCCATCAAGAACCTTGTCATCATCAAATATAGGTGGAAAATCCAGTGCCTCGATCGGTATTTCAGAGCACATGGATTTCTCACATAACGCATACATTGATATGATGTTAAGCAAGGTTGATTTTCCACTACCGTTTTTACCTATAATTACGTTCACTCCTGGCTTGAAAATAAATTCTCTGCCATTTTCAAATGCTTCTATGTCAGAAGCATATTCAAAAGGAGTTTTTGTGTTGTCTTTTATTTTTACCGATGTTATCATTGTAATCCTTTTTAAAAATCAATTACCGCCCGAACCCTGCTACTGTTGTACTTGTCACTGTAGTACGCGCTACCAATGGAGAAGTCCACGTACCACGCGACGCTCGGGCTGCTCTCGGTACTGGACCTATACCACGTCGAGGAGAGGGGAGATGCCGAAACATAAGCGAATGCTTTGTTTAGTTCGTCCATATAATGGGCCATTAAATTTAATTGACCAAGAGATGGTATATACTCGCCATCTTTCAGCAAATTTTTCAACTTTGGATTTCTGGCCACAAGGCGTTCCGTATTGCCGCGTCCGTCAATGTCAAACAGCGCATCACATTTACGTTCGTAATATGTCTCACTTCCGGATTTTTCACGGCTATCATCGTCAAGCAATTGTACGCTATCATGCTCCGTCAGTGAGATAGCAAACGATACGTCTTTGTGCTTTAATCCGATATAACGCACATTCTTTTTGAAATTCTCTCCAGTAAACGGCTCAACGTGTCCGTTTCCGTAGATTAGATACAAACCATCTTTTCTTGATGGTACTCTATTTTCACATACGCATCTTTCATTTTTGGGACTTACAATTATATTTAACTCATTCAACACATGATCTTTTATAACCTCCCCACATATTTTCCTTACAAAACCATAGCCTTCTTTTTGTTTAAGTTCATCGTTTACCATACATCTGATCCAATTTTCTATCTGATTGTTTCCTCCGTATGTATTATGCATGCACTTTTTTACAAGCTTTTCCAATAATGGTTCTATGTTTTTGATTATATCTTCTTTGGTAAGGTGAAGTTCATTTAGTATGCAGTTTCTTACCGCCTTGTATTCTTTACTTGTGCTCATAATATATCTACTTAATACTGTGAATTATATTTTTTCTCTCTCCCACTGTCTTCCCCTATAGGATTATTCCATCCGTATTTTACAGCCATAGCTTTAAATAGAGGAAGTCCATAAAATCTATAATCATTCTCAGGATGAGCATATACTGTTGATTTCATTTCAGTTCTTTAATTAAAGCATCCGCATATATTACAGCTAATTCAGCCGCCTTATCACACGCTTCCAATATTAATTCACCGTGAGGTCCACGTCCTGATACGGATGTGATCGGAAGCATGGTTTTTGCCATCTCGTATCTACGTTGTTCCCAATCTACATGGGTGTTACACGGTTCTTGATTGACCTGTATATATCTTCCTTCAATATTAGAAGATCTTAATGTTTCCGCATTCTCTTCGCCGAATGCAACCAGAATAGACCCACATCCTGGACTTTCACCTATTGTTCCATCTTCTCTGTGGAATTTTATCCTTCCTTTCATGAACAATATACCTTTTGCTTTCGGGAATACAACATCCTGAATCGTCTTATTGTCAAGACGATTAAAAAGAAGAGCTATTCCGTTATTGTGCTCTACCATACGAGTAATAAAATGCTCTATAGTCGGTCTTGAATAAGGTGGGTTTAACCATACCCTTCCTTCCCATTTTTGTTTTAATCCATCTTGCTCTTTGTTATACATAACCCTGGCTGTCCTCCATAACGGACGCATAGGCGCACATGGATCTAAATCAAATTCCCCTAAAGCGTCTATAATTTCTTTAGGTGTGTACCATTCATCTGTACTGTTTTTAGATTTCTCAAATGATGTATTCATATATCTATGTTTTATAAGTTAATCCCATCCTCCAGTAGTGTACAAAGATACATCTTTCTCCTCTACATTTACACCTTTAAGAGCCTGTAGAAGTTTTTTTTTGTCTCCCGGCACATATTGTAACCATATCCTTTATACCGATATGAGCGCTCCCATGTGCTTACCGGGAAAGGAATATTTTCGTCAATTACCAGCCTCTTCATGTGAAGATGTTCGAAGAATTTCTCATGATAGAGTAGTTTGTACTCGTATGCTACTATACTTGCAGATGAGAATGGGAAATAATCATCTTCCTTTTCTTCGTATTTAGGCTCCTTATAGTAAGCCATTTTTGTTACGGTAAAATCGAAGCTCCTAAGAATCTCTTCTGGCTTTCCGAACTCTGATTCTATGAACTCTACCCATACCTTTTCTCCCTCTTTCTGGAATGCACATGCCTTCTCATTCCTATACTTAAATTTCCATCCTTCTTTCTGATGTTTTTCATCATTGAACAAATCAACAGCTTCCTGAAAATCGCTTTCGCTTTCAAAGAAAATATCAATGTCTTTTACTTTTTCTCCGGAAAGAATATTCTTAAAACATCCACCAGCTATAAACCCTTTATGACCTTCCATGTATTTGTCAAGCCATCTTATTTGCCAAAAATTATCTGGAGTATCTATCATAAAATTGTTCATATCATTCATATTTTACTTTTACCATGCGAGATAAAAATTCCGCTTCACAATAATACAGTGAGTGTAATTGCTCAGGTCGACTCCGTTGTCCGTAAATGTATCCAGGACTCGTTTTTCCACGTATTTGAGTTTTACCATTATCCCCTTCTTAAACACTTCTATTAACTTCTCATTGCACTCAATAGGTCCAATAAGACAGTATCTATTCGAAGGACTGTCTGATATACAATATGTCTGACATCCTAACATGTTGCTTAAAATTACTTCGTTCATAATTTCTCTATGATTCTAATATGGTGTCTACAAACTCCGTTATTTTATCAACGGATTCTTTTGATAAGGTATATCTTCTCCAATCCCATCTAAAATGCGCTTTTGGGAGATTTTTAGTAGAATATTTTTCATTTCCGTCCTTGTTAGTCCATTCGTAATTATCCTTATCCCCGATTTAGGTCCGTTACGAAAGCTATATAGCATTCTTATAACCGATTCAAAATCCGAACCTATATCAAATAGCATATGATACACCTTGTTTATTAAAGCCCTATCAGCTTGTTCCAAGTCTTCACCAAACAACTCTCTTACACTCCAATTTTTCATTTCTGAATAACGAATGAAATTAAGTTTCCCTTTTTCTATATTAGGATATTTTCTTGATAATACAAGCTCCAAATCTCTTACAAATGACTCTTTTAGCTTCTGTTGTCCTAACAAGGCGGTGTATTTGCTTACTATATCCATTATCCAAATTTTTTTAATATTGCTCCAAACGAATCATATTTAACCCCTAATGTATCATGTGCCTTTTGGGATCCACATTCACATTCACCAACTCTTGCGCCGGACCCACACTCGCATAAGTCTATTCCCCAATGGTTGACGCAGTGGTCGCAGCAGCAGGACTGGTGAAGCCATGTGGCATCACCAGTATCCAAATCCAATTTTTCAAATGTTGCCATTCCGCATATACATCCCATTATCCCTTTGGTAATAATTCCATCATATATGAATTGATATCCATTAGTGCTTGTTAATACATCTCCTTTCTTGAAATACGCCCCAGCCTCTACTTTCAATTCCAGAGTGGTGCCGCCAATAGTACAACCTTCCGTGTTGGCATATATAGAACTTATTCCATATCCATCTTTTCTTACAAAAAGTGAATTATAAGGACCGGCGCAGTCTTTCGACTCATATACAAATTCTATCTCAATATTATCAATTAATACCGAACCTTCTATTTCTCCGCTTTTAATTTTTCTCGCCGTATTTAAATCAAACGGAACAATAATTGGATTTTCCATATTTTTCTTGTTTTTAGTTGTTATAAAATAAGATGGGTTACTTAAACCCATCCCAGTTGTTTTGCTATTCTCTCCATTTCGTTATATGCTATCCGATGACATCCAGCGGTTAACAAATCGTTTTCGTACCGATTTAGACTCCACTGGTGACCGGTGACGTCCTCCACCAGACCGTGCCGAAACTCGGCTCCCCGGTGCATTGCCGACACAGCCAGCCACAGTTTTCTGGCTTCTGCTATTCCAATCTTTATCTGTTTACTTGTCTCAATAATATTTCCTTTTATACGAATCCAGGCGTTAGGTTTTTCACCAGGAATATAGAAAGGTGTATTCAAGAAATTGATTTCTCCTGACTTCCACTCTTCCAGTTTTTCATCAAAATCCTTGTAACGGGCTTCTTCTTCCTTTCTTAATCTCTCTAATTTTATTCTTTCTCTTTCTTCCTCACCCTTTCTCCATCTTTCAGATCTTTCTGAATACTTAATCCATGTACCTTCCCCGCAAACTTCATCAACAATCACATTTACGGTCCCTAACACTTTTAATCCTTGATGATCCAATAAAATTTGAAAGATGCGTTTTAATTCATGTACGTGCTTACGCTTGATACTATCTCCGCTCTTGGATAATTCATGATTGGTTCCAAGCCAATCATTAGCACTCTTTTTAAGGATACTCTTAGCAGTCCCCATGTTAAAGAACTGAATGTAATCCATCATATTCCCAAAAGCGCCCCAAATATCTGTATAAGATAATTCTGTTTTAGCTCTTTTGTATTTTTCAATAGACTTCTTAATTGATTCCAGTTTGCTGGCAACAAACCTCATATTACCAGTATCCGATATATTATCCCCTACACTGAAAACCATTGCCCAAGTTGGTATCGCATTACGAACATAGCATTGATGTTTGCTCGTGGTAGCAGAATAATAATCTTCATTTATCAGGTATGCTTTCTTCCCTTGTTTGTTTTTTACTATTCTCCCGACTTCAAAGTGATGCCCATAAGAATAAATACTTGTACCTTCAAAGAAGAAATTGCTCCCTGATGCTGATTCTTTTTGTTCATGAGCCCACAAGTGAGCGACCATTGAATTGTTCATATAAATATCTTTTTAATTGTTTAACTTACCTTTATCATATGGCATTCTCTTTTCGTATTTTTCAATACGTTCGGTTATCATATCGCACCCGGTCTTTCTTGTTCCCAAAATAAATGCCTTGTTCTTATTCTCTGGCTGCATAAATATCTCCTTGTCGATTATAAACCAGTCACTCTGGCAGCTCTCTACATCCCGGCGAACGATTTCGTCAATTTCATGGGCATATTCTTCTTGTGTTTTCATAAGATATGTTATTAAAAAATGATAACTACATATGTTTCTTAAAAGAAACTTCAACAAAATGTTACGATAAATTCTCCCATTCCGTATTCAGCAAGTTGCTTAAATGATTCTATCCCATTACAATAATAAAAAACATCATCATTATCATCATCGTTGATACTCAGCGATAGTTTGATTGTCGCTCTTTTATCGTCTCCTGTCTCCTTCCATACAATCTGACATTCTACGTATTCAGGCTCCTTACCTGTTCTTTCTACAAATTCATGAAATCTTAAATCAATTTCATGTTTGACTTCTTCAACGTTAGATATTATTACCTCATTTCACAATCCCCGCAAATAGCATGCGCGAAAGATCCATCAAAATAATCTATTATTTCTCTGGTATTCGGATTTACTATGGCTTCACAAGCAACCTTTGTTCCACCACATCTTGTACATATATATCCCATAATTATCTTCTTTTAAAATGTTCAATAATTTCATCTACTGTAACCTCGCGCCATGTGATGCAGCCCGCGTCTCCCCTGAACCGGAGCTCTTCGCACTTTACCCACCTGTCTCCTGTGGCGTCCGTCACTATCAGCCATTGACCTAAGTCAGTATTATTTGTAATTCTTTGGTGTTCTTTCTGATAATACACCCCCGTGATCTCTCCATCTCCTTATTCTTTCAGATTATGTTCTTTCATTATTTCTTCTATCAATTCGTCTGTTTCCATATAATAACCCCAACAGGAATTAACCTCTTCCCATTCTTCTCCCTCTTCATCCTCCCTGGATTCATCTTTGTATTTCTTGACAAATTTCACTTTCTTTTCAAGCACATACCCCTTTACATCTCCCCACATCCACATACCTATGTATTTCACTTCATCATCAATCAATTTGTCAATTTGGGTTTTCCAATCGGAAGTATTATTACTAACCATTTTTGTGTACCTCTCCTTTGTACATAAAGCTATACCTTTAACATAATCCCCTTGACTGTATCCTATTGTGGACCATTCTTTGACAAATATATCCTTGCCTAAGTCTGAAAGAATCTGAATCAATTCTTCACATCCTAAGTCTTCTATAAATTCATACGTATAATCATACGTGTAAAGATCTGATGGAGAAATGCTAAAAATTTCTTTATAATACCACATTTTATCATGGTTATCATATCTCAGTTGATAACCGTCAATCTTGCCTTTCTTAAAATAATTCAGCAAGTCTTTCCATTCAACATATTTACTAATAAGTTTATGTAGTGCATCTATAAGCGAGTGTCGACTATCTCCGTATTTACCAAATACTTCTCTCCAATCGCACACATCTTGCAGTTGGTATGAATCGCTATATTCCCATAAGAAACATGCTGCCATATCCCAACTTTTACAAGGACATTCCATCAATTTCTATTACCACTGGAAACTGATCATCAAAGTCAAACGCATCATTAGTTTCTTTAAACTCTTTAAATTTTAGCTTTATATTTCCATTGTTTTCTGCTAATGCTTCTCTGATGTACTCTAATCTCTATCTTTATATACATAGAACCGGTATAGGTTCCCGTCAGGGTCTACCCGATCCATATAGTATAATATCACTTTGTCTACTTCTATTCTTATTTTCTCCATCTTTGTCCTCCTTCCTTGAATAAAAAAAACGACACCTATCTTCACAGACCAGTGCCGGCAACTAACTTACATGGAAAACTACTTAACCTCAACTAATTCTACAGAGTTGTAGAATTTAGTGAAGCTACCAACAAATTCTCTTATATTTTTATATTCTTCTGGTCGTTTTCTGTTACCATCTTTTATATAATTTACCCACAGTCTATCCTCTATGTTCTTAATCGCATTCTCTATAGTAAATTCGTCGCTGACACACATTAAGCACGAAGACCCTGTTTTCTTATGCGGTTTATACACCCTTGAAAAAGACCACATTTTTATCCTGTCGTATATATATCCGTTGTTGGGATAAACGAATCCTATCCGGCTGTCACCTTCTTTAGCGTAAAACACACCTGGCTCCTTCCCGCCCTTTCTATATACTACAAATCCTTTTTCTTTTAGGATATTAACCACTTTATCTAATTTATTTTCTACGTTCATTTTCATGCAAAAATTTAAAAACGACCCTCATTATAGTTGCGAAGTTCTCCACCTTAACCCACTCATGAGCTACTGCTCTAAGTACGGATGTTTCGTATGTTGGGACATTGTCTTCTTCAACCACCTTACAAGAAGCCAGAACTCCTTCAGTCGGCTTTAGTCCACGGTCATGCAGCTCGCAGAGACCGTCCGGCTGGCGGAATGCGCACCACCCGTCTTTCTCTGTTGGCTGGATCATCGCTATTGGTTTTTCTTTCACTGCAAGATACCCTACCATCCACATTGTTTCTTTTAATCTGTCAGCGTATCCGGCATCTATGATAGCTTCTATGTCTTTTGGCGTACCAATACAAGGAACCTCACACATGTTCTTGCATTTATCACATGTACAAGGCTGCTCCCATCTATTATGATCTATGCCAACCAACTTCTTTATCCGTTCTACTTCCTCTTTCATATTATACTGTCTCTGTTAGTTTTTCGTAATACAACTTCATTTCCGGTGAAGCGTATTCCATGAATGCTTCGAATAAGTGTGGTACCTCTATTATCATATTCACATTACAACCTTCTGTCTGTGAAAGCGATTCAAGATCATTACCGTACAGGCACGTAACATAGGCACCTATATTAAATACATGCAAATCTATCCTTACGTATTCTATACATAAAGACAATGCATTAAACAAATTCTTTACTTCATTCTTGTCAAAAAGTTCCACAAATTCTCTCAACCCCATCATTTCACTACCCTTTCCACGTGTTTAATTAATACTACCGCCATTCCATTGCCGGTTTTTATCGCACATTCCGATCCTTTTATCCATTCTACACATCCTACATACGTTTCCGTAGTATGAAATCCGGGATTATATTTTCCGGATGTAGTGAACTCTACTGTATCCCCTACCTTCAGATCATCAAAAGCAATAGACCATGTGGTCCAAATTCTGTCATGTCTCCCAGGTTGAATGGCTCCGATTACGCCCTTCTTACGACCGTTTTTTATTGCCTTTAGTATTATCTTTCTATCACCTTCGATAAGGCTGCAAAAGCGCCCGTAAAAGGTTAAATCAACCTGTTTTCCTCCTATTTCTTCTCTTATTTTTGTTATTCTGTTCATTTTCTGATTTCGTTTTATTTTTTTCTTTGTTTTTAATTGTTTTATCAAAATTTATTTCTGTTCCATATATTTTTTATATACAAGGAATATTAGAGTTTTCTTATCCATTAACATATTTATTTAATAATTACAGCATCTTAAATCAAATAGTAAGCACATTTATTTTTTCATTTTCTTCTATTTCATTACTTATGCAAATACATTTGCTAGTTAATATAGACATTATTAGAATAATAAAAAAGCGGCTACTACTAGCCGTAATA